TTTTTTTTTTTTTTTTGTGACTGAAAAAAAATATTAATTATCATATAATTTATTTAGGAACTTTTTCTCACTACCATTTAATGGTAGTAAATGATAGTAAAAAAGTTCCAAAAAGTTCCAAAATATTCTTTTGTGAACTATGTGACTATTCATCATGTCGCAAAAGCCAATACACTAGGCATATATCTACACCTAAACACCAAAATAAGGCAAATGGTAGTAAAATGGTAGTAAAAAAGTTCCAAAAAAGTTCCACTCCATTTTTATGCGAATGTGGAAAAACATATAAATATGATTCTGGTTATTTCCGTCATAAAAAGGATTGTAAAATAGAAACGAATAATGATAGCAATTTGATGGAGTATTTGTTGAAGGAAAACCAAGAAATGAAAAATATGGTAACTGAAATATGTAATAAACTTCCGAATCATCAAACAAATAATAATTCTACTACTAATATTTTTAACATAAATATGTTTTTAAATGAACAATGTAAAGACGCCATGAATATGACAGAATTTATTGAGTCTATTCAATTGACTTTGGAAGATATAGCAACTATTGGTGAACAAGGACAAACCAAAGGAATATCTAATATTCTTATTAGTAAATTAAATGATTTAGATGTTTTTAAACGTCCCATGCATTGCAGTGATGTAAAGAAAGAAATAATATATGTTAAAGATGAAGATATATGGCAGGAAGAGAAAACGTGTAAACCTAGAATTAAAAATGCGTTGGATACCATAACAAAAAAAAGTATTCAAAATCTCCCAGACGTACAACAATCGCCTGATGATTATTTAAAAACAGTGAGTGAAGTTTTAAAAGATCCACGCGAAGATAAAAAAATAATTTCGAAGCTAGTAAAAGAAATCTATTTGAACAATTTGTAATACTTTTTTAAAAAATTGAAAATAGAATAATATTATGCTTTATAATATGAATAACATATTATGAAACCTAGATACTTAAATAATTTCTTTAAGCGTATACTGAAAAGCTCAGGTGGGTCAAAAGTAAACAAATCTAAGATAGCTTATAGTATGTCAATATCTTATGTAAATAAACCTAAGATTCCAGTAAAAACTAATTAGAGTTATTATATTTAAACGTACATTTGTATCCATTTATTTCCATCCTGCCATTTTATCGTTCTTTTTCCCATATAGGCGTAATAAATATTTTTATGTGTCTTTATTTGTTTCTTTCCAAAATCCACGATGAGATTATAATCTTCACCTTTATATTTGAATTTTTTTGTTTTCGTCATTTCTGCGACCCATTGTCCTTTCCCTCCTTCATCCGAACCATACGCTCCTTCTATAAGATATTTGTCTTTCTCTAACTTTGTTATAATTCTCAAACATCCTCCATGATTAGGATCAAAATAAAACGCACTATTTTCCATTATACTATATACTATATACGGTATACTATAATTTCTACACTTATTTTCTACACCTACTTTCCCGATTTTAAAAATAGAATTCGTGAAAACAAATTTATTATATCGAGGAAAAAGTTAACACTGGTTTTTGGATAATTAGGATAGTCTATACAAATATTAGATAAATGTATTATTTTTTTAGTATCATATGAAATGTATACCGAAAATAGTATGATAACTATATAAGAAAGTATACGTCGGTTTCCAATAAAATGCTTTACATTGTCCGATACAAATGCATTTATAATCTCTAATAATATGATAACTATTAATGATATCAAAAGTGCGGATTGCATGTAATTGTATGTATCTGTAAAAAACTTTGGAAACATGTATACGATGGACGACATTACAATAAAAATAGACGAAACTATGTATATCGTCTCATTGATATGTTTTTCCATAGCCAAAGACACACGTGGAGTAATTATTGCGGCCATCATTGAAATAAACATTATCCACAATAAATGATTCTTAATTACATGTGTTCCATCTTTTTCAAATGTAGGTTGTGTTGCGATGAAATATATCAATACAAGTGACGAAATAAATAAAAGGATGAAATATGGCATAAATTTCGCCATTAATTTGTCACGGTCATTTTCACGATTAAATATATATGTATGAATAAAATGAATTAGTAGTCCTAAATAGCATATGCTAAATGCTAAATATAGATATGTGTTAATAAGAAAATTGTTACATGTTGGTAATCCATCTTTAAAGGAGAAGGATGATATCAAATATAATATTACTATAGAGAGAATTATTATTGAATACACATATGTGGTTCCCATTTATATTATATATATACTTTATTTGAAAATATCATCATATATAAATTTACCAGACGGTTTGTATGTAGAAATATCTTTATAGTCCTTCTTATCGCCATAAGTGTGTTTTTTATTTGCTAAATTATTAATATCGGATTCTTTCTTTTTTTTCTCTACCACGTTTCCATATCCATCAACTTCAACACCTGTTTTTTTCTTAATTTCTGTTCTTACATAGCTTGGTATCCAATGACCCCATGATATGAATAATACATTAGGATGATTGTATCTTAATTTAAACCCATTTTCTTCAAGTTGTGAAATAACGTATTGTATACATGATGGTTGATCATAATGCGGAACGCCTAAAATAAATTCTGGTACTACAAACCAGCATAATTGGTCTTTAGACGTTCTACATGTGGTTTTAATTTTAATATGAATTCTTTGTAGCATTTTTTTATATATTGTTAATTTTGAAATATCCTTTTTTTGTTTGCTTTCATACAAATCATCCATATTTAATTTGGTATTCATATAATCATCATCATCATCATCGTTATTGTTTATATTGAATACGTTCGCCATTTAGTATGTGTTTGGAAAAAAAAAAAGTTATAATAATTCATTATAATGAGTATAATAAATTATTTGGTTTTATCGGGAGGAGGACAAACATTGTTTAATTATATAGGCATATTTCAAACATTATTTAAATCAGAATATATAGATATCAATAGTATTAAATCTATATATGGTACATCGTCAGGTGCCATAATTGGCGCTTTTTTGTGCCTAAAATATGAATGGGATGACATTGTTGATTACATAATAAGATGTCCGTGGGAAAATAAACTGAAGGTAGGTATCAATAAGGCACTAAAGATATTCGAATATAACGGCTTATATGATGATGACTTATTTATATGTATATTTAAATCCCTTTTGTGTGGAAAAAATCTAACCATTGATGTTACAATGAAAGAATTTTATGAATACTCAAATATAAACCTTCATGTATTTACATTTGAAATAAATGATTTTATAAAAGTAGATATCTCTCACAAGACTCATCCAGATTTAAAACTATTAGATGCTTTACGAATGTCATGTTCAATACCTCTATTAATTAAACCAATATGCTGTGACGGTAAGTGCTATATTGATGGCGGTATTCAGGTCAATTATCCATTGAGTGAATGTTTAGAAAATGAAGGATGTAATGAAGTGAATGTATTGGGTGTTAAAAATTTCAATAATAATATATTAAAACAAATAAATAGTGACAGTAATATAACAGACTATTTCCATGTAATATTGAAGCGAACATTAAAAGTGTTGTCGCAAATGAAAAATGAACATGTTAATGATCTTACAAATGATCTTACAAATGAAATTCAATTGTATACGGAAGGAATATCTTTTGAAATTATTATGGATGCTCTATTTGACAAAGATAAAAGAAAGCAAATGGTAAATACTGGCACGAGTACAGCGGATTTATTTTTGCAGTATAATAAAAAAATTAGGAGAGATGATCGTTAATAAAATCTTCCACATTTTTGTATGTTGTGGCTTTGTTAAATTCGCCAATAATAGCGTTACTTTTATTAGCCATAACAATTGTAGGATATCCTTCAACCGCAAAGGGTTTACCATTTAGTGTAAATCTACTCAATATTTCTTCTACTGTATTGTTATTGAAGTCACTAGATGTGCTATTTTCATCTGTACAATCGAGGGAAATAACCTGTAATTTGGTATTGTTTACAGTAACATTATTGTAATTTTGCGTAATTTTATCCCATACAGGTTTTGCTGTTTTACAATGAGGGCACCAATTTACGTGAAACATTATTAATTTTAATTCACTATCATCGTTAGAATATCCTTCCATGTTTCTTGTTCTAGGATATATATATTTTTTAATAACGAAAATTCCCAAACAAAATACCAGCAATGCAATTAGCGTAAGTAAAATTGTAAACTTATATTTAGTCGTAAAATTTACGAGATTCATATATTATTAGCAAATATATTAAATTACGATAAATAATTCATAAACTTCATATATTTAAAGATATGTCAACAATATATAGTATAGAATGTTGATATATAATAAATATGGAAAGTTGGTAAAGGTAAATAGATTGGATTTCATAGATGATAAAAAATATTATACACACATTATGAAATGTAAAATATTCAACGATAGAAAACCATCTAATTCTAATACTTACGCTGCCGAAGAAAAACTAATGAAGTTAATTTAAATATATTGACTCAGTAAATGTCTAAATATAATATTTGAAAAATGTTTTTTCTCATGTTATATATAACAATGAAAACCAAAAAAATGAAATATGTATTTAATAATTTTAAAAGTAACGAAGGAATGTTAACCAGTGTGTGGGGACCTAGTTTATGGCATTCTTTACATACTATAAGTTTTAACTATCCAATTAAGCCAACAGTTACTCAAAAAAAATATCATAAACGCTTTATCGAATCATTAAAGTATACCCTTCCATGTAAATATTGTAGGGATAATCTAAAAACGAATCTGCGTAAATTTCCATTGAATGCTAATGTAATGAAAAGTAGGGAAAATTTCTCTATGTATATATACAATTTACATGAGACGATAAATAAACTATTGAATAAAAAATCCGGATTAAGTTATGAAGATGTTCGCGAGAGGTATGAACATTTTAGAGCAAGATGTATAAAAACCCCACAATCGGTACAAAAAACGAGAAAGCATAAAGGGTGTACAATTCCTTTACATAAATTTAAAAGTAAAGGTATTATCAAAATAGTACCACATGATACAAAATGTTTGTCATTAGAGATTGATAAGAATTGTAATATATTAAATTAAAAATTGATTGTAAAATTAATATAAACATATTTCATTATACAAATATACGATGTCATCAACGACTAATTGCGAATATGCGATGTTAAATAAACTCGTTTCTGAGAATGGATGGGATATCATAGATGATAGAAGGTGTGTCGCTATTGGTAATAAGAGGAATTGTAATGACGAAATTCTATCTAATCCTATTATTGAAACTGAAATGAAATCATTCGCTATTGAATATAATATTACTGATTATAAAATTATTCCTATTGTGAATGAGGTCGGTAAATTTTGGTTGTTCTCTGTATCATTGAGCAGTTATAGTAAGTTGGAAAACCATATCACAAAATCAAAATGTACAAAGGTTGAATCTAATGAGCAATCCATTGAAATTTAAATTATATAATAAACTATTATTTAGTATATAATTTTTAGATTTTTTAGATTTTTAAATATCTAAGCTAATCGTATTTTTATTTGATCTAACTTTTCTTTTTGTTTTTGTTGGAACCGTGCCTTCACTTTGAAGTTCCTTCAATTCACTTATGCTTATTGTACTACCACTATCTTCGGCAATTTCTTGTACAATTGGTATACTAGGAATCTGTGTATCATTTACTGATTTAGGTTTTAGTCCAGCTAGCAGGTCAGAAACATCGCTAGGTCCCTTCATTTCTCTACGAACATTGACTGATTTTGTTCTATTAGTAATATCAGCACTGTCTGAATTATTATTTAAATCTATACCGGCGCGACTAGCACTTAGATCAGGTCGTCTGTTAATGAATTCAGTTTCTTCGGTTCTTCTGCGTGATTGTAATTTTCGTTCCTGCGTTTCAATAGGTGCTGGAGGAATTCCAACATTAGGAATTTCAGGTTCAGGATTCATAACATTATTCATAAATCCCGAAAAGCCAGGATTCGTATTTCCCATGCTACTGACCGCGGCTTTATTGAATTGTTGCATCAAATCAGGATTTTGGCGCATTATATCATCCATTCCAGGGACAGCGCTCTTAAACATGGTATTGCTCATATGTACCATCATTCCTGACGCAGCTAGTTGAAACACTAATTTAATTTCAGGTGCCATTTTAGCAGAGGATTTATATTTGTCGTGAAGTTCCGCAAATATTTCATCATAATCAGTAATATTTTCGCTGAACTGTTCGCCCCATCCGTCTAACTTAAAATCGAAAGGATCAAATTTACCATTTAAAAATTCAACACCATTGAGGAGTGCGGATAACATATTTCCTTGAAATTTCACGGAGTTTGTCTTCTCCTTTTCCGCTAAAACCATTTCATATTCGCCCATCATTTCCATAAGATTAGATTCAATCGTATATTTTTTGGTTAACTCAACACCTTTTTTCTCTAATTGTTCCAATTTTCGTAAATAGCTGAATTTTTCTCTTAATGTTTCTTCTTTCGACATATTAGGTTGAGAAGTAATTTGTTTGTCTGGATTGATAGGTATATTATTGAATTTAGAAAACCCGTCCCATGTTTTTTCATCATTGTTATTATTTAGAGTATCTTCCCCTATTTTCACGGTTTCTAATTCTGATATAGGCATTTTAAAATCAACAGATGGTTTAAAAATATCATCTGTACTATCTGTTAATTCATTTAATTCCTTTTCTAAATTAAAAATTTCATTATCAGAATCATGCATTGTGGAGCTTTTCATTTTCTTCCCACTCATCAACAATTCTATTCCTGGTCCAAAATTTGTAGATTTAAGGTCACTATTTTCTTTAGATAAACCCAGCCCATTTGATCCAAAATCGCTAATGTCAATGATTTCCGAATCCATTATTATGTTTTAATTATATCATATAATTTTAAGTTATACGCAATATAATATATATATTGTAAAGCATATATGTTTTAGGCAAACACTTTTTCTTTAATGTACCAAAGGCCCTGTAAATAACTATCCGCTAGATCGTCCTTTTTATTACTTTTATCAAATAGTAATAGATTTTCACTTCCTACTGAGTTATTTTTGATCTCCATTTCGCATATTTCGATTGATTTTTTCTTTCTCTCTTTGTATGTTAAATTTTTACATCCTTCATATAATTTCAACTTGTTTATTGAAGAAACAAAGAATATTTCAGATATAGATGACATAATAAAATACTGAGCAAGCATGCCTTGAATTGTTTTCATTTTATTTGCTATAGGACTAATTTGATTCTCAATAATAACCACATCCAATTCTATATCGTTGTAAGTTTCATTGAATTGATTTGTAATATTTCTTCCAATTGTAATCATATGTAAGTCATCTATTTTAATTGGTTTAATTACTTCAAAATATTTTTCTCTTATATGATCCTCAAATATTTCTAATAATTTACTCTTAGTCACCTTGTGAGGATATTCTATATCACATTCATTTGCCAAAGTATATAACTCTGATACTCGTTTCTTTTTAAGTTTTGGTAACGTCATTTCTGATGTAGGAATACAAAAATCACTACATTTGGCATGAGTCTTACAGCAATACATGTCATTTTTTATATATTTTGCGGTTTTGTTACAAATCTTCCCGCCTTTATTCAAAGCACTACAATAATTTATTTTATTGTTAGATAAATCGTGTACAATCCATTTTAATATTTTATGTTGGCGTGTTTCAAGATCTATTTCTATACAACATACTGCTAAGTTTTTTATACCGACATCTATACTGAGAATTTTCATTGTTATATGTTATTATTATTAAAATATGGTGATATTAACTCACTTATTGGATCTTCTTATTGGATGTTCTTATTGGATGTTCTTATTGGATGTTGAAATGTATTATGAGAGTTAAAATAATATGATTTCAACAAATATAAAAATTTCATGGTATATATATATATATACATATACATGTTGATAGTGTCATCGTATATTGCGTATACTGCTGGAATCATAGGATTTATTACGTCAATACCCCAACTACATCAAATAGTAAAAACAAAACAGGTGCGAGATTTAAATCCATACTTTTTTATTTTACATAGTTTAAGTGATGTTTTATTCATAATATACGGTGTTTTAGAAGGTGATTATTTATTATCTTATTCGCTGTCAATGCCGGCATTTTGTAATGCAGTAATTTTTATATTATGGATAAAATATCGTAATAATGAACAACTATAAACAACTATAAATAACTATAAACAACTATAAATAACTATAAACAACTATAAATGTTATTTATTACTACATTGATTACTATATTGTAGCGATTATTTATTTGTCAATTAAGTATATATATGAACGATTCAAATATATTAAAGTATCTTGTATTAATGAAAGACAAAATACGGGAGTCTGAAAAAAGCATTCATGATATAAATCTAACAGCCAGTCATATAGGTGAACTATTATCAAAAGAATTAAATACCGCAAATAAAACGATAGAAAATTTAAAAATAACAATAGGTAAATTAACACACAAATTGAAATCGTGTGAAGTTAAAGACGATATGACTAACTGTATATTATGTTTTGAAAATCAAAGAAACGTGTTGTTTCGGCCATGTAATCATTTAGTAATATGCGATACATGTTCTGGTAAAACTGATTTCACGGTATGTATTATATGTAAACGATCTATCGAAGATTATGAATATGCGTATTTATAGTATACTTATAGTATAATTGATTGCGTTAATGTTTCATATGTTAAATTACCATTTAGCTTATGATTATTAATTGTCACACTACAACCGCCCATGTCTTTGAAGTACGATACGTCATAACGGTATATTCCACATTCAATATACGCATAATTAATAATATTATGTATATTGTATTTATTACTATCGGACTCGTGTAAATGTATAGAAATACGATTATAATCAACATGTTTGATAACATTATCTATTATATATTTAAATGTGTCAAACTGTAGGGTCCCGCATGTATCTGAAATACATAATTCATTTATGTTATCAAATTGCGAATAAAATATAATATCTTTAATAATTTTATCTGGACAAATAAGTCCATCTATAGGGCATTCATTTATACACGATATATATAATTTTATCTTATCAAAATGGTTTAGTGATATCATATCGGATAGTTGTTTTTTATTTTCTTCTAGGGAAATATTTGTATTTTTTAACTGGAATTTATCGGATACTGATGTAATCAGAGAAATATTACGAATATTATTGTCGATGGCAACATTCATTGACCTTTTATTTGGAACAAGCATATAAAATGTAGGAGAAGTGAAGTGTTTGGTAGCATAATTATATAATTGAATAGAATCATTCATCTGTGGTAATATTTTAGGCGAAACAATAGACCCAACTTCTATTGATTTAGGAGATTTCTCTTTAACAATTTCATTCAGTATAGTTCGTTTTTCATGAAATGTATAACAACGATTTAAACTTTGTAATCCATCTCTTAAGGTAACATCAAAATGATGTATACTAGGTGAATATTTGATGGTAGGTGATGTAACATATGACAAAATCCGTGTATTTTTTTTACTGATATTTTTCATAATATTCATACCGTTCATAATTATATAAACGGCTATTTTGGTTATTTATTAAATCAATTTTTTTCAAATAAAAATATTCTTTTTCTAATCAATTTATAATAGAGAATGTCTTTAGCAATATATGCTGCTCCGTTTAACGAAGATAATAATAAATCAAAAATTACCTCAAAGGTTAATAGTAAACGTGTAACAAATTTATTGAATAAAATTCACGGGTCTGTAGAGGATGAAGGTAATAATTTAGTTGATTTCGCGCCTCCACCACACCCAACATCGTCTGGTGTACAAAAAACAGTAGAGAAGGAAGGATTTGCTTCTAAACAGGTACCAGAATATACAGAGGTTTACAATAATGATTCTGGAATATATCAAATGTATCAAATTCCTCAAACAGATAATAACAATTATCATACAGGCAACGAACAAATTTCAAAATTAGCACCCAATGACAATATTGATGAAAAATTAAACACCATACTTAAATTATTAAACGATCAGCAAGATTATAAAACAGAAAATGTTGTTGAAGAAATCATTCTATACTCGTTCTTTGGTATTTTTATCATTTATCTAGTTGACTCTTTTAAACGTGTAGGAAAATACACCCGTTAGTTAAATAATTGGTTTATTTCCATATGTCTCCGTTATAAATAAAATATATATATATATATTATTTTTATGAATAATGAGATAAATGATATCAGAGATAAGAAGGATTTTTCGAAACTGTCATTCTCAAATTTTAAAAAAGCAGATGTTACTAAAGAGCTAATAAAATCATTCAAAAACTCAAATTACGAAGCAGCATGTTATTGGACTGCCGAATTAGTATGTGGGGGGCATTTTATTGAGTTATGGGAATGCATTATATTATACATGAGTAAAAGTATTCATATAGGAAATCCAAAACTACCAATTTATATTAGTTCATCTATCAATAACTTTAAAAATATTATTAAGGAAGGAAATATTGATAATGAATTAAATCTGCGTAATAACATACACATTAGGAAACTCTTTTCTGAAATTTCAACAACATTAGTTGTGTCTAACCGTAAACATTCATTTGCTGATAATAAAGTATCTCCATGTGATTTTGATGTATCAAATATCGGAAATAAACTTAAAGCACCTCATGTAAAATATATAAAAAATGTGTTTAAGGAGGGAGATAATAAGGAAATATATATTGCATTAAATGAACTATATTATAATATATCTGACGCACGTGATAGTGTTATGGCATGTTATTGGATTGAATGGATTGTTGAATTTGATATATTAATGAGAAAAGGAAAAAAAAAGATTACCTCGGAGCGTCGTTCTTATGTACCTGTAAATAACGACGATCAGCTTAGTATAATATGGTCAATCTGGGATATTTTTCTAGATATTTCAAACACTCATATAGATAACAAAATTATAGATGCACTTCTAAATATTTTTTGTTTAAAATATAGTAAAGGTATTCCAAAGAAGAGAAAATATATCATGTATTTTATTGTTTCTTTATTAACCGAACGAGTTAATTATCAAACGCCATTGGTATCAAATATGGATTTATTGAATAGTGTTAAGGATAATACTAATATCATTTATAAAGAAATAAAAAAAAATGAAATTATACCAAAAGAAAATTATTTGAATGCTAATATGAAAACAAGCAAAGAGAAAAGTATTGAAAAGATGCGGATTTTGGAAAATGTACAATTAAAGCCAACATTTTATTCAGATTCATGATTAATAAATCGTCATTCCTAAAAGTTATTACCTTTTAATGTTGAAGTTAATCATATTTATATGATATTTAGATAATATTTAGATAATATTTAGATAATGTTTAAATTATATTATCTTCTATTTCCTGGTCAATTACCCGATTTTGACAACATAAAACTTCTTGACATTGATGGTATATTAGATGTAGTACATGCGTTTCTTTTTTGAACGATATTTTTAGTCGTTGTAGTCGTTGTAGTCCTTGTAGTCGTTGTACTTTCATGAGAAATATGCTTATTTTTTTCCAAAATCTTATTTGCTCTTCGCGCGTTATTACTTCCCATAGTCATAATCATAAATTATAGATTATATATATACATTTTTATTTTGCAATAAAAATATGTAAATCATATAAGTTATCTAAGTATTCTAAGTATTGTATTTAATTTAAGAAATATTATTTATTATTTATTATTTATTATTTATCGTCCAATAAACCATTAATAATAGTTTTCAATTCAGGATTGTTATCACTAACGTCAATCTTGAAGTTCATATACATATAGCATCTGAGACAGACAACTAAATCATTATACGCGTCATGTAAATTTTTTAGGTTTTTTCCAAATAAATGATGATGTAATTCTTCCAGTTTTGGCCATTTATAATAACTTCCTCGTGAGTTTTCTTTCTTGATTTTACAAAGTGTTGTACCATTACTCATTGTACAATAACTTTTATCCTTACCTATATGGTTAATATAGTTGAAATCAATGTTATTACGCATATATTCATAGTTCAAAATGTTTATATCAAATTCTAAATTATGCGCTACAACAAGATCACTTTCTAAAATATGTTCATTGAATGTTTGTAGGATAGTTTTAATATCATGTCCGTTATTAGACATTTCTTTTGTAATAGAATTAATTTCAGTCACTTCCTTTGATATTTGAACGTGTTCGGGTATCTTAATAATATTATTAATACTATTTATAATTTCATTACTATCAGTATCATAAGTAATACTCCCCAATTGTAGCATATAGGGACATTCGTTTAAATTTTGAAAGTCCCGTGGAATAACTCCAGTTGTTTCAGTATCAATTACAGTAATTTTCATGTTATATATTATGACAATGGCAATTGTATTTCTTTATATCAATTTTTTAATATATATATTATTTGGCACAATATAAACAAAAAAAAATATCTGCGTAATTTATATGAGTAATATCTATCCTGACATGCTTGAGCCAGGTGTGTTGGAACCCGGTTTAGAGCCAGGTCTCTTCTATGTATTAGATAATGATTTAGATGAGCCTGGATTGCAGCCCGGATTTGATTTAGATATGGGTCCTGGTACATACCCTGTAATGGAACTAGAACCAGGAGTTAATCTTACGCCAGGAGTGGCTATAGACAATGATTCTTTTGAGCCAGGATTTATGATATATCCAATGATAGAACCTGAACCTGAACCTGAGCCACAACCTGAGCCTGAACCACAACCTGAACCGGAACCTGAACCCGAACCAGAGCCTGAGCCTGAGCCTGAACCCGAGCCACAACCTGAACCTGAACCTGAACCCGAAGAAACCAAAATATATCCGTATATGCTTGAACCTGGTGTTTTAGAGCCCGGTTTAGAACCAGGACTCTTCTATGTATTAGATAATGATTTAGATGAGCCTGGATTGCAGCCCGGATTTGATTTAGATATGGGTTCTGGTACATACCCTGTAATGGAACTAGAACCAGGAGTTAATCTTACGCCAGGAGTGCCTATAGACAATGATTCTTTTGAGCCAGGATTTATGATATATCCAATGATAGAACCTGAACCTGAACCTGAACCTGAACCTGAACCTGAACCTGAACCTGAGCCACAACCCGAGCCACAACCAGAACCTGAGTCGGAACCAGAGCCTGAGCCTGAGCCTGAACCCGAGCCACAACCTGAACCTGAACCTGAACCTGAACCTGAACCGGAGCCCGAAGAAACCAAAATATATCCGTATATGCTTGAACCTGGTGTTTTAGAGCCCGGTTTAGAGCCAGGACTCTTCTATGTATTAGATAATGATTTAGATGAGCCTGGATTGCAGCCCGGATTTGATTTAGATATGGATTCTGGTACATACCCTGTAATGGAACTAGAACCAGGAGTTAATCTTACGCCAGGAGTGCCTATAGACAATGATTCTTTTGAGCCAGGATTTATGATATATCCAATGATAGAACCTGAACCAGAACCTGAACCTGAACCTGAGTCTGAACCTGAACCAGAACCCGAGCCTGAACCCGAGCCACAACCTGAACCAGAGCCTGAGTCTGAGCCAGAACCTGAACCTGAGTCTGAGCCTGAACCCGAGCCTGAACCCGAGCCTGAACCCGAGCCACAACCTGAACCAGAGCCTGAGTCTGAGCCAGAACCTGAACCTGAGTCTGAGCCAGAACCTGAACCTGAGTCTGAGCCAGAACCTGAACCTGAGTCTGAGCCAGAACCTGAACCTGAGTCTGAGCCAGAACCAGAGCCTGAACCAGAGCCTGAACCAGAGCCTGAGTCGGAACCTGAACCCGAATCTGAAAATGAGCTATATACCAACAAACTTGGTGATTTAAATAATGACGGATCATTTACTGGCGCTGACGTCGTATTTTTAGCATCATGGGTTGCTAATATTCCTGCTCAGGTATCCAAATCAGAAGAGGATCCAAACTTTGCTCAAAAAGGCGATGTTAATGAAGATAGTTCAGTTAATGGGGCTGATGTAGTATATATGGCCTCATCCGTTGCAGGAATATCTGGATACACTGTAGAAGGATCCATATTTGGATCACTGATATTCTCACGAATGAGTAGATTTATGTTTTCATCTCTATCATCTCCCTTTCTTTACATTTGGATGAATACTGATGACAATAAAGTCTACATTCAAACTACTGGTTCATTTGAGTTAACAGCCATTAAAATTACCTTCAATAATCCAAATACACACAACGCGTTTGCGCAATATCAAAACAATACCATCATCAACGCATTTGGATCGTATCCATGGACAGCCGTAGAAAATTCTGAAGAAAATTCCATATTCCTATATGGAACCACGGCACAAGCAATAACATCTGTTGATGCCGTCGGATTATTCTATGTAACCAGTAGTAATAACAGTATAGCATCTATAAGTGATGTATCAAATAAGGATGCTGAATCTGTCTCTATTGATAATATTGAAATACAACAACCTAGTGAACCGGAACCAGAACCTGAACCTGAACCTCAGCCAGAACCTGAGCCGGAACCTGAACCCGAGGCACCCGAACCAGAGCCAGAACCTGAACCTCAGCCAGAACCTGAACCTCAGCCAGAACCTGAGCCTGAGCCTCAACCTGAACCTGAGCCTCAATCGGAACCGGAACCAGAACCTGAGCCGGAACCGGAAGCACCCGAACCAGAACCGGAACCAGAGCCTCAACCAGAACCTGAACCTGAGGCACCCGAACCAGAGCCGGAACCTGAACCGGAACCTGAACCAGAGCCTCAGCCGGAACCAGAGCCTCAGCCGGAACCAGAGCCTCAACCTGAACCGGAACCTGAACCCCAACCGGAACCTGAACCCCAACCGGAACCTGAACCAGAGGCACCAGAACCAGAACCAGAACCAGAACCAGAGCCTGAGCCTGAGCCTGAACCAAATCTGTATATTTGGATGAATGCGGATGATAATAAAGTCTACATTCAAACTACTGGTTCCTTTGAGTTAACAGCCATTAAAATTACCTTCAATAATCCAAATACACACAACGCGTTTGTGCAATATCAAAACAATGCCATCATCAACGCATTTGGATCGTATCCATGGACAGCCGTAGAAAATTCTGAAGAAAATTCCATATTCCTATATGGAACCACGGCACAAGCAATATCATCGGTTGATACCGCAGGATTATTCTATGTAACCAGTAGTAATAACAGTATAGCATCTATAAGTGATGTATCCAATAAGAATGCGGAATCTGTTACTATTGAGAATATTGAAATACAACAACCTAGTGAACCAGAACCAGAACCACAACCTGAACCTGAACCAGAGCCAGAACCTGAACCACAGCCTGAACCAGAACCAGAACCACAACCTGAACCAGAACCACAACCACAACCTGAACCTGAACCTGAACCAGAACCACAACCTGAACCTGAACCTGAACCAGAGCCAGAGCCTGAACCACAGCCTGAACCACAGCCTGAACCACAGCCTGAACCAGAACCTGAACCTGAACCACAGCCTGAACCTGAACCAGAGCCACAGCCTGAACCTGAACCTGAACCACAGCCTGAACCAGAGCCTGAACCAGAGCCTGAGCCAGAACCAGAACCTGAACCACAACCTGAACCAGAACCAGAGAGTGTTCCTGTACAATGTTTAGATCAAACCATAAATAATCAGGTTTCAATGGTTAACCCGTATTTGTTTAACAATGTACCATATAATAATTTCGGTTATATAGGCGTAAACAATGGAATTTATAAATTAACTGGGATTACATCATCTCATCCGATCGGTTTTGTAATTAATAACAATTCATTATTTGAAATAATTTCAGGAAATCTATATGGAACGACGGAGATATGGGATGGCTCAGATGACATAAGCGTAAACCATTATACAGGGGATGTTGAATTTGAGGTAAAAGGCGATTTTGGTACAATCAGTTATCATTGTTACTGGCATGGATATATGGGGGGATATAATAGATTAAAGTATTCTGATACCTGTCCAATAAAAGAACCAGAACCAGAACCTGAACCTGAACCAGAGTCACAGCCTGAACCTGAACCAGAACCACAACCTGAGCCTGAACCTGAGTCACAGCCTGAGCCTGAACCAGAGCCACAACCGGAACCTGAACCTGAGTCACAGCCGGAACCTGAACCTGAATCACAGCCTGAGCCTGAACCAGAGCCAGAGTCACAACCGGAACCAGAACCTGAACCTGAGTCACAGCCTGAGCCTGAACCAGAGCCACAACCGGAACCTGAACCTGAGTCACAGCCGGAACCTGAACCTGAGTCACAGCCTGAGCCTGAACCAGAGCCAGAGTCACAACCAGAGCCACAACCGGAACCAGAACCTGAACCTGAACCTGAACCAGAACCAGAACCGGAACCAGAACCACAGCCAGAGCCAGAACCTGAACCAGAACCAGAACCAGAACCGGAACCAGAACCACAGCCAGAGCCAGAACCTGAACCAGAACCAGAACCAGAATCTGAAGAACCATCACCTGAACCAGAACCAGAGCCAGAACCTGAACCTGAACCAGAACCACCAGCAACAATATATGTCCCGCAGTTCGATGTCACAGAAACAATTAATCGTGTAGGTAAATTTATAGGAATGCCAACTGTTGGTCCTTCAGATATAGATGCTACAGTAGAATGTCTATTGCCTATTGCTACAGCAAAAAGTATATTCAAATACAAAATAAGTAATGGAAATTATGAAGTAATTGAAGATTATACTGGTATATACGATAATAGTGCTAATTTACTTCCAACCAATTATGAAACAGATTATGATGAAATCAGCGAACCAAAAGCAAATATACAATTTTTACAAATGTTAGCTTTACAGATATTCGGTTCTAGTAGCGCATATAATTTATTTTCCAATGAAGTCGCATTAATTACATCATATAAGACTTCATTCATAACTGCTTCAGAAACTATTAATAATTATCCGTCATCTTCAGTAACATATACTACTGATCCATCTACAGATATTGGAACTGTAATTGACTCAAGTGGAGGATCTCTAACAGATGAACAAAAAATGACAGGTATGGTTGCTTTACATGTTGTTTTATCCTTAGCGAATCAGTCGCCTGGACGATTTTACACGTTGCCTGTAAATGAAATAAATTCAGTTCCTTTCTTGGAAGGTGATATACTTCAGTTAGTGTTTACAATAAAATCAAATGCTAGTCAAAAAACAGCATCTGGATTAAATGCGGTTACAGTAAGTCAAAGAGTGCTCGTTAATGTTAAAATATCTTAGTATAATATCAAATATAATGTCAAATATAATGTCAAACATAATGTCAGCAATAATGCAAACATAATGTCAATAATAACGCAAAAATAATGCAAAAATAATAAATATAATGTTATCATATAAAACACGATTCAATGTTTTAAATGATATTTATTTGAAATAAGTTCGGTAATATTTATCTCTTAGTCTAGGAATTGAGGTCATACCCCTTTCACGATTTGTTAGATCATTGATTGTTAAAAAAAACAGCAACAATTTATCTTTCATTTTATTTTTGCATATATGAATGAATCGTTTCATGCGTATTCTATAGTCAAGTAAGTCTATATTTGATGTTAACATGAAAATATAGTGACTCTTCTGTATTTTATATATCTTTCCACTTCTTACAAGTGAGCTATATCCATAGGTGCTTTCGAACACACAATTAATTTGGCTCATATATGTATTATATATTATTTACACAGTTATCATACGATGTAAACATCATATCTGACATACATTTATTATCTCCAGTATGTACACATTTTCTCACTCCTTGATCTTCACCTATATAACACCAATCGCTTTTTTTCTGAATACTGCTATCAATGTCATCATTTTCTATATTGTTTTTCTTGGATTTTTGTTTATTATTGATTTCATTTTGCAAACTTTTATTTATCTTCGTTTTTTTATCTAATACTGGTGCGGTAATTGTATCTGTAATAACTACATTTTTTTCTGCTAGATCGCGAGCTCCTACAGCTACAGTTTTACTTGAACTCCATAAGGAAGCTTTAAGTATTACTATAAATGGTTCAAATATAGTGTAAAATATATACATTAAAGGCACGATAAACTGTTCATATGTAAAATTTATAACAGTATCTATTACATCACCTAAACTACTAAACACCTCAATATTGTTATGTCGTAATGTAATTAAACCAATACTTATAACCAATATCATTGCTTGTGCAGATATTCCAAAAAAACTATATGGTATGTTCTGCGCGACAATAGAATCAGTGTATGAGTTTGATATACGTGATTTATTTGATCCTTTTTCAGAAGAAATTTTAGAAGATGATACTGGATTATATGTATTTGAGTTTTTTATTTGTGTATCTATATCAGTATTAAATCCTATATCTTTTGTTGTATCTATGGTTGTATCTATGGTTGTATCTTTTGTTGTATCTATAGTATCATCACTAGAATCATCCTTATTAATTGACGATATAATTTGACTAGCAAAGCTCATTTATTTTACATATATATTTTAATTTAATTCAAATAAATATAATAACTTGTCCAGCGTTCCTAATATCTCGTCGCGTACATTATATAAATCGCTATCTGTTACAGGATCCATTACACTATTTAAGCTAATTAAATATTCTTTAAATAAAACTATTTCTTTAATAAATGTTTTTTTACTATTTGCGCTACGCGTGGAGAAGACTATATTTTTTAATCGATCCTTTGTTTTTCCTAACATAATTTCAACAAACATATCTATATGTTTATGTAAGCTATGGTATAACTCGTCAGTAGCAATGTGTTGACTGTATGAATATGTACTCCAGTGATATAATTTGATGGTGTTCAACATTTCAAGAAATGTCTTTACAATAGTTGATCTTGAGGAATTTGTTAATTTTCGCTTTAATGTTTTGTTCTTGGTATTTTTAATTTTGATAGTCATATGTATTATCAATAGAAAAAAGATGATATGATATAAATAATAGTAAATTATATCATATATTTATTTTTGATATTAACCAATCGCCCATCTGAATGATAAATAATTTTGGCTATGTTCATTTAATATAGAACTACTCTCTTTGCTATTCGTTGCTAATTTCGCTTTATCGTTAAGTAGATTTGTATTAGCACCTTTGTTATATACATTTGCTATTTCGCGCGTACCAAGTGCATAATTATAGTACCATAAGTTTGATAAGTATCCCGCAAATCCACCGTCTTTTCCAATATATACATCATTATGATTCTGTTTTGGTAAACTCTGTAATTTAAAACGTTTTGTAAGAACTGAATTAAAGAATATATCAATTGTTTTCCCTTTACATCTTATCATTACATTCAACCATTTGTTCATAGGAATATTATCCACTTCGAATTTTTCAATAACATTTTCAAACGTGTTAAATACGAACATTAATTTATTATCATGTGGAGTCAAATATACTCCAGGTCCGTTAATAACATTATTAATCTCTCCATATAATTCTAAATCTTCAGAATTATTGTTCTGTGTATACATATTATCACCCTTCACAAATATGTTTTTAAGCTCTCCGCGTCTATAATCGAGATTATCTAAATATACCCAAAATGACCACGTGAATTCAATACCCTCGTCCTGATTGGATGATGGTAGAATTGTTTTCGAATTTGAATTATTTGGGTCCTGTGTTATTCTCATTTCAGAATCTTTTGCGTCTATCATACCATCTATTAAATGTGGGGAATTATGTGGTGATAATAAATAAGTGAAATATCCAACAACCATATTAAATATTATAATAAATATAACCATAAGTGACAAAATGAATATAATGTTACTCATGTAATCATTCGATTTCATGAATTCAATCCCTCTATCGCTTAAACTTCCACTTCTATCAATTCCATATATGTTTTGGGCCTCCATTATATATGATATGGAGAGAAAAATACTAAATTTAAATATAACAGAGCACAATTATTAAATTTTATGATCTCTAAAATACTGATTCACCATTCTTTGTAACGACAACATCTACATCGTATCCAAAGTTGAGGCTTAATATATTACTTTCATCCCATCCTTTTTTGTATATATTCCATGCGGTTTGTGGATCAATGGGTTGTTTCAAATAATTAAACTTTGAAGTGTATCCAGAAAAACCATTATTATTGGTAAGTGTAATACCATTGCTGGTAAATGACTGGCGAACATTTGACATCACGCATGTTTTAGCTAATTTACCGTTAATATAGATATCCATATTTTTGTTATTTAAACTGACAATAATATTTATCCATTTTTGAACAGGAATGTTGCTTATACCACATTCAAATGGGATAGTTGTCATCTCTGCATCTGATTGATCGTATGTAGATACTTTTACAGATAAATCATTTTGAGTAGGTGTAAAAAAAACTTCTAAACCTTCCTTCTCAAATATCATTTTTTTCGCTCCATAGTTATACGTCCAGTCTTTAATGTAAGTCCAAATAGAATATGAATGATTATATATATCTTCATCATTCTCGTAAATAGACATATCATTATTCGAAACAATAACAGGTATCTTTGCATCTAATATTCCAGTTACTCCGTCTGGACGTGTGACAACTTTCAATATAACGTATAGAATGACAACTACTAAAATAAAAATTAGAATCAAATTTATGTCCATTTAATATATAGTAATTTTATTTTTTATTTCATAAATAATAATGAAAAATATAATATTTAACAAATGTCATTATTATATTTATTTACGTTTTTAATTATAATTCAAATTCAAAACCAAATTCAAAGCCAAATTCAAAGATTTTCCATCATTGTTTTTTTTCCATGACATGTTCTGCAATACGCCACTAAATTATCAACTTCATTGCTACCCCCATCTGCCAATCGTACAATATGATCTACCTCAAACCATGCTGGTAATTGTTCTCTACATTCTCCACATTTCCAATTTTGTTCAGATGCTACCCATTTTTTTTTAGTTTCACTTACAGACCTTTTACATGTAGATTTTCCCGAAGATATAATTTTTGTGGTTCTGCTAATATCATTATTATCACATGATGAAAGAATAGGACTTACTAAATTAATAGCTGTTTTATCAATAGGTAAATATTTAAGAAATGTAGATGCCTGTGATACTAGTTCTCGTGATTGTTGTGGATTTCTTTTAAAAAGTATATATATTGTAATTCCAATAAAGCCATATGCGGCCATTTGAATATATTTTTTATGCATTTTAAATATGTTTAAATAGTAATTATCATAGTAAGAGTTGGCAATAAAGAAGCCGGTGAATAATAGAATCCATAACTCTAACCTCATATATAATAATGCCTATATTTTTTTTACACAATCTCCATTCTTATTTCTTCTAGTCCCATTAGGGCACCGAGGTTTCCTTTTTCTTGTTTCAATTATGTTATTAGAAAGGCTGTTAATATATTTAACCTTATCACTCCTTCTCATTGTGGATAATTTAGATAAATTCTGTTTGCTTTGTTCCAATGTTCCAGGACGACGTAGTGTCTCGCATACACCCGTCTTTTTATGTCTTCTTGTCCCATTAGGGCATCTTTTATTGCGGACGTTTTTTGGGTTATCGTATTTTTTCATGAATGATTGTTCAGTATCTGTTGTTTTTGGTTGATGTATTAACAAATGTGATTTGATACTTGATAATCTAGTCGCCAATATTTTTGATGACGGGGGTGCAATAGTTGTCTTTGGTGGCGATTTGTATGTGGATTTGTATGTGGATTTTTGTGTGGATTTGTATGTGGATTTTTGTGTGGATTTGGTTAAATCATCTGGTAAGATTATTTGTTGAATAGTTGACTTTGGAGGAGATTTATAGGTGGATTTTTGTATGGATTTGGTTAAATCATCTGGTAAGATTATTGGTTGAATAGTTGTCTTTGGAGGAGATTTGTAGGTGGATTTTTGTATGGATTTTTGTATGGATTTGGTTAAATCACCAGGTGTAGGTTGACGCGTATCCATTATCATAAATTTATTTAACTCATTAAGATCGTGCGCGAGTTCCTGAATATTGATTCTAGAATCGTCACAATCTATCATATATTTATACAATACTGATGAAAGTTGTTTTCTAAACGCTATCGCTTGTACAGAGTTATCATACGTTGATTTTAAAAAATCAAAGTAACAACTCAATAGTCCCCAAATATCACAATTATATATGAAAACTTCATTTATGTATCCATTAATATCAAAAGATAGCTCACGATTATGTCTTATAAATTTATACACACAATTACTTATATACTTAAATATCATATCTTTTGGTTTTAAGTTAAGAGACAAATTATCAATTAATATTTTAAAATTATCTGTAACATAATCGTAATGTCCTCTACCGTATTCTTCTAAATAGTTAGGAAACTCCTTTTTTAGATATCCTTCTATTTTTGAAGGAGAAATACCCTTACCATTAAAATCCATTTCATCTAACATCCCGTTAATTTCCATCATATAAAAATTTGAAAATAATATATTTGAACAAGGTATATTAAATTGTATTGGTCTCCATTCCATTTCAGTAAAAAAATGGTCTGATGGTTTATCTTGTGTGGAAAATGATAGTCCCCAATCAATTATTCTACAATTTAAATCATTATCGATTAGAATGTTTTCAGCTTTAAGATCCGCGTGTAAAAGTTTTTCCTCATTTAATTTTGAAACTGCGTTAAGTAGTAATTCGATGATTTTATTATTAACAGTGATGAATGTGCTAGCGTTCGTCCCGGCCAAAAGTCGCTTCTGGTCAAAGGTATTTTTACTTATATACTCCGAAATATCTACTCCACCTAAAGGCATATTAAGAATTGTATATCTGTTCAGTCCTTGTCGTGCTCCTATATGTTTCTTGCATGTTACATTATAACCTTCTAAGTCTTCGGTAGTTAGTTCGTCTGGCTTACACATCGATTCTGGAAGAAGTATATATTTTTCGATACCTGGTATTTTGTCCATTACAGATCTAATCTCTTTTGCCTCATTAAACTCATCCTGCGCTGCTTTTTTGGTTAGTAATTTGCTAACTCCTGATGATCTTTTTTTTTTAGTTTTACATTTAAGTGCTGGGTAAAAAACGCATCCATATCCTCCGGATGCGATTGCTTTACCGCCTTTTACCATTATATATATATCAATATAATATATAACATAGCATTATTAAAAAGAGTAAAGTTACAGCGTACAGATACACTTTTTTCCATTTTGTGAAATGATTAACTACTTCTATCTCCTCTTTATATTTTTCATGATAATTACTCATTGCTTCTCCTAAGGTAACTTCAGGTTTTCCTAAAATAACATTGATCCGATTATGTATAAAATGGACCCATCGTGTGAACATTTCGCGTGAATCTAAATATGGTGTAATAGGATACTTGTCTAGTAGTTTAGAAAATTTATTCCCTATATGTTCATCTGGTATAAACAATGGTAGGTTATGAATAAATTCATAATACTTTTTTTTTGTAATAGTATTTGGTTTTATAGGATACGAAACAGCTATAGTCATTAGAACAAACCAATACGAAGGTCCCCAAACACGAGCCTTTAACATTATACTATTAAGAATATTAAAAGTTTCGTGGTTTAACATATTAATGAAGAAGAATAATCAAATAAATAATCCATCAAATAATCCATCAAATAATCCATCAAATAATTCATCGAATAATTCATCGAATCACAATAAATATTGTAATAATTGCGGAAAAATAGGTCACACTCAACATGAGTGTATACTACCCATTATTAGTATTGGTGTAATATTGTATAGGATTAAAGATAATCAGGTACAATATTTGCTTATTCGTCGTAAAGAGACATTTGGTTATTGTGATTTCATGAAAAATAAAACTAAAAATATAAGTGAAACATTTTTGATGAATATAATTGATGAAATGACGGTAGATGAAAAAAATCACATTTTACAAAAATATGGCGATGATGAGGTTACAAAACATCTCGTTAGTAATAGTAAGACTGTATGGAATGAACCTGAATGGGGGTTTCCGAAAGGGCGTCGTAACTCTGGAGAAAAGGATTTAGACTGTGGGTTACGTGAATTCGAAGAAGAAACTGGATATAAGATTTCCCAAATTCAACTAGTTGATAATATAAATCCATATGAAGAGCTTTTCATAGGATCGAATTTAAAATCGTATAAGCAAAAATACTACTTAGCCTACACATCAAATAATGATGATATATTAGATAAATATCAAAAATCGGAAGTATCTAAAATAAATTGGTTTTCTTACGATGAATGTTTATCTACGATTAGGTCATATAATAGTGAAAAACGAAATATGATTAAAAATGTACATAAAACCATTGCAAATTATGAGTTAATTAAAATATAAAACTTATATCTCATAATATATATGGAGGATCAACCACATATATATTTAGATATAAATGAAGAAATCGAACAAAAAATACCCGATTCAACCACAATATATCCTTTATATTCTGATCCTGAATTCAATCTTAAAATATTAAATAAGAAAGAATTCAGCGAGATATATAATGAAAATAAATTATCATTGGCCGAATTAAATCAAATGGAAAATATAAATACTAATAGTTTTACCTTAAACTCTCAACAACTATTTGTAAGAAATTTTTTATCATTAAATACACCATATAATAATCTATTGCTCTATCATGGATTAGGTACTGGAAAAACATGTACATCAATAACTGTTGCGTTGGAAAAAATAAAATATATGATTCAGACCAATACCAAAAAAAAGGTGTATATAGTTGCTAATCCTAATGTACAAGATAATTTTAAAAAAGAATTATACTCTGAAGAAAAACTGGTGAATACGCATGGTGAATGGCGTCTTCTTACATGTGTCGGTAGTGAGTTATTATCATTGGTTAATCCTACAAATGAAAATTTAGATTCCACAAAATTACTTTCAAAGCTAAAACTTTTTACAAACGAATGGTTTGAATTCATGGGATATACTAAATTATCTAATATTATAAATGATTCTATATCAAATAATATATTAATTGATACATTTGAAGAATCATTAATAATTATAGATGAAATTCATAATATTCGTGTAAGTGATGATGCTAAGAATAAGCGTATAGCAGATAGCTTAGTCTCTTTAGTAAAACGATGCAAAGTACAGTTACTTCTTCTATCAGCAACACCAATGTTTAACAATTACAAAGAAATTATATGGTTAACCAATTTGATGAACATGAACGATAGAAGACCAATTACCTCAATACAAGAAATATTTGACTCTAGTGGAAATTTTCGTATTGATAAAGAAACTGGCGAAGAAGTAGGACTTCATAAGTTTGTGCGCAAAATCACCGGGTATGTATCATACGTACAAGGCGAAGATCCTGTAAATTTTCCATTCAGAATTTTCCCAACTGATTTTAATAATGAACGATCAATATTGAAACAACGTTATCCAACAATTCAATTTAATGGTTTAACAATATCAATTCCATTGAAACATATTGATGTATATACCATAGAATTAAATGATTATCAGGAAAATGTATACAATTTTATTTTGAAAAATATTAACCTATCACAAACAACAAATATAGAAAATTTAGGATATCAAACATTTCAGATACCTTTAAATATATTGAATATCTGTTATCCAAACAGTATGTATGATGATATACAGAATAATCCAGATACTAATTTTAATAAAACATCGTTTGTAGAAAATGTTGGAAAAGGGGGGTTAAAATCAATATTTGGTGATTTAACTAGTTTCCCATTTCAATATGATAAAGAATTTGAAAATACATATGGGAAGATTTTCACGATGAATAAGTTGAGAAATTATAGCGCTAAAATTCATGAAATTTGTGAATTGGTTGATGCGTCTGAAGGAATATCATTAATTTATTCCGAAAAGATTTACTCTGGGGTTTTACCAACCGCTATTGCTCTTGAAGAAATGGGATTTACGAGATATAATGGAAATAATTTACTAGGTAACAAAAAGAAATCGAAACTAAAATATGCTATGATCACCGGTAATTCTATATATTCACCAAACAACAAATTAGAAATAGAAGCATGTGTTAATAAAAATAATATCAATGGAGAAAATATCAAAGTTATAATCATTTCTCGCGCGGGTTCAGAAGGAATAGATTTAAAATATATGCGAAATATTCACATATTGGAACCATGGTATAATATGAATAGAAGCGAGCAGGTAATTGGGCGTGGTATTCGCAATAGAAGTCATATGATGCTTCCTATTGAAAAAAGGAACTGTTGTATCCATTTATATGGATCTGTTTTGAAGAATAAGCAGGAGAGTATTGATCTATATATATATAGATTAGCTGAGGATAAATCTATGAAGATCGGTAAAATATCACGAGTATTAAAGGAAACGTCTGTGGACTGTATGTTAACAAAAAATGAAAATATTCGTTTTTTTGAAACCGATGTAAGCAGTTTACCGCAAAAATTATCGAATAATAAAAATATTACATTTGATATTAATAAAAAGTCATTTTCTAGCGCATGTGATTACCTAGAAACATGTAGCTATAGTTGTATGTTATATGACAAATCATATAAAAAAATAGAATTACACGGATCGAATGACTTATCAACATATAACAGTAATCATTTATCATTAAATGTAAATGACATTATTATCAGAATTAAGGATTTATTTAAAGAACGATATTATTATACGAAATTTGACATTATTAATCATGTATGTATCAACAAACAGTATTCTATAAATGTTATTGATTACGCATTAAAAGAAATAGTAGATAATAATTTAATCGTCGCATTCGATCGGTATAATAGAAAAGGGACAATAATACACATAAACGATCTATATTTATTCCAACCTTCTGAAATTAATAATAAATTCATACCCTTGGAAGATCGTATGAGACCTATCGGTTTCAAAAATGATGATATATTAATCAAATTTAATAATTCAGCGAATATTGTTAAAGACGCGGTCAAAGAGGACAGTTCTAATGATATTCCTATTAAATTTATTAAGGGTGTCATTAAAAATATTAGAAATATGAAAGACATTATAGACGGAATTCATGGTAAAATAGATACCAATGCTGATGAGAATGTTGGTAATGCCACTAATAAGGCCACCAAGGCTGTTGCTAAGGCTAACATGGATCCTGCTGCTAAGGCGGACAAGGATGCTGAGAAGGCTCGCGCCAAGGCCGTCAAGGATGCTGAGAAGGCTCGCGCCAAGGCCGTCAAGGATGCTGAGAAGGCTCGCGCCAAGGCGGACAATGCTGATGAGAAGGATCGTGCCAAGGCAGTCAAGGCTGCTGAGAAGGCGATCAATGCTGCCGAGAAGGCTCAGGTCAAGGCGAATAAGGCGGCTGAAAAGGCAACCAAGGCTGCTGAGAATAAATTACATCTCGACAACAATATACATAAAAAGAAATTGGAATTGAAACGAAAAAAAGAAGGGAATATATTAAATAGGGTCGTAGATGATAATGCCGGTGATAATAATGATGATTTTGCCGAAGAATCGTCACAAAAAGGAGGTAAATTTAGTGATAAATATAATATTACGAAAAAACAATATATATCTTCTTCGATTGAAATGATATTTGATAATCTATCTATCCCTAATAAAAAGAAACTTATAATTGAATTATATGATAATAAATCTATAAAGTATGATGAAAAGGAAGAAGACGACGACTATAAATCAACAGAAATTATTACCGAATTTAACAACTTCATAAAAGCGAATATTATGGAAAATGAGTTTGATATGATGGCATTTATCTTAGGATACGATGATAATCGTATTATTTTCATTGTCAAACAACAGGAAGATTGGATCGATGGAAGTACCGCCTATTTAGCCTTATTTACATCAAATATACGTACAAAAGCGGAAAAATACCAGAATACAAGTATCTTTTACAAATACATAGGATTAAATATATATTATAACGAAAAAGTTATATTTAAAATAAAGGATAATACCAACCATAGTATTCATAATAGTGGAGCGAGATGTAATCAACTTAAAAAATCATATATTAAAGATGTATTAGGTGATATATTCGATGGAAGTGGCGACATAGATAGATTGGTCAAAAAAAAGATAGCAGAGATATGCGACTTTATTCAATTTATGTTGATATATCTGACTCAGGTAAATAAATCTGATAAAATATGGTTTTTGAATTCACTAGAAACCGCAAAAATTAAATATGCTGGAATTTTTAAAGTAAGTAAAATTAACTAAACGAACATTTATAATAAAATTGAATAAAGTAATAAACATTATATAACTATATATATAATGCTTAGTGAAGAAAAAAACGACGGGAATGTTAATGAAAATGTATCGGCGAACAATACTAAAACCATTCAGGAAACAAATATTGGAAGTTCATTAACATCATCATTGGAAGATGTTACACATACACCGGACGCTATATTCAATCCAGGAACGCCCGATTTTTCACCTCCTTCCCCAATTGATGAACAGGCATTGCCTACTATATTCAATCCAGGAACTCCAGACTTTTCACCACCAAATGCTAATGAAATACTACCTGAGGAAGAAGAATTGAATAATAAGAAAAAACAATTAGATATCTTAAAACAAACGTATGTTGATGTCGCAAAGAAAAAAATTAATAAGCAAAAAAATATATTTAATCCTGTGATAGACACAGAAAAGGTGATAATTATGATTAATAAGGTTGATAGGAATGTACAAACACTTATTCATAATACTTTAAAAAGCAAATTAGAATCAAAGTGCAATCGTCACGGTTTAATTAAAGAAGACAGTATTCAAATTATTAATATATCATCCGCATCTGTTAAAGGTAATGTAGCAGAGTTTTACGTTACATACCAAGGACTTGCGTGTAATCCAGTTGAAGGAATGATTGTAGAGGCAAATATTGTTAACATTACAAAAGCCGGAATACGTGCGGAATTGGTTAATTTTAATAAGTCGCCAATTATAATATTTATAGCACGTGATCACAATAATAACAACAATTATTTTAATAACTTACGTGAAAAAAATACGATTAATGTAAAAATAGTTGGAGTTCGTTATGAATTGAATGACGTGTTTGTATCAGTTATTGGCGAACTTTATAACTTTCATTAAATACTGAACGATTTACATATGCCAAATGTTTTACGATGCCATTTACTAATTCCATATTGCTTAATTCCATTTATATGCTTTTGAGCTCCATAACCCTTATTTGTATGTATACTATATTTTTCTTTTAATTCTGGATTTAAATCACATAGTTCTTCGATATACCGATCTCTTTCCACTTTAGCTATGATTGAAGCTGCGGCAATAGACGCATACATATTATCACCATTTTCAATACAAACATGATTAATTTTTACGATTTTATTTTTCAATATTTTTGAATACGGCATAAAATAATTGCCATCGACTAATAATAAAATATTTGAGTCGTCTTTATAACATTCCTCTAAAATGTTATTTATATTTTTATGCATACTCCATTGTGTCGCTTTTAAAATGTTTATTCTATCAATGGTCTCTTCATCTTCAAACATTACACTCCAAAACAATGATTTTTCTTTAATGTATTCCGCAACCTTTGCTATTTTCTTCTTTGAATGAAATTTTTTACTATCTTTAATCAACGAAAAATCAAAATTGTCTTTAGGCAGTATTACTGCCGCTGAATATACTCTACCGAATAACGGGCCTCTACCAACCTCATCAATTCCTATTTCCAATAGATTTTCATCACTGGAGTAATATTTATTCAGAGTGGTCATTAGTAATATTTATGATTTAGTTTTTATTATATAAAAACTATTTTTTATATAAGTGATACTTTTTTTATATCAATAATATATAATGCCAATGACAACTAAATCAGGATTATTACTATTAATCATTTTACTAACATTTTTCTTAGTGGTTTATTGTTTCAAAAAAAGTGAAGGTATGTGTTCTATCGAAAAGGCGATGGATGACAACGATATTACAATATTCTATGGATCATTTGGAGCGGTTGGTGTGAAAACAGCATCAACCGGAGATAAGATTATTGTATCCGTAAAGAAAAATGAACAAGTACCAGATAATACTACATTTTCTTTATATGGCGAGAATGGTGAATCAATAACAATTCATAAAGGAGAGGATGAAGTATATCTCATTGTTAATGACGATTCGTTACATAACAAAGAATCGCCAATTAATGATACAACTCTAACTTATTACGGCAGGAACGGGTCTGTCATAGTAACAACATCAATTGACGGAAGCATGACTATTGATAATTATAATGTAAAGTATAATCATGACGAAACGAGTATAAATACGTTTTATGGTCCAAATGGTGTAAGGGTTGATATAATCAGAACTCCTGACGGTCAATTAAATATTGCCAACGGTAATAGCAAAAATAATATTAATATTAGCAAAAACCCATTGAATGATTATGTACGTAAGACGGAAATGTTTCCCATGATTTCATCCCCAACATGTCAATCAATCGATTCATGCGAACATGTTGATTCAACGTGTAATAAGGAGTCAGATAAAGAGTCAAAATCAAATGATTCTACTACATCCGATAACGAAAAAAACAATATGGCCAAAAGAGACGAACTTATATTAAAAGACAACAGCGGAAATGTAGCTGTTAGAAATATGCAAGGAAATACTGTATCAGCTAAACCGGGATCTCAAAATAAGATTGGAAAGTACCTTGGAGATAATTCAATCACATCAGAACCTTTACCTATGTTAAATAATTTTTCTTCTTTTTAAATTAATACAATTATACGAAAATATGATAAGTTAAATATCATATAATATTTTTTTTAAATGTTAAAAAAAATATTAGTAGTCTTTATGAACGATACTACATTTTACATGTATACTGGATTTTCAGGAATTTTATATTCCTTATACGCAGCATCAAGATATTATAGCTTAAGCGGAATCAGATTAATTTCATCGGAATCAGCTAAAGAAAAAATAAAAAGAGGCATAATTACACAGATTATTGATGTCAGATCTGACCTTGAATGGAAAATTGGACACTATTCATTAGCTGCTCATATACCTGTTACTACAATTTCACTTAAAACACTACAAAATAATAATATTTTCTTCAATGATGGAATTCTAGTTTACTGCAATACTGGTCAAAGAGCTAGATACGCTAGTGAGATCATAGCGAAATTAGGATACAAAAAGGTTTATTATATAGATGGTAAATATTCATCGTTGGTATAATTTATATATTAGTTATGACTAATGTTTCGTTCTCTTTTTAGTGCGCGTAATTTTTTTACTTTTGAGTTTACTTTTGAGTTTACTTTTGAGTTTACTTTTGCGCGACTTTTTCTGTCGGGTTTTCTGTCGTGTTTTCTGTCGTGTTTTCTGTCGTTTTAAAGCTTTTTTTACAAATCCGCCATTCATACCTATATGTTTCAACACCCATTGTTCAATACCGTCGGCTGACCGTATACTATCATAATTACTCACAACATTTCCATTTTTTAAAGCTATGTACGGTACACCCATTATATCATCTTTATCTTTCAAATCCACATTGCTCAATGTACTCACATCTATTTTTGCTAAAATAAGATTACTTAATGATTTATGTTTATTTTTGTTCTTAAATTCTTCCCATACAGGAGCAAATTGACTACACGCACCGCATGAAGGACTATGAACCACATATAATATCATGCTTGTATCGTCATTCAATTCACGATTAAGTTGTACAATAGCTGGATCCGAAATTGTATGAATATCAAACGTAGGTGTCATTATTATATATATGAATAATATATTATTTTATACATATATATATATATAAACATGAGTAATCTATGTAGTAGAAGAGTGGTATTATTAGGAACTGTGATTGTTACATTAGTTGTTTCAGTTATCTACATATATAATATCCGAATTGAAGGAATGAAGGTAAAATATGATTGTCCAACATCTTTAGAACAAACTAACGACGGACTGTTTAAACTTTCTTATAAAAACAATAAAAAACCCCCAAATTATTATTATAATTTGGACGAATATATAAATTTGATTGATTTTCAAAAAGAAAAGAATATGGGTTGTCCTGTATTATCTTTGAATTCGAATAATTCAAACTTAACACCTGCTGTTGTAGAGCAAAATTACGATGACGAAGACATTGATAAATTGATGGACGCGAATATATCAGGAGATGGATATAATACAAATCAGTATCCTGGATTTGATCCAACTAATTTATATATTGGCATGAAAACACCATTAGATTTATTACATGACACTGAATTAAACAATGACGTAAGTGCTAATCCTATGGACAGCAATTGGGGTGGAAATTCGTATACAAGCGAGTTAGTGGAAACTGGATTCTATAAATCAAATAGTCGTTAAATATAAATGATTTCTTACCACTATATGTAATTAAAATACTTCAAAACGACTATTTTCTGGATATTATGTCATTATACAAATCATTCAATAGCAACTCATCATTTTCATTTTCACTTTCACTTTCTTCGTCATAGTTATCATCATCTACGTCATCTTCATCATCATCTACATCATCATCATCATCTACGTCTTCATTATCTACGTCATCATCATCTACGTCTTCATTATCTACGTCATCATCATCTACGTCTTCATTATCTACGTCTTCATTATCTACGTCTTCATCATATGATACCGTCGGATGTGCAGAAGGTACAATATTGTTTATTTCATTTTCTACAGGCCTTTCAGTTGTATTTGACGATGTGTATCTAAAACTGAATCTAGGAGTAGAGTAATTTCGTATATCATATCTACACATCGGACATCTTACATTATTACAAAACCATCGTCTTAAATCAGGTTCTGTGAAAATATGCCCACAATGTAAAATCATAATAACGTGCGACGTTTCGTTAAATTCTGATAAAGTAATAGGACAAATAGTATTTACTGGACGAATAATATCCCCGTATCTTACACATCTCGTGGCGGTTTGAACCTGATGTTCGCTTGGAGCTATTACAACTGGTTCAAATAGCGCATTTATAGAATCAGTTATAATGTTATCAAATCCATCCATTAATGAGTCCATTTGATTATTATCTGACGCGACATCTGACGTGACATCTACTGGATTATTTGTATTAATATGTATATTTGAACGTTGATTTAAAGTAGGTATCATATTTGCCGAGGTGTTCATGCCAGACGGTGTTAGATAATTTAGTAGTGGTGCACGCGCATATGTATGTAAGTTATCATGTATTGTATGATTTGGTCTACGTATTACTGAATTTGTTCGCCTATTTCCAGCAGATCCATGTAAAAGGTAGCTCCCGTCATTAACATTATTAGTATTGTTACTACTATTGTTACTAATATTGTTATGTTCTCTAATGGGTCCTGAATTAATTTCATTTCTTATTTCATTTCTTAATTCATTACGTGTTTGAACTCCTGATGAATTTAAATTTATGGGCTGTGGTCTATATTCAGTACTGCGTATTGGTGTATTACGTGATCTATCTATATTATTAGTACGATTTGTAGTAGGGATAGTAGTAGGGATAGTAGTAGTAGGGAATCTATTTGTTTGTATACGTGTAAGTTCGCTGTCAATTAAACCTACAAAAGAATTTTCTATGGCGTTGTTTCTTGTACTGATTTCGTTAACGATGCGCAACAATACATTATTATTATTTACTATTAATGAATTATATATATTTAACATTGTAGTTACATTGTTAAAATCGTTACTTCTATTGGAATCGTTAGTAGAACCGTTAGTAAAGTGGTTATTACGATTAGCATTAAGATTAGCATTAAGATTATTAGAATTATTATTATTGTTGTAATTGTTGTAATTATTGTTGTAATTATTGTTGTAATTATTGCTATTATCGGACATATACATATATATATATGATATTTAAGACATTTAAACTTTAATTATTTGATAATAAGTTTAGAAATAAAATTATACTATGTATATGGAGAAATATGTATATGCTACAAATGGTTTATCGGGAATAAAAAATATAGGAAATACATGTTATATGAATTCATGTCTTCAAATTCTTGCTCATACATACGAGATGCATGACGAAGTAAGAAAATTAACAAATATTAGAAATACAAATTCATTATTCATTGAATGGATAAAATTAAATAATCAACTATGGAAATCCAATACTACTATAACACCAACATCTTTTCATAATGAGCTACAGACGATAGCCAGAAAAACAAACAATAATTTTGTTGGTTACAATCAGAATGATGCCTCAGAGTTTCTGATTTTTATAATGGATATATTTCACGAAACATGTAAATTAAATGTAGATATGAAAATAAAAGGATCAGCTTTAAATAAGCTCGATGAAATTGCCATAAAATGTTATGAACAATTTGTCTTGTATCATAAAGAAAATTATTCGTTAATAGTAAAACTGTTCTATTATATGTCAGTGACCAATAATATATGTATATCAGATGGTCGTTTAATATCACAATCATTTCAGTCAAATTTTATGCTAGATTTACCAATTCCGAATAAACACAATATCAATATATACGATTGTTTAAATTTACATTTTCAAGATACCTCGCTGTTAAAAGAAAATGGAATTAGAGACGAAAAAACAAATATACAACATGATGTTGTTCAGAAAACATCATTATGGAATGCGCCACCTATTCTAATTATATGTTTCAAACGATTTACATATGACGGGAGGAAAAATAATAAAATGATTAATTTTCCGATTGATAAATTAGATATTCAGAAATATGTATCTGGATACAAAACCAATAATATGTATGAATTATATGGTATATGTAACCATTCGGGAGTCGCTGATGGCGGACATTATACATCATATGTTAAAACATATACCAATGATTGGTATTTATTTAATGATACAAGTGTTACTTTAGTTCAAAGAAAAAATATATCAGAAACAATAATTACAAGTAAGGCTTATTGTTTATTTTATAGAAATAAAAATTAACTTTGTATATATATATATTATATGGAGGTTTCAGTAAATTCAGAAATCTTATCAACACTCAATAACAGTATAAAATCACTTCTGTCTAATCCTGAAATATTTGCTATTATAATCGCAGTAGTAATAGCATTTATTTCTAAGATGTATTTAGGAAGTAGTGACTTTAAAAGCTTTAATCAAACCTTAGGCGAAACAATTTTGTACACTTTTCTAGCATTTATTATCATATCTAATTCCGTAAAGTATTTGTTTGGAATTGAAATCGTAACAACCATTTCAGATATCTTGACTAATAATCCTCTAATTGAAATTGATATATTAAAAGAAAGTGACATAAAAAATGATTCATTAGTTAGAAAAGAAAAGAAAGTTAAATTTTCAGATAAAAATGAAGTATTTCATATTAAAGGAAATAATTTTCAATATAAGGATGCTACACCAGTATGTAAAGCATATGGTGCTAAATTAGCAACATATGACCAAGTTGAAAATGCCTACAATAACGGTGCTGAATTTTGCGAATATGGATGGTCAGATGATCAATTAGCATTATTTCCAACTCAGAAGAAAACATGGAATGACATGCAGAAAGGCAACAGCAAAGTGGTAAATACATGTGGTAGACCAGGCGTTAATGGCGGATATATAGAAAATCCAAACGTAAGATTTGGAGTTAATTGTTACGGTGTAAAACCTGACATATCTAAAAAAGAGAAGTGTATGATGACCTCTACTGGATTTTATGAAAATCCTGAAGCAAAAGTAGAAACAGCAAGAACTAATTATTGGGAGTCACGATTATCAGAACTTATAGTGAGTCCATTTAATGAGAATAAATGGAATAAAATGTAGATGATATTTAGATAATATTTAGATGATATTTTCTTTTAACCAGATTCTCGACTCTTTTTCGTTTTTATTATCAATGCCTCTTAAATTTACGTTATTTAAGTGAATAGAATTCAATATTTTCATATGTGTACTTAGTGTATTTTCACTCATTATTAACTCGCATTCATCTATTTTATTAACCAATATCTGAGGCAATTCAATTTGAAGTATTCGTACTGGATATGTATCATTAGGCAATTTGCTTAATTGATATATAAGTTTTCGAATAATATTTAGATTCAAATTATTTGTTTTTTTTTTCTCAGCAACAATATATTTATATTCATTCACGGAGTTTACGATTTTAGGTTTAATAATTAATACATTATCATACAAAGACATTAAAATATATATGATTTCTTTGGTTATATAATTATTCAATCGTTTAATTTTTATAATTAAGTTGCCTGATTCTTTTTGAAACACAATTGCCAATAGCAAATTTTTAATAATATCTTTTATATCGTCGTAATTAATACAAATTAGATCAATTGTATTGTTATATTTTGATATAACTCTATTTATACTGGAAGTATTACTACTATTCAATTGTTCATAACCAATGTAACTCGGTATAGTGCTGTTAGATATGTCATTTTTTTCTGACATATATATATATCTATCTTTTCCTTTTCGTAGTTGAAATAGAGCATCTAAATAATCGTGAGTATTTGACATATGTAATGATACTATGTGTTGTTTCTCAAATATTTTGCTAATTTTGTTAATTTCAATAAATGCGAAATATGTTTTCGGATGATATATTTCATCTGGTATTTTAATATTTAAAAGGTCTGTAAATGAATGCATCGTTTTTATTTCATCATACAATGATGTATTTGTTTTGCTAATGAATGTATTCAACATTTGTTCGAGGAAAGAATCATCATGGATCATTGTTTTATGTAGTGATGTCAAATTCATTAAATCAATTATATTGGTATTATTATATTTGAATAATTTTGGTAATGTATAATATGTCATGTTAGAATATTATGACATATTATATTTATGTTTTATTTGACGCATATGTTACTAACAAGTCCATCAAATTTAAATTTATTTGTAATGTAGGTGTATTCATCATGATTATGACATGTGTATAAGAAAACTAATTTATTACGATTATGTAAAAAAGTATATAGTTTATTATCAAAGCATTCCCAATGAAAAGCAAAAAAAGTATATTTATTTAAAAGGAATTCTAGTTCATATACATTAAATTTATTTGACGTTATTAATCCTACATTAATAGCAGGTAATTTATTCTGAATAATATCCAAATGGTTCATGTTAAAACTGGCAAAGAATATTAATTCCATATTGATTTCTTTATTAATATTCAAAAAATAATTACATAAGTAATCTACTGTATCATCATTCCCTTTTATATCAATATATGTTTTGATAATATTTGTATTAATATTTTTAAAATAGAAATCTAATGTAATTATTCCATATTTATTGTACAGTGTATGTAGATCATAATCGTTAACATTAATCCCATCTATTAATGTATCATGAAAAATAACTAATTCGCCGGATTTACAAATATTTATATCCAGTTCAATCATATCAAATCCTGAACGAATCGCTTCGCGGAAGCTTTCTTCGGAATTATCAACATACTTATCAGAGTATCCTCTATGAGCTATTAACATAAGTTTATTATATATTAAAAAATATACAATAAAATTCATTTCATATATCGTGTTGTTATTATTTGTGGCTGTTATTATTTATCGGATGATTCAATTATGGATGATTCATCAGGTTCTTGCGAAAATGTCATTATATTGACGTCTCCTGTATATTTTCGTATTTTCTTATATATGAAATATCTATTTAAAAACGATATCTCTTTTTCATTATTTGTCATATCAAGCGTGGTGCCTATTTTTGATTTATTGTATGTTTTATCCGTTATATGAATTTGTGAAATATGTTTGTATAATTCTGAAAATAATCCATTACTTGATACTAATCCCATGGTCTTTATTTCATCGTCGGGAACTAAAACAAATCCGTATGTATTCATTAGATCGTTAAAGTAATCGTAATTAACAAGATATTCTCTAAACGTCTTATTTATGGACTCCTGGTAGACATCAATTGGATAACCCAAACAACTACCGTCATTATTGAACTCATCGCGATCATATTGTTTATTTACTTCCCACATAATTTTACCCTTATCGTCCCTCAGAATTTTACCGTCGCCTTTCTTGTAATCCTGTAAAATGTCAAATAATAGTTTACCGTCATATGACGTACCTATAAAATACCCTCCCAATTTGGTGCACTCAATTACATTTGATATAAAGTTTTCTAGTGTATATTTATTTTCAAAGAAGTAATGTAGTGCAAATTGACATGACGTTATTTGAAACCCATCTTTACCTACACCATAATTTTTAAATAGATTATAACCCATTTTCATCTTATCCTGCGAACCTTTCCCAAATACCGCATCATTAATGACTCTATATTTATCATCTATTAACGCGTCTCCCGATCGGATATTCTTACTACTATCTCCACACGAGAATATCATTTCAGGTATTTTATCATTACGCATAGCATAATTTAAGAAGCGTGCGCATGCTCCGTCTTTTTTATTTTCTATATTATCGCGTGAGATATCTATGCCGTAAACAAACCCCAATTCAGATTGAATCCATTTTGGCATATCTCCGCCTTTACCAACAGCAAAATCCATTAGCGTATCGTCTTTGTGAGAAATAGAATTAATCAACAGATTTTTAACAACGAGATTATGAAAATCACGCAATGATCGTGTAGATGTACTAGTAGACTTTCTATTATAGTAGACATCATCATCAGCACATTCAGGAATATTTAGTCCAGACGTTATCATTTGTTCTGTTGTAGGATTATGAATAGTATTCCAATTATTGTTAGCTGTAACATAATCGTTTCCGAAATTATTATGTCCCTCACGATATTGTTGCGTTTTATCATATCTCACGCGTAACGGCTTCCATTGAAAATGTTCGCGCTTATCGTCTAATCTATAGCTGAATTCAACAATAGTGTTGTCATTAATAAGTTCATTTTCCTCAGTCAATAGTTGTAATTGACCATTACTGTCGTATGATAATTCCAAATTACATATATACGCTTTATCGTCATATGGATTTGTTGGTATAAAAGGCACAGCCTTATATGTAGTTACCTCCTGTTCCTTTTTCTTTCTTTCAGATATATTTTGATACATCTTTCTATTATAATTTAACACATCGTTTAACGGATCAGTATACCCTCCTGAAAATCCGCAATATAAATGAAGAGTTTTGTATGGAGTCGTAGATGGTCCATTTACTATATTTTGTACGGTATCTTTTCCGTTTTCTTTTTTGATTTTAATGAGGAAATCAATTGTGTTATACGCAGGCGGTTTCCACTTGAATGATTTATCCCATGTTATTCTTTTATTTGCCTTAGGTATTGTCTTATCAGATGGCGTGAATATAAGTCCGTCAATAGTGTATTCAAATAATTCATTCTTATCTTTTTGAAGTATAAAATCACAATTTTGAAATATATCCTTTCCTTCGTCTGTATAAAATCGTTTACATTCCAGTCTAAATGCGTTCGGATTGATATTATTACCAGGACTCATTTTAATGGACTTTGTCACTTTTTCCAATAATGGCAGTCTGCCTACTTTTTTTCCTTCTTTTGTGGTTACAAACACTTCACTACGCTTGTCGATATTACTGAGCATATAAATATCAAAAGCAGCAAATAAATTAATGAATTTCCCCTGTTTATCATACTTAATATGTTCGCCATCTAAAATACTATTGAAAATATCTTTCACTTTTGTATGCATTCCTGTATACTGTACATTTATCTGGGTATCGATCATATATATGGTACCTTTAGAGTCAATGAAAAGAAGCTTTCTAGTTCCATCTGCTTTTTCAGTCACTGTATAATTATTTCGTATATTTATGTCATTTCCGAATGCGGTTTCTTGTAAATTTGCTAGTTGCAGTGTCACAGATGAATAACCGATAAAATCTTTTGGTTTAACATTATCAAATGTATTGTCGATACCAAATAATTCTAAATAACTCTTTTTGACGCTATTTATTTCTTTATACGATATAGGATATTTTGAATCTTGTAATCCACAAAGTATATATTTGATAAGGACTCTTAATTTTGATGTAATCTGAGTGATTTCTAGATTAGTTACTTTGTCGTTGTCTATTTCTATTTCTATTTCATATTGTAACTTATTCGTTATAACTCCAGATCGCTTCATATTATAGCCTAATTTCTTACTAGAACGAACTATGCTCATATGACATTTGAATGGAAAGTCAGGATGCGTATATTCTATTCTGTTTATATACCGGTAAAATTTTGATATGTTATTGTAATTGTCAGTAAGATTACTTTTAATTGTTACATCATCCTTTGCTATATCTTCCTCCAATTGAAATGAAACACGAAACGCAAAATCGTGATTGTCAACCGTTTTGTAATTTTGACCATTTTTCTTTGGATAATACTTTTTAGTTATATTAACATATTCAGGAGACTTTTCAATTAAATTTAAAATATTTTCATTTCTACAATAGTTTTGTATAACATGCTCTCCAAGTAATTCAATTCTCATATTTTCTAGTTTCTTATCAGATTTATCAACATTTATTCTTAGCATATTTGATCCATTGGGATCAGCTGTCATAAATCCACATCCTCGCAATTTTGAGATTACATTTTCAAAATTGTGTTTAGAAATTTGAACAGAGCTTTTTGTAGCAAATTTTACTTCACACTCTTTCAATGTATTTTTATCAGAAACATTATAATTTATATATTCGCTAACTAAATTATCTATTGTTGATGGCGTGTGTCTATCTTGAGACATTATATATTATACAACATTTATTTTTAATATATAATCAATTTTATATTAAAAATAATAAACAGGCAATTATGATTCAAAAAAGTTATTTATTTTACTTGCTATGGATAAATATAAATCCCTCTTGTTTAGTTTTTTTCCATGAATATCGTCAAATGGTACATCCAGCATTTTTGCTATATCTATTAACTCATCAACTTTAAATGAACCTACTGATAATATTGGTTTGTCGTAATTGGCAATTTCAAATCTATTCATTTCATAATTTTTTAACTCGTCCGTATTTATTTTTTCACATCCATATAGTCCATTAATTATATGAATGATATACACTTCACTAGCATCATCTGAAATAATTTTATGAAACATATTGTTTTTTATAATCACGAAGCTGATGTTATAAATAATACATAACAGCTCAAATGTCTTGAATGAAATAAACGCATTAGAAAGCAATTCATTAATATTGTCATTAATTTTACGAAGTTTAAATTCCTTGAAAATGGATTTTTTGCTTTTCATTACATCCACTAATTTTATTTTTTCGGCTATCTCTACAGAATATGAATTGGAACCAACCATGTTATATTCAACATAACCACTGTTAATGTAATAAAAAATCCAAAACAATTTATCGTCCTGGTATGGAATAAATACTGACTTTGCTACAGTTTCAGATTTATATTCTTTTACTTTAGGCACCACTTTTACATCATCTATATAACGTGTAAACTTAGATATATTTTTACACGTTAGCATGTATGGTTTTAAATTATCTAATGTATATTCTGACATATATTAGATATTGGAATTTTATGTCTATATTGTTTTTAAAAATATTAGTTTCTAATGATGCCCCCTAATGATGCCCTAATGATGCCCTAATGATGCCCCTAATGATGACCCTAATGATGCCCTAATGATGATCTAATCAAATATATCCGAAAATAGATATTTGAAATTCATTAATGATTTGTCTTTATTGTCTGGATCAACTTCAATATTCATCTCAACAATATCTAATGCGACTACAAATTCATTTTTCATTATCAAATCTAATAACTCCTTTGCTGCTTCAATTTCTAAACCATTGGGTACCGGCGTTCCTGTAGTAGATATATATTTTGGATCAATAGCATCAACGTCAAATGAAATATGTACAGGCGATTTATTAATAAATAATGATAATTGGTCATAAACAGCTTTTGGATTTTTATTTACATCTTTCGATAATGTATATTTAATATTATGTTTTTCAATGGTTTCTGTTTCAAACTGGTCTAAGTCTCTGATTCCAACATAATATAGATTTTTAAATGGTAAATGATTCCAAATATACGGAAATAACGGATTTGTATCCATGCCGGTTAAAAAAGCTAACGGCATACCATGATAATTTTTCGTTTTTGATGATTCATAAGTATTAATATCCGCATGTGCATCAATCCATATGAATTTCACATCTTTATATTTATTTAATGAGGCAGCGCCAGAAGGTATAGCAATCGAATGATCGCCTCCAATGTTTATAGATTTTCTATGCGGATGTATAACATTATACAGGTCCAAGAGTTTTACATAAATGTTATCCGTACAATATTTCATTAATGGTTTATTAATGATATAAGTTGGTTTAATAAAACTAGATATAAACCCTGGAAAATTCTTAACCCCTTTTTTTAATTGACCACACGATGATGGCAATAGTACTATATTTTTTAACATTATATATATATAATGGTATTATTATACTATTCTTAATATATAATTTATATCCGTATTATATAATGGGTAAAGAGTTTGAATTGAAAATAGTCAATCCCGATATAGAACTATTCAAAAAAACATTGAAGGAAAATAATGCGTCTTTGAAGCATTCAAAACAATATATGCACAGACATGTATTTCATCATCCAGACCCAACAGTGGATGGATTCATTAGACTGCGGAACGAAGGGGAGAACAATGTAACCCTTACATGTAAAATATTTAATCAATCAAAATTTCCTTTGGAATATGAAGTAAAGTTGGATGGAGATTATGAAAGTGGTTTAGAATTTCTAAAGAAGTCTGGACTAAAATTAAAGTCGTTTCAGGAAACAGCCAGAGAAAAGTGGGTACATCCTTTAGCCAAAGAGATTGTGTTTGATACATGGCCTGGAATTCCAGAGTTTATAGAAGTAGATTGTGAATCAGAAGAAGATTTAAAAAAACTTATTCAAATATTGGACATAGATAAAAATAGTATACGCTATGATGGTGTAGATAGTTTATACGAAGAACTATATAAAATACCAAAAAACAAATTTAACGGGATGCCCTCACTTACCTTCGATAATTTTAACTCTGAAATTCGTGGAGGAAAAAAGGTAAAAAAACATACTGTTTCGAATAAACGAAAAAGAAGTAAAACGTATAAAAAAACCAAACGTTAATTCATGTAAATTAAAAAAAGATATCGGTGATAATAAATATACAATTTACATGATATTGTATATTTATAGGTTTAAATTTAAGTTTCCATGGATATTAATTCCTCTTCATTATGGTAACTATTAGCTTTAAAAAATTTGTTTTTCAAATCGCCTTTTTCGCGCTCTACGTTTTTTAATTGTAATTCTTGTTCATCAACATATTCCATGTAATTAATAATTTTGTCAATGATACCTCCATCTAACTCGCTCATATTAATAAAAGTTCCGTAATTATTCTCATTCAATTCAATATTATGATCCATAAGTATTTTAAGAACTTCTATTTGATGAAATTTGGACAATTTTTCAACTGATTTCCTGATAGGTTCTAATTGATTTACACTCCTCATTATATTATATATATAATATAATTTTCTATGTTATTTAATGTCATTTAAATGTTTTCAAATGTTTTCAAGTAAATAATGCACCATATATAAACAAATTGTAATTTATCAACAAATTAGGATGAACATACATCACATACCTCATCATCTGCGTTATCTATAGTAGTGGCATCAGGATCAATTGTAAACTGCTGTGCTTGATGTTTTGCTTTTCTTCGCAGGTAATACATTCCCGTCTTTAGACCTTTTTCCCACGCATAAAAATGCATAGATGTGAGTGCTTTATACGTAGGTGTTTCCATCCATAAATTTAAACTTTGGCTTTGACAAATATATGCACCTCTATCAGCAGACATATCAATAACACATTTCATAGGAATTTCCCATACAATCTTATATTTTTCTTTAATTTTATCAGGAATTTCATCAATACCAGCAACACTCCCTTTATTGGCAATAATCTTATTTTTAATGGTATCATTCCAAATTCCTAGGGTTATTAATTCGCGCTGTAGATGTTTATTTACAATCATAAATTCACCAGCAAGTGTACGTCTACTATATATATTACTAGTAAACGGTTCAAAACATTCATTGTTTCCTAGAATTTGGGAGGTGGATGCTGTTGGCATGGGTGCGAGTAATAGAGAATTACGCACGCCGTGTAATTTGACCGACTCTTTTAGCTTATTCCAATCATATCTATTAGAAGGTATAATACCCCATAAATCAAATTGCAATATTCCTTTACTCGTAGGCGAGTCACTGAAACTGGAGTAACTACCTAAATAATCAGAGGAAAGATTATTCAACTCTTCGCTCAACGGCATTAATCTGTTCCATTCTTCCTCGGATAAAATATTGTTATCCGCTATTTCGTACGGAACTATGCCTTCATTTTCTATGTTCATGCGTTGTGAATATAAATCATGAATTGAACTCATAATAGGTTGTCTAGAAATTGCCAACTCATTAGACATTTCTAATGCACCGTGATATATTGTTTCAAATATACATTTATTTATTTCCCGAGATTGTTCACAATCAAATGGAAGATCCATTAGGGCAAATGTATCTGCTAACCCCTGTACACCAATACCGATAGGTCGATGTTTAAGATTACTTAGCTTTGTTTTTTCAGTTGGATAGAAATTGGTATCAATGATTTTATTTAGATTCTCAGTTACGATTTTAGAAACGGTATGTAATTGTTCATAATCGAATGTACCATCTTTATTTACAAAAGAGGATAGTGCTATACTTGCCAAATTACATACGGCAGTTTCTTTACCATCTGAATATTCCATAATCTCTGTACATAAATTTGAACTTTTGATAGTGCCTAGGTTTTTCTGGTTAGACTTCTTGTTTGCGGCATCTTTATATAACAAATACGGTGTACCTGTTTCCATCTGACTATCTAATATTTTCAACCATAAATCGCGCGCTTTCACTGTTTTCTTTCCTCTATTTTCAACTTCATATTTCATATATAATGCGTCAAATTCCTCGCCATAAACATCCGATAAACCAGGACATTCATCAGGACATAATAAAGTCCAATCTTCGTTATTTTTAACACGTCTCATAAATAAATCTGGAATCCATATTGCATAAAATAAATCCCGCGCCTTCAACTCTTCATCTCCCTGATTTTTCCTGAGCTCTAAAAACTCTGAAATGTCGCCATGCCATGGTTCAATATATATAGCGAAGCTACCGTTTCTCTTTCCACCTCCTTGATCAACATATCTGGCTGTATTATTAAATACACGTAACATAGGAACAATTCCATTTGATGTTCCATTGGTCCCTCTGATGTGCGAACCTTTAGCACGAACGTCATGAATATGTAAACCAATGCCTCCCGCATATTTTGAAATGTTGGCGCAATCTTTTAATGTGTTGTAAATTCCCTCAATACTATCTGATTCCATTCCCATTAAAAAACATGAGCTCATTTGATTTCGTGTTGATCCAGCATTAAACAATGTTGGCGTGGCATGAGTAAAATACTTACAGGACATTAAATTGTATGTTTTCTTGATTTTTTCAAAATCTCTTCCATGAATCGCAATAGCAACACGCATCCACATATACTGTGGTCTCTCCACTAATTCGCCGCGAATTCTATGTAAGTACGCACGTTCTAATGTTTTAAAACCAAAATAGTCGATTAAATAGTCACGATTATGATCTATTATATTTTCAATATCTGATATGTTATACATAACATTTTGGTAATAGGTTTCGCTAACAAGAGGGATTTTTTTACCATGAATATCACATAAATTTAATAATTTCTCAGTTGCTGTTCTGAATGAATCTGTTGTATTCTTATGATGATTTGAAATAATAATTCTACTCGCTAGAGAAGCATAATCAATATGATGTGTACTTTGTGATGCACAGTGTTCAGCAGTCAATTCATCTATTTTTCTCGTGTCAATATTATCATACAATTGATCTATAATTTTCATGACAAGCATTGAATAATTGATTGAAATATTGGCTTCAGCACCAATTTTCTTTACTCTATGTAAAATTTTATCAAATGATACTTCTTCTTTTACTCCACTACGTTTGGTTACTTTCATTTCATTACTTTCCATTATTTATATTATGTGGATTAATTTTATATTGTTTTTATAGGTGAAATAATATATAAGTACTTCCGTATTATATAAGCATATGAAAAAATATTATGATATCCTTGGACTTTCACCGAACGCGTGTGCGACTGATATAAAAAAGGCATATAAAAAAATGGCTCTTAAATGGCATCCTGATAAAAATAATGATAGTAAAGAGTCACAGGATAAGTTTAAAGAAATTTCAGAAGCTTACGATATGTTAACAAAAAAACAACCTATGCAACCAAATATGAGCCAATTTACTGGTCAACATAATGTGTTTCATAATCCTAATGATTTATTTGCGGCACTATTTTCAAATGGAGCATTCCAGGGATTTAATGCGTTTCCCACAAATGTTAATGTATCGCAGTTTGGTGGTACGCAACAACGTGCACAATCAAATGCTCATGGAATGAAAACCACGCAAATTAGAACAATATTTGAAGGTGATAAAAAAATAGAGATTATAACAGAACGTACTAATAATCAGGTGACAACTAAAAGAATAGTCACTAATTTAAAAACGGGAGAAATTACACAAATGTAATATAACTTTTTTGCAAAAAACATGAATTTATTCTTGAAAATAATAGGTAAGCTTGTACTTTCGATTTTATTTTTCACCCGAAAATATCATTTTTTTTGCAAAAAAGTGGCTTCTTACCATTATGATGTAAAATCCATTTCTAAAAAAATATATTGTTACCATAACTTTTTTATAGATTTTATTTAAAACTATTTAGACGCTTTTTTTGTTAGTATTATATACTAACAGATGACTAACGAAAACGCGCCAAAACGCGCAGAATCGTATTCATGCGAATATTGTGATTATGTATGTAGCAAGAGTTATGACTGGTATAGACATGTATCTACACGTAAACATAAAATACTAACAAATACTAACAAAAACGCGTCAAAACGCGTCAAAAAATATGACTGCATCTGTGGAAAGACTTATAAACATGCTTCTTCGTTATGTAATCATCGAAAAAAATGTAAATATGATGAAAATAATATTTCTATTAATTCTACTATGAATTCTACTATTGATTCTACTATTGATTCTACCGATAAATCAAAATGTATGAATAGTATTGTAGAGAATGAAGATATTAGTTATAAAGAAATGTTTTTAGAGTTGATGAAAAAAAACAGTGAAATTACCAATATAATGATAGAACAACATAAAACAATTCAAACCATGGTACCTAATATAAATAAATCCAAAACAACTACTAACAATACTACTAATAATAATTTTAATATAAATATTTTCCTGAATGAACAATGTAAAGATGCATTAAATATGACAGAATTCATAGAATCTATTCAACTAAGTGTAGAGGACCTCACAAATATAGGAGAACTAGGACAGACTAAAGGCATGTCTAATATATTAATTGATAAATTGAATAGTTTGGATATCTTTAAACGACCAATACATTGTAGTGATATAAAAAAGGAGACTATATATATAAAAGATCAGGATAAATGGTCTGAGGATACTGGACAAAAACCAAAATTAAAGCACGCGCTAGATGAAATTGTTAAGAAAAGTATGTATGCTATCCCATGCATTACAGAAGATCCAGATACGATAGTAAAAACAATGTCCGAAGTATTAAAAGACCCTAGAGAAGATAAAAAAATAATATCACGAATTGTAAAAGGAATATGCCTGTAATGTTATCTAAAATTAATTACCATCATTAGTAATATTATTTTTAGCGGAATCTGATAATGTAATATGACATTTATTTTCTGTAGAAATGCTATTTTTTTTGGCACGTCTCTTAGGAGCTCTATGTTCATACCCATTTACTCTTTCATCTTTGATAATTGTCCACATGTTCTCAAGTATATGTAGTGCTGAAGAGAACCATTGTTTATTTCTAAGTACTAATATACAACTAATTTCGTCAACCTTCCAATAAATAGTTTTCATAAATAACAGATCCTGATGTTTGTTGAATTGATCAGATTCCCACTCATTATAATCATTATGGATTTCCTTACAATAGTATTCATAAACAGGTTTGTTATTATTATAAAATAATAACATTTTACCTTTATAATTTCCGTTTGAAGTATATTCGCCGTTTCCATCATTTATATATTCTTCTAGAGAATCATATTCTTTAAATCTGGTCTCAAGAAAGTCACATTCATTTAAATTGCATACTTCCATTTGTAATTGCATTTGAATCCAATACTCTTTCTTTGGATTTTGTTTTATTTCGCGATTTACGATATTTTTAATTTCCAACATCCTACCATATCTCGGATTACCCAGCTTTATATTTATTCCATCTGGCGAGGCACCAATAAAAGAATATTTATTATGTCTAATACACCCAAATTCACCAATCTGCGTATTGTAAATATGTTCATACAACATTGTAGATAATGGTTCATATTTTTGACCCCAATGTAATGTAGTTTCAGTATTTATATACACGGTTTGTGAAGCATCTGGAGACTTACATGGACAACATTTCTCGTATACCAGACTATTATATAAACTCTGTGTATCAAATGCTTTCCAGGCACTACTTGCTGTGATAATACCATGTCTAAATTCATACCATTCTTTGGTTCTTTGGTCAGGTTGAATACATGTTTGGACAAAATTGATTTTATCAGTGAGTCTTTCAATATTGTGTTCAGTATTATTCCTAATAAATGTGGTGTTATAATGTCGCTTAGGAATATACTTGTTATAAATAAGGTTGATTGCGCGATTGATAATGATTTCAGGCATCATTAGATATTCATACAATTCTTCATCCACGTTGTAGGAATTCTCTATTGTTGAAAATAAGAGATTATGTAAATTTTCATGAAACACTTCTTCGAAATTTTCAGAAGACATATGAAGTATATTGTCTTCTATGTATTCAGTAGCCATGTCGTATATATAATTTAGTATATTATGGTTATCGCGTTTAATCTCATATTCTACATTAACCATTTTCTCATATTTTTCAATAGATAGCGTTAATTTATTATCATGATGATCATCAAAATTATTGATATCATCGTGATGTATTTGGGTGTCAATATGTGTGTGGTCATTAATTTCCATATCGGTATTATATATAATGTGTATTAATCTTTATTATCAATTTTAATCTTTTTCTTTTTAGTATTATGAGATTTGTTTTTAGGTAAGCTTCTGCTAGTAGAAGTTCTTTTATCATTTCTGACTAAAAACTAATTATTTACATATAGCAATGAAGGGATGGAAACAATTACCTGATTTTCAATATCATATATTACGTCTTTAATTTTCTGTAGTTTATTATATTCCAATGCTGTTGTTAGAGCATCTTTTAATAATGGTTTATCAGAAGAAGAACATTCATAATTATCACAAAAAAATAGTATTTTAGATAACTTATTACTTTTATCTAATTTATTCCAGGTTGACTTATTATTGGTATGTATTTCCTCGTTCAATATTGTCTCTATTTCAGTCATTGTATGTGTATTAAATGTTGTAGTTGGATTATTAGAATGTACATAGCCAATATTTGTAGATGGCTTTGCTGGCGTATCTGGTGTAGTATCTGGTGTAGTAGATGATGTATTATCTGGTGTAGTATCGGATGATTCGGTATTTATAATATTCTGTAGCATTTAATATAGTATGGTGTAATAGACTTAACTCCTTTTTTAATATAAGTATTAGATTACAATACATTGTCTTAATTGTATTCATCACAATAATCGTCTGATTTAAAATGTATAAATCCTGTAAGTATGTACCTAGTACCGGATACTGTTTTGACACCAGCATGTTTATTCTGACCGGAAAATACGAGACAATCACCAGTTTTAAGCTTTATTACCTTATCTAACTCAGGAAAGTAAGTACCTCCTCCTTCGAATGAATCATTCAACGCAATGACAAAGCTAAATTCGCTACCATCAACATGCTCATCAAGTTTATACTGTTTTGATTTTTTGTTTTGATATTTTGCAACAAATAATTCATTAATACCCAGCTCATATGAGTTTACATTATATAATCTCTCTATTTCTGTAAACACATGGCGATGAACATAATTGCTAATATAGTTATACGTGTTCCAATGGTTTGTTATTTTGTTATCGGTAGTAGGATAATTGTCATGTCTTGTAGTTGTCCATCCGTGTATTTTTGCATAGTCTTCTGATTCCTGGATAATAGATTTACAAAGTGACTCTGATATCATGTTTTTTATGACAGTATATTTTTTATTTTTATTTTTTAAATACAACATATCACATACCTTTTTATTTTCATGAAATTTTTCTATTGTTTTTTTATTTAATATAACAACTACCATAAAAATAACAGCAAATAATATTGATATAGTGATGCTATAGATATTCAATCGTTTTTTGTAATGAGTATATAAAACTAAAGTAGCAATTAGTAAAACAAAACATAATATCATGGGCATAAAGTTCATATATATATATTAATATAACATTATAATAAATATGACAAAAAAGGAAATAAATATAAGCGGAACACATAATCGGTACTTGATTAAAAAAACAGATAAACAAACCGATGAATGTATTCTAAAAAAAAGCAATATATGTATTGATAGTGAACTCTTTTGTGTAGAGTCTCAGATAGACTTATTAAATAATATTGATCCAATAATTCAAAAACAATTGCATGATATTATAAAGATTAAACTATCTTCATATCAACAACAGGATAAGCTTAAGAATAGATTCAATAAAGAATTATTTGTAACTCTGTCAGAAGTGTTAGAATATATACGAAACTTAGATGGTAAATGTAGTTACTGTGGTGATGCGATATTGATAATGTATAAAAATAAGCGCGATAAAAAGCAATGGACACTTGATAGAATCGATAACAGCATTGGACATAACACTAATAATTTAGTAATATCATGCTTGGAATGCAATATTCAAAAACGCGATAGGAATCACGAACAGTTTTTGTTCTCAAAAAATATGAAAATAGATAAATTATCCTAGAGAACAATAGAATTTGTCTATAAATATACTTAAATATTAAGCAAAACATTAACCTATATATTATGTCCTACTCAACACAAAATAGTCTGCTGTTAAATAATCTGCTACAGTTTTATAATGATAAAGTTACATATTTGGATTACATGTTAAATATAATTAATGGAGAGTCTAAGATATCTCTTAGAATAGTTGATTGGTTTGCAACCAATTATGCGAAAAAACATTACACCGTATATGATACCGATAATAGTACAGCCAGATTTAAAGTCTATAATGACTATAAACTGAAATTAAAAGCATATTCTAAGAAACGTTTTGATCCTTTCTGTAGATGGGATCGCATATGTATACCATATAAAGACGGGAATTCTATACAGACTACTATAGGACAATTAAACTTTTTTAAATGGGCTATTGAAAATGGAGTGTTAGATTACATTGAGAAAAACTATGAAACAATTGAAAATGATATGAATTGTAGAAATAGTAATTCAAAGAAGAATGAAAGATCTATATCTGACAATAAAACTAGAAAGAAGAGAGAAGAATTATCACTACTTGCATCAAAATCAATTAAACGTGAAGATGTAGAAATAACAATGAGTTTTTCATAAATTATATTTCGTACAATTGATACATACTATTTTATCATAAAATACTATGGGAGGCATTCAGTCTATAAATAAAATATCATTTCAAGACATGTTATATTGTGTTAGAAATAACGAAGTTATCATTTCTGTAATTAATGATACTGAGTCGTGTTTAATACAAGGTACGTTATCATTTCAACATGAAGAAAAAAAAATCAACACGTTGTATACTAATGGAGAATTTCAAAAACCATTAATTATATATGGTTACAACGCATGCGACGATAATATAGCAATAAAATATAAACAATTAGTTGAACTCGGTTTTAAAAAGGTATATGTATACCCTGGAGGTATATTTGAATGGTTGTTGCTCCAAGATGTATACACGAACAATAATTTTAAAACAACTAAAATAGAATTAAACATGCTAAAGTATAGACCTAAGAATGTTTTCCATTAAAATTGAATCTAAAAATATATATATTGATATTATTAACAATAATATGAATTTATCTCAACGCAAATTGAATAAATCGGAATGGAATTCTGTGGAAATTCCAGTATCATTACAGGAAAAGAATGTAATTAATATGATAGTTCAAGGATATCATGATTTAAATTATACTTTTAATGAAACATTGTCACTTATGGGATATTTGAAAATTGAGTATTCTGAAGTAAATGAAAACTATATATACAGTGTATATCTAGAAGACAAAATAAAAAAAATAAATAAAAAATATGAGATCGACTACAATAATCGTGTATCGATTGATAGAAAAAAAATAAATAAAATCAATATCATGAGAATAGATAATAATAGTAAGGATATATTAAAAAAGGAAACGGATGATATCTACGAATTCAAACTATTAGACTTTGTTAGTAAATTACTCAAATATAAACATTCGTCAAACTATAAATGGTGTGTATATTTCTATACACTATGTAGGTTGATTAAATATGATATATATAATGTAAATAAACAATGTATACATTTCATTAAATATATTTTGGATCTATACATGAATGAAGTGGAGATAACAGCTATTATAGCAAAGGGTAAAGAATTTATTGAATGTAATGAAAACCTCTTGAAATATGCTCCAAATAAGTTATATACTCATCAAAAAGATATATTTACTATATTTCGGAAGACCGAAGTCAGACGTAGTTCTAACCTCGTACTGTATATGGCTCCAACAGCCACAGGAAAAACATTAACGCCTATTGCGTTATCAGAAAACCATCGTATAATATTTGTTTGTGCCGCAAGACACGTAGGCGTAGCTTTAGCAAAATCCGCAATTTCAGTAGGTAAAAAAATTGCGTTTGCGTTTGGTTGTGACACGGCAGATGATATACGATTACATTATTATGCCGCAAAAACATATGAAAAACATAGAAGAACTGGTGGAATTTTCAAAGTTGATAATAGCGACGGTATAAATGTTGAAATTATGATATGTGATATCAAATCTTACTTATGTGCTATGCGATATATGATGTCATTTAATGATGAATTAAATCAAACGAATAATGATATGATTATGTTTTGGGACGAACCTACAATCACATTAGATTACGAATCTCATGAATGTCATGAATATATATCAAAAAACTGGCAGGAAAATGAGATACCTAATATTGTATTGTCGTCGGCAACCCTTCCTGATGAAATAGAAATTGGAGATACTATTTCTGGGTTTAAGATGAACTTCGAAAATTCTATTATACATAAAATTAGCAGTTCGGAATGCAAAAAAAGTATACAATTGACAAATACATCAGGAGAAGTAATTCTCCCTCATCTGGTGTATAAAAAGTATGATGATTTACAGAAATGTATACATCATTGTATACATAATCGTACAATTTTCAGATATCTAGATCTACATTATATTTGTATCTTTATCGTTTTGTTAAATGAAGACGATAAATACACGATTATTCCTGAATTACAAATTCGCGATTATTTTGAATCTATTTATGATATTGATATGGAGAGCATCAAGGACTACTATTTCAAATTGCTTCAAAGCATACCCGTGGACAGTTGGGACTATATTTACACAAAATTCAAAACAATGAACCATATTGCCATTGAAAAAAATAAATATTACAAGGACATTAGTAATGGAATGAACATTACCACATGTGATGCGTTTACATTGACTGATGGTCCAACCATATTTATAGCAGATAATGTAGAAAAGATTGCAAAGTACTGTATTCAGCAATCTAAGATTCCCCAGCATGAAATTTCCAAAATTAACAATGACATACAATTTAATAATAAGATTAATCACGAAATCATTAAAATAACTAAAACATTAGAAGATATAATTCAAAAAGACATAGATGCTGGTAACGAGAAAAAGTTACAAAAAGATTCTCCTGAGACAAAACAACTGCGTAATAAATTAAACGAATTAAATAAAATATACAAGGAAATATCCATCGATAAAATATACGTACCGAATAGTCTTTCACATTTACATAAATGGTGTGACGAATCCATCAAAAATGGATTTTCTTCAAATATAACCAACATTGATGTACAACGAATTATGGAATTGCCTAACATTGAAGATATTTGGAAATTATTGTTATTGATGGGTATTGGTTTATTTTCAAAAGATAAACCAATTGAATATACTGAAATTGTAAAAGAGTTTGCGGATAATCAAAAGCTTTATCTTATAATTGCGAATGGTGATTATATATATGGAACAAATTATCAGTTCTGCCATGCCTTTATTGGTCGCGATTTATCAAATATAACACAGGAAAAAATAATCCAAGCAATGGGAAGAGTAGGTAGAAATAAGTTACAGCAAACTTATTCCATTCGTTTGCGAAACGATGATCTAGTGAATAAGATACTAGTGAAAGAAGAAAATAAAATAGAGGTATACAATATGAATAAACTATTCACATGCGGAGAATAATTATATTTGACAGTTTAATTAAATATGTTCAATATAGAATATGCTACATGTAATCCTCCAATTAGTACAAAACGTGTAGGATGTTTATACATTAATTCTGTGTAATTTATGCATGGTGGTTGTAAATACTTTATATCATTTGTCTCATCAAATTGTTCATTATATTGTTCATTATATTGTTCATTATATTGTTCACTATATTGTTCCTCTGCCGTATCACAATTAATATCTACAAATTGTCCCCAATCATTTATTTTATCATACCAAATAGTCGCGTCACCATTAATATCTACAAATTGTCCCCAATCATTTATAGTGTTATTATACATAATATATTTATTAATACATAATAAAAATAACTATATTATTTATTAACCATATTATTTTTACCATAACGTTTTCTGTTTTTTTGCTTTGTATAGGTTATAGTGAACGCTTATAGGATTTAGATATTGAGTAATATAAAAAAGAATGAATGCGTATAAAATATACCTTAAATAAGGTGTTGTTTTATATTTGGCTTTATAGAATAGATAACTCATATAGAATACCATAACGATAACTATTAACTGTACTAATATGAATAATAGTGTAAAAATTGTACTACATCTCTTACCAATCTCTTTATCTTCATGTAAGAATTGAAAAATTACATTTCCGTCGTTCCCATTGGGTTCAAAATAATATTCATAGAAAGGTTTCGCATTAAATATATACATCAATCCATCAACTATGTATTGAGGATACAGGTATACTATTGGAAATCGCGTGAAACATTTAAACGAATAATAAGGAGTAAAATTCAAAGTTTTTCTCTCTATATGGTCGGCTCTGTTGCTATCGTAGACAGTATTAATAAGATCTATTATATTCGTATTATCTGTACTTTGAATATATGCGCCTCCTCGTGCAAGTCTCAATCCAGCCTCAATAATAATATTGTTTCTATACTGAACATTCACTACACCGCTGTATCCAATTAAATATTCGTTTACCCAATCTTTAATGTTGGCAGGAGCTTTGTTATTAGGAGAAATAAACTTATATTGTTCAGTATAACCATTTTGCTCATCCGAATATAAATATGTGATTTCATATATAATGTTACCATTCAAAAGAACGTAATCTGTCATATTTTCCGTTCCCTCTATAAATTCAGACCACATCATTTCCTTAATATGTTGATATTTTTGAAGTTGACTAAATGATGATATTTTGAAGCAATTTTTACTGCTCGCGCTTTTATGACCCCATCGCGGTTTAATAAATATAGGATATGTAATATTTGAATCTTTCGTTATTGATTCTAATTTTCCGCACGTTATATTTTGGGATTGCATAACCCATAATTTGTCATATACAAAATTATATTTTGGGTATAAATTAAAAGCCCGTTTATCAAACATGGGTAGTCTTGTTGTGAATGAACTTTCAAAAGAATCTGTATATGGATTAAAAAATCCCATTAAATTACACCATGCGTCGTCATATGCTAACATTTTCCTATATAGCTCTTCCATGTTATTTATCAAGAAAATAAATTAAATAAAGTATTTTATTCATTTTCTAATGTTTTTGTTAAATGTCAAACTTAATAGCTAGCAAATAACTTAATTGGAGTAGGCAAGGCCACCCATGCCACTCATGACACGAAGGACATTGTAGTTGGTGGCATACACACGCACCTTAGCGGTGGCCGTCTGGGCAACAGTGGCATTGGAGAGCACAAGTTGAAGAGTGGCGTTATCAATGCGGGAGAAATTGCAGCTACCGGAAGGTTGGTGTTCCTCGGGGCGAAGAGCGAAGGAGTACACATTGATGCCGGTATCGGGGCTGCGTGTGTGGTGTTGGAAAGGTTGGACAACATCAAAGTAAGAGCCCTCACGTTCAGAGAAGCGGTCTTGGCCGTTGAGCTGTAATTTAGCTACAACGACGGGGTTAGAGCCCCAGCAATGCATGTCAAGGGCAGTCTCGGCAAGAACGAATGTACCGGCATCAGAGACGGCGGAGTCAAGCGCGGTTCCAGTTCCGGGACCAGCGCCAGCATCCGCAGTCTCGAAAAGGCCACCGGATACGACGGAGGCAAGAGCGGCAGCAGAACCGAAAGTGCGGTAAGAGTTGGGAAGAGCATCAACCGCATCAGTGTAATTGAAAGGTTGGGCACCAAGGGTAGAGTTGAGCATTTGTCCACCGGTGAAGGAGGCACAGTAGTCTACGTTAGTATCAGGTTGGACAACCCATACAAGTTCTTTACAGGGGTGGTTGAAGTTAAGTTTGATTTTGTTGGATGAGGAACCGACAGATTCATCACCAGTGAATTGGAGTTGCTCGATAAGGTACTCGTGGGGGTTTTGGGCCATTCTACGACGTTCATCGGTATCAAGGAAGATATAATCAACGTAAAGAGAGGCAGCTACGAGGGAAGAGTTATAGACGGCTGTGTCTTTAACATCACCTGAGGCCGCGGCTAACGCAGTGACAGCCCATAAGCACTCATCAAGGGGGCGAAGGTCAAGGTTGATTTTGACTTCGTGGTATTGAAGAGCGATAAGGGGGAGCGCGAGTCCAGGGTTGCGGCAAAACCAGAATTGAAGGGGAATGTAAAGGGTGGTTTCAGGAAGAGATTTGCGGGGAGCGCAAACATTCACGGGGGCCTCGTTACCACAGGGGGTGGCAATATCAGCGAATTCAGGATCAGTGATGTAAGTTAATCCTACGGTGTTACCAATCATCTTGTAGTAACCGGTTTTCTGGTTCTCAGGAAGAGTAAGTTGGGTCCAGATGTGCATCCAGTCACCGTATTGACGGTCAATGCGTTGACCACCAATTTCTACCTCAACTTGGGAGATAAGTTGATGGCCGGGGAAATCTAACCAACGGGCGTATTTGGCAGCACCGCCAGCGATCTCAGGGAGAGTTACTTGAAGGTAAGTTTTGCTGGCAAGATCACCGTTGCGGCTCACTGTGCAGGTAACACGGCGGCCGAAATCGGCTTGACCGTTGAAGGTTTGTTCAATGGATTCCATGGAAAAGTTAGTGTATCTGCGGTAAGTAACCTTCCAGAAAGTAATTTGAGGATTACCGGTAAGGTAAACGTCTTGTGCGCCATAAGCTACGAGTTGCATTAATCCGCCACCCATTTTATAATATTGCTAAAGATAAAAATTTTTTTAGTTTTAATTTAATTGTAATTAAAATTAAAAACGTATGTTGGACATTTTGTTTGAAAGTCGTATTATATCCTATAAAGTCGTATTATACCATTTAATTATCACATTGTGAAATAGGATTTCAATATTATTGTACCTATATTATTGTACCTATATCTCACTTAATATGTAAGTGTTTTTCTATAAAGTGTGATAAATATGATTCCTGAAATACCTCTTTCTTTCCTTCATGTTTTTTTCTAAAGATGTAATAATTACTCATTTTTTTTACTGTCCATCCATCTTCTATTGCGTTATATAGAAACTCTTTTTTACATTTCATAAATTTTTCGCTAGCATTTTTATCCATTAGATTAAATCCATAAAATAAATATATTAAATAAACTATATGTTATTTAAATATATATAACTAAATAATCTATGCCCTCATTTAAACCGAAATGTGATAAAAAGCTAAAGTTTAATACTGCGCCAGTAACATTAGATGATAAACATCAACAACATTTAGAAATGTTTCACAACAATAAAACTTCCAAAGTACCTTCCCTAAAGGATAAGATAAAGGCGCTAAAAGAACAAATTAAACATACTAAAAATATTGAACAAAAATTAGAAATCGGTGATAAAATTACGGAGTATAAACAAGAAATAAAAGGATTTGAAAGAAAAGAAAAGGAGTATTTGCTTAATAATTCCAACATAATTTTTGATTATTTTGAAGACAAAAAAAATATTTGCGTAGACAACAATGTTAAAAGTAAAAAGTTAAATTTATTTTTTAAAGTCGAAGATAAAGGTTCTCCAAAAGCGAAGGAAATTTCTAATAATAATGTTAACAAATATTTGTCCAATATAGATCACAAATATTTAGTCTTTGAAAAAAGTAAGGATTCCTGTTGCACTATATGTAATATAGGCGAACTTATATATTCTGAAACCGATGGACTCATGATATGCAATGAATGTCATAACTGCGAAATATTGTTGATTGATAATGATAAACCTTCTTTTAAAGAACCTCCTAAAGAAATATGTTTTTATGCTTATAAGCGAATAAACCATTTCAGAGAAATATTAGCTCAATTCCAAGCAAAAGAAACAACACAAATTCCTCCCAAGGTCATTGAGGATCTACAATATCAAATTAAAAAAGAGAGAATACAATTATCTCAATTAACAAATGGTAAGACGAAAGAGATTCTAAAAAAGCTTGGATATAATAAATATTATGAACATATACCATTCATTAAAGATATGATCGGAATAAAACCTCCTAATATGAGCCCCGAGTTAGAAGAAACCCTATGTAACTTATTTACTGAAATTCAGGAACCTTATGCAAAGTACTGTCCTGACGATCGTGTTAATTTTCTCAATTACTATTATACAATATATAAATTATGTGAATTATTGGATCAAAAACAATTTTTACCATATTTTCCAATGCTAAAAGATAGGGAAAAACGGATTGAACAGGATGAGATTTGGAAACAAATATGTAATGAATTAAATTGGGCTTTTATACCAACAATATAGGGTTGGTATAGGGTTGGTATAGGGTTGGTATAGGGTTGGTATAAAAGATTGAAATGACTTAAATAGTTTGTTCCATTTTTAATTATCACATGTGTAATATAACAATGAAAGTAACAAATACGGATTTACTCAAGAATAGATATAAATATTCTATTGATATTCTAGAACAGAATATTGTGGAAAATCATCTTGATGAAAAAATACTTTTGGCAACACAAAAATTAACTCCAGAGTTTTGTGTCAAATACATATTAGATTTAGATATTGAAGGAGGTGGAGAAGAGTCGTATATATTTGACGTGTGTTACATATTAGGGTTTCAAAAACATATTACAGAAAAAGAATTAATGGATTTAATATCTACTTAAAAATTTAAATAGAAATTGAACGATTTTTAAAGTGGAATTTATTTATGCTTCTTGGATTTATTGTTTTTTCTTTTGTATTGTTTTTTGTATTGTTTTGCGCCCATTCGGTGCTTTCTAGTTGTACGTAATACCTTCTTATTTCTTTTACCTCCTATATAATCAGGATGATATGGATCTGTAAACTCTCCATACATATCGCCTATTATCTTCAAATATTTTTCACCTTCATCATTTACATCTATTATATATAGTTTTACTCCATACTGATTATTACTGTTTAATTTTACAGTATCATTCACATTATATTTGATTAAAATATCTTCTTCTTCTTGTTCGGTGATAAATTCTCCATATACATCATGGTGATTTGATGTCGCACCGCCAGTATGTGCTTTTTTCGTCTTTACTCTAATATATTTTCTTCTCTTTGTGCGTCCACCACGAACAATTTTGTTTGGGACAGATGGAAGCATACCTGTCTCGTAAGCAACGTCAAAGTTATCTTTTTGGTTTTTTAGTTTTCTGAAACGATGTACAAATTCTGATTGCTTTATAATATCAGCATTTTTTTGTGATACCTGTTCATTTCTATTCTGTAAATATGTTTTGGCTACATTTAATATTCTATTTTTCTCTGAGTTTGCGTATTGAGATGAAGCAATGGTTCTATTTAACTTGCGCTCTTTATCTACTTCCATCTTGTATGAAGGAAACGTTTTTGCGTGCGCATCATATAAGTGCGTTAACGTAGCGTTATCCATATTGTTAATTTCTTCTACTGTATAACGAGTATTAGCGATCAAAAAATCTTTATATCGTTTATTATCAACTGTTTTGAAATAGTTTGTTTTGTGTTTAATAATGTTTTTATGAGTTGAATCATTTTTCGTTTTATTACCTTTAAATAAAGATTTTAAGATGGATGACATATTATATATTCATAAAATAATATATAATATAAAAATGGTGCAATTGTAATTTTTTTTCTACATACATCAACATTTATTTTTTGTTTTCCTTTTTAAACATGTGTTTAAATTTTCATTATGAGCACAATATCCAATACTTTTGAGTTTATTATTTTTGAAAATTGGTATAATATTATTTCTTAGCAATATAATTTTTAAACGAATTTAAATGAATCGCGGGAATCCAACTAGATTGGCACCTATACCAAATCCAGCACCAGAGCGTGCTGAAACAGCTACGGAAGGTACAAATGCGTCTAGAATACTAAATGTTGCTGCGGCTGTTAATGAAATTAAAGCTACTTCATCAAAATTTAATGGTTTTTTAGGGATCAGGCTAGCGGCTAAACCAACCATTAAACCTTCAACTAAATATTTAATCACTCTACGTATTAATTCACCTAAATCAATTATGTCGTTCATTCTTATATATTTAATATGAGATAAATATATTTTTAAATTAAATAATACTTAAACAAATAGATACTTATAATAATATATGAGTTTTTCTAAACCTATTGAAAAAAATTACGTAGACGTACTTGATGAAGATAAAACTATTTCCAACCAAAAGTTTGTTTGTCTTTCGTTTCTATCCCCTGAAAAAATTATCAAAGATAAAAATCAGTTCTTTTTCGAGGCGTTCCTAAAAACGTGGGATTATACTAAGTCCGTGGAGTTGTATAACAATTTTGTGACGTTTATTGCTTTCAAATACAATCTACAGGCATCAGATCTTCAGACTGATTTGAAAGAGTTTATTGAACAAGAACAGGAAAAATTAACCAGTAATACAGTGATACATGATTATAAGAACTTTTTCGAATCAAATGAAGAAACTCTTCAGAACAAATTTGATGTCAATCATAAATTCCAGACCAATGTGAGAGGTATCAAAGTAAGAGGATCATATATTACACAAGAAGAAGCTGAAATGAGGGCTAAAATATTGCGTGAAAACGATTCGTCTCATGATGTATATGTTGGTCAGGTTGGAATGTGGATGCCGTTTGACCCGGATGCTTACAAAACTGGCAAGGTTGACTATTTGGAATCAGAGTTAAATAATCTCATGCATGCGAAACAAAAGAATGAAGAAGAAGCTAAAGATGAATTTGACAAAAGAATCAAAGAGACAAAAGAGAAGGCAATGAAAGAAAATCAGGCTCTTGCCGAGAAGACTGGTAACGTTCTCACTCAGACTATGAATGATGATGGCGAGTTAGTAAATCTAAGCAAGGTAGATTATGATGCTATTCCTGATTCAGATGTGGTTATGGAACCATCAAATAATTTAATCAAAGAATTTATGCAACATAAAAATCAGACCAAAGATGATGGTAAAGATTAATTGTACCCCTCTTGTAACCCATTGTAACACCAATAAAATTATAAAATTATGAGATGTTTAAAATATTAAATAAGATAACTTTTAATATTTTAGAATATATTATTGCCTCAATCACTCATTGATAGATTATTTATTGTTTTCAATATACTATCAGGTGTCACAGAAATACTATCAATTCCTTCAGTGATTAAGAAATTACAAAATTCAATTGAATCCGATGGTTGCTGTCCGCAAAATCCTACTTTAACGCCATTTTGTTTATACGTTTTTATCGCCTGACTAATCATACGTCTATAGCTAACATTTTCATGGCTAGATAAATGTGTTATCTTTTCACTATCACGATCTACCCCTAAAGTAAGTTGTAACAAATCATTTCCACCGATAGATACACCATCTACATATTTACTAAATTCGTCTGCTTCAATAACATTGGATGGAATTTCACACATTAAGAACACCTTCAATCCATTTTCACCACGTTCAAGGCCATGTTTTTTCATAATTTCAAGAACTTTTTCACATTCTGTAGGGGTTCTGCAAAACGGAATCATAACGACTACGTTTGTCATTCTCATGGTTTCACGAACATATTTAATTGCCTTACATTCTAATTCAAATGCCTTTTCATATTCTGGCGAGTAGTAACGCGATGCCCCTCTCCATCCAATCATAGGGTTTTCCTCATCTGGTTCATATATTTCGCCTCCAAGTAAATTTTTATATTCATTTGATTTGAAATCACTAAATCTAACTATTACATCGTTTGGTGAAAACGCGCTTGCTATTTTGGCAATACCGCGTGCTAATCGTTTAATAAAGTACCATTCGCCATTTACGCGATCACCAAGTACATTGTATATTTTTTCTCTCAAATCCTTCGGAACATTTGGATAATCTATTAATGCTTTCGGGTGAATTTTGATGTAATTATTAATGATAAATTCTAGTCGTGTTAAACCAACGCCTTTATTTGGTATCATTGAGTTAGTGAAACTTGTTTCTGGGTTTCCAACATTCATCATGAGATCAATAGGAAGCGTTTTTGAATTATCCATAGTCATCTCATCTATATGGAACCCTAATTGTCCATTATAGACTAAACCTTCCTCACCATCAGCGCAAAAGATGGTACATTCATCGACATTTTTAAGTATCTCGGTACAATTAATAGTACCGACAACAGCATTCAACCCCATTTCTCTTGCCACTATTGCCGCATGACATGTTCTTCCGCCCTTGTTTGTTATTATTCCAGAAGACTTTTTCATAAGTGGTTCCCAATCAGGAGTAGTCATACTGGTTACTAATATATCACCTTCAGAAAATTGTGCATGGTCATCTAAACTTTTGAGTATTTTTATTTTACCGGAACTGATTTTCTCACCTACTGCTACGCCCTTTACTAAAACTTCACTTTTTTCATCCAATACATATTTTTCAATTTTTAACTCTGATTTGTTTGAATGAACAGTTTCTGGTCGGGACTGTAATATATATATTTTTTTATCTTTTCCGTCTATTGCCCATTCAACATCTACGCCAGTTACTTTATCTAATAATTTACAATACTCCTTCTCTAATAACATAACATATCTAGCTAGAGCGATCGCCTGATTATTTGTAATACTATAGTTTAGTTTTTCAATTATATTGGTTTCAATTTCAATTATACCTCCGGATGAATTATAAATAATTTTACTATCTTTTGAACCAAGTTTTTTCATGACAATAGGATCAGCATCAAATATAGATAACGTATCTTTGTTACATATAACTTCATCCGGCTTTACTCCGCCACTTACTACTAATTCACCTAATCCAAAGGACGAATTAATAACAATTGCTTTATTATATCCGCTTTCAGGATCTAATGAGAATGCAACTCCTGCGGAACCGATATCAGAACGAACCATCTTTTGTACAGCAACACTAATTTTGACATCTTCTAATTTAATGTCATGTGTATATCTATACGATAACGCCCGAACATTAAATAAAGATGCGAAACATTTTTTAACATTTGATAAAACATTACCAATATGTGTAATATTCAAATAGGTGTCCTGTTGTCCTGCGAATGAAGCGTTTGGTAGATCTTCAGCAATTGCACTACTACGAATTGCTACATCTACATGTTCCTGATTATACTTATTACATAACAATTGATAATTTTCTATGATATCCTGTTCCTGATATTCATCAAATTTAGCATTTGTAATGAGATTTATTAAATTTAACGACGTTTTCTCCAGCTCATTTATATCTTCATGATTTAAATCATTTAATTCATTCTCAATTATCGTTTGTAATTCATTCTGTTGTATGAAAGTATCATATAATGTGGTGGTTATTGCGAACCCGTCAGCAATTTCAAAGTTTAATGTTTGTGATAATTTGTATAATTCACCTAATGAACTACATTTTCCACCGACCAAATCTTTGTTTTTGTACGAACAATCCTTAAACTGTAAAATATTCATATAAATAGCTATTTATATTTTTATTTACCAATCTTTTAAGTCAATCATAATAAGTATAAATTAATAAGTGGGAATAATAAGTATAATAGTATAATTATTATTTCATGTTTATATTATTTATCATCTGATTTAATCCTCGTCGCTAAAAACATAAGGTTCTTCACTTAACTCAGAATCAAAACTTCCATCGTCCTCGCCAGACTCTACAGAATCATCCACAATAAATCCATCAAGCAAATACCCGTCTTTTGATTTCAATGAATCATCTATTAATTCTAATTCATCCTCTTCATTTTCATCCTCTTCAATTGTTGCTGCTAAATCTTCAAATCCTCCAAATAATTTTTCATAAATCTTTTCCCATTCAGATAATGATAATGACGCAACTTCGTTATCTATATATCTAATTAATATACATGATCCAAAAAATAATTTCGTATCTACCGGCGGAGGGAAATCGTACTTATTTTCACTATTCGCACGACCATCATCTTTCGCAAATAGTTTAATTTTATATCTCACATCTTTTATTTTTACGTGCCATACGGTTCTTTCATCAAAATGTTTTGAATTTTTAAAGTTACATTTTTTACATAGATGATCAATATCATCTGATTTAATTGTCGCTTCTTTTAGAGAACCTAATTTGTCTACAACGATTCCATACATATTAAATTATCTTCTGAAAATAAGTTTAAATAGTTTACAATATAATATATTAATGAAGCTATACCTGAGCAATTTGGATCTTTCTAAAATTACCATAGATAAAATTAAAGAATATTGTATTATTAGCGATAATATGAAAGAAATATATACAGACGAAGGTGTATATGTATCTAAAAACGGTCAGGGATACAAAAAATATTCATTTATAGATAATGATATAAAGTTCATTAAGAACTATTTAGAAAACCACGATTTGATTATAGATGAATCATTTGTATATAAATCAAAAGAAACCGTATCACGAATTCCAGTGAACCATAATGTAATTCATGTAACAAAAAACGAGTATAAAATGTCACCAAAGTCCCCAGTGACACTAGCAGTAGAGAGATGCGATGATAAGATCACATCTGTTTATTTTATGCTCACTAATTTTCACGGAAAATATAGTTTACCTGATATAGATAATCAGTTCACAAAAGAAACCATACATTCGTTTTACGCATTAATATTTTAACTTTATTTAAGATATGAACTATTTATTGTTCGTTTTACTTATATCTATTTTTATAGCCTTATCTCATTATGTATATTGTTATATATATGAATCAGTAAAGATATGTCAAACATATGAAAAATATATCAAATATCAAGACACCGAATCAATTGAAAAAAGAGAACCGTTAATAGAGTTACATGATACATGATAAGGATGTAATAATCTTAATTTATCGGCGGGTAAGAGGTATGAGGTATATAGAATAGATCGCAAATAACATAATTATTTGTAAAGAGTTTCTTAAGTTTATCTTTATTAATTGGATATTTATTGATTAAAATTAATACATAAATATCTTATCAACTTATGATTGATGTTAAAGCCTACAGTGGTAACGTCTACATTTCTGAATCGTCCATATTTTCATTTACGATTGTCACATTATGCCATCCCATGTTATGATATTTTCCAAACTTTTTATCCATAATCGGATAAATATCTTTCATTTTAGGCGCATTTCGTTTACCATAATTAATGCGAAACCAGTCTTCAAATTCACGCGATAATTCCTGCTTTTTTATTTTTTCACCAGGCGCTTCTTTTATCATTTCATTAATGAAATTAATAATATGGTCCTGATTATTTCTATACTCCATACTCTTTGCTTCAACAATATCGCATCTTTTCTTAACTAGACCACCTGTTTTAAACGCAACTTCTACCAACATGGATAAGAATGGTTCCACCCATTTCTGAATATTATCCTCCAAATCCATGTCTATCATAAAGTCATATTCATTTTTCGGGTCAGGAGTATGAGTAAAATGTGACAAAAACGGACAAATTTTAATTCTTCTCCATGTACCCTCGTCGGTGGCATCAATATCAAATAACACATTTGTACAAACTGCTAGCTTGAAAGATGGAGTAAATGTTACAGAGTTTTTAAATAGTCCTCTTCCTTGAATATCATCTCCACCAGTTAAAGCTTTCATAGGTCCTTCATTTATTTTATCTCCTTTTGACGGCTCGTTGATTACGGCTAGACGAGTACCGACTAAATTCATAATCTCTGGCGATACTCCACCTATCTTTGGTCGTTTTTCAGTAACGATAGATAATGGTACTATTCCATAATAATCACCTAATACATATTTCATTAACTTCATCAATAGACTCTTACCATTAGAACCGCCTCCTGTAAGTATATGAAATGTTTGATTTTTATTATTTCCCACCAAACACGACGCAAGCATTTGCCACATATATTCTAGTAAATCAGGGATCGGAAATAATTGTTGCATGAAATTATTAATTTCGGTTTTAATTTTAGGATTTATATCCTTGAATGGAATGTACTGTTTTTTAGTTGTTTTGGTAATATAATCCATTGTATTTCCAGGACGAAATACATTTTGTTCAAAATCAACCACTCCATTGACACATCCGAGCAATTTCATATTGGTATCTATTTTGTTTGCGAAATTAGAATCGTAAAATAGCTCCTTTGCTGCCCTCATTACCTTCTCTTTTTTACCAACATCACGTAGTCTTAAACATATATCACTTAATGTTCTAACGTTTTTCTTCTTAAGTTTTCCTTGCTCTTCATCCGAGTCAATATCAGGTAGTGTTTGCGTCATCAACATCATTCGTGAAAAGTATAACTGGTATAAATTGGTTGAAATAAGTAAACTTAATGAAACACCTGAATCAATTTCTTTGAATCTATGATTATTAAATTCATACCAGCAACTATTCTTAACGTCAGAACAAATGAATTTATCTCTACAATAATGATACAGCACTTTGGCTAGATCAAAATCAGTAGTTGACTTGATACTTTGGTCTATAAAATGATTTACAGTTTGAGTGGTTATTTGAATAAACTTATTTTCTTCATCATTTTTTGAGTGTTTATTCCAATGTTCTCGTGCCCAGTAAATAATAGATCCTGCCGTTATTTTAGTACCATGTTCATTTGACTGTCCTGATTTGAATCCGCCCCAATACTTATCGCTATAATATAGTAACACATCATCAATGTCAAATTTTGAAGATTTGCTACTAAACAACATCCATGTATAAAACATGTAATCGTTAGATGAAGTATTATACAGAGCCCAACCTACGCGAAGCCATCTATTAAAATCGTCAGCGTAATCATCCGGTAAAATCATTGTAATATCATGAATTTCTTTCAACTTATTTTTAATAATACCATATCTGATATCAGCATCTTCTCCAAGTGATTCGTACCATAGTTCTAATGCTCTATGAATATCATCAATTGATTTGATGTTCTCAGGAGTACTATTAGTATGTCTGAAATCTACATTTCGTACCTTTAAAGCAAACGATTCTCTTCCAGTAGGAGTACCACTTTTATTTTTTTTTGACTCATATAGTCTTTCAAATTCATCAGTCATTGCATATAAAGGAATATTCTTGTTGCGTACACTAAGCTGTTTTGATTTTTCTTTCATTGGGAATTCTACGCCTTGGTAACAATCACTAATAAAATCTATATCTTCATAATTCCATTCTATGACATAGTAAAATGATAGCAGATATGGTTCATTTCCTGGCTTGCAGCAACCATATACCTGCCAGTTTGTTGATCCTAATGTGATTGAATTATCATATACATCATTGTAGCTATTAATTAATGGCATATCTGATAGAATTGTAGGTAGTTCCTCCATTACCTTTTCTCGCAAATATGTTTGCTGTATGTTATCTGCTTTTATTCCAATTATGATATGAATTCCATCTTTTGTACACTTTTTTCTATCACAAATATATGGCATTTTTCTTTCAAATACATATAGGTTAAATTTCTCCTGATTCGAAGCAAAATCAAATATTTTCTTCAGACATGTTAAAAGGCAGCAGATGATTGTGTATATGTCTTCCTGAGTGTGCTTACGTTCACTTCCTGTTTCATAATTAAAATCAAAATCAATTGCAATGCACCGATTTTTACCACCATCTTCCTTATATTGGACTTCTGTCAAATATTCTTTTCCATTATTAGATATTATTTCATCATGCATTAACTCGTGAAAAGTATCTGATTCGGCGTCTGGAATTGAATATGATCCAGGAATAATATTATGATCTGTATGTCCCATACGGGTATGAGTAATTGGGTTTGATTCATTTGGTTTGGTACGTTTGGATTGTAGTTTATGGGACCTAAGAAAGGTCTGTAACTTAGCCCTACTCACCATAATAGTATGTTATTAATACATATAATATATTTGTAAATCAATTTTTAATTAAAATGTTAATTTCACTCAGACCGTTTAATATATATTGTAAAAAATATAAAGTTATTTTTCTATAATAAGTTAACGATGGAAGTAGGCTCACTTTCATTCAAAAGATTGATGAAAGATGTAAGAAGTATAATGAAACAGCCGCTTCATGAACACGGAATCTATTATTCACATAATGAAGATAATATTTTGAAAGGATATGCGCTTATAATCGGACCAGAAGATACCCCTTACGCATATGGGTACTATTTATTTCAAATAGATTATCCACCAGAGTATCCATTGGCTCCTCCTAAATTTACCTTTTTAACGAATGGTGATAATATTAGAATGAATCCAAACTTATACAGAAGTGGGAAAGTATGCGTATCTATATTAAATACGTGGAGAGGAGACCAATGGTCGTCATGTCAAACGTTAAAAACTATATTATTAACATTATTAACGATATTAAATGATAAACCATTACTTAACGAACCCGGATATAATGAGACCAGTGATGATTTCATATCATATAATAATATTATAACTTATAAGAATATTGAAGTTGCCATATTGAATGTAATAGATAATAAAATCTCTCCATCAATATGTAGTAAATTTAAGAATGATATTATAGTTAATTTTAAATCAAATTATTTGAAAATCATGGATACAATAAACAAAGAGATTAAAATCATGGGTACTGTAGATACTTTAATACATACCAAAGTATATAGTATGCGTGTTGACCTAAAATACAATGACTTAAAATCAAGAATACAAAAGATATTTAAAAAATATAAATAACTAAAAAATTGAAATATAATAATAAGTTTAATATATTATATAGTATAGATAATGAAGTTTTGTCAAAAATGCGATAACATGTATTATTTAAAAATAGATGATAATGAGGAATATAACAAAGATGATTTAGTATATTACTGCAGAAATTGTGGAGACGAACATTCAATCGATAATAATGCCACCAACATTATGAAAACAGTTATTAATGGAAACAATGATGTTTACGTAAATGTTGTGAATAAATACACAAAATATGATAATACTATCCCTAGGGTTAATGATATTCAATGCTCAAATTCATCATGTCCGTCACATGAAGATGAAAATGTAAAGGATGTCTTACTGATTCGTCATGACGAAAAAAATCTGAAGTATATATATTTGTGTGGTGTATGTGACAACGTATGGAAAAGTGATATTAAATAATAAAATTGATTTGTAATTATATATTTTTTATATATATAATTATAATATGGATAATATTGATGATACTAAATTAGCCGAGTTAAAACATACTTTGAATGATCCATTAGAATCAGATAATGATTCTGTTATTGAAACTAGTGAAATATACGACGATGGTGAATTTGAAGAAGGTGAACTAGATCATGATGATGATGATGATGATGACGAAAAAGATGAAACAGAAGACGTAGAAAATGTAACAAACCAAGCAAATGATTTGGACAATGATATAGAAGATAAACTCAAAGAAGATATGGATGAATATATGGACGTGAATATGGGAATGAATGTAGAGGATGACGATGAATCAGAAATTAACAGTACAAATAATGATCTAGAAAACGAGAATGAATCTTCTGATGATGATTACGATGATGATGATGACGAGGACGAATTATATTTATTTGACGATGAATATAAAAATGACCAGATAAATAATAATCACACATTGTTAAAAGTAAATAATATGCATGAGATAAAGGCATTGTGTATGATTTTAAGGGATATCAACAATAAAATTGTGGATGATCATCATAAAACAATTCCACTCCTGACGAAATACGAAAAAGCAAAGATTCTTGGTGTAAGAGCAAATCAGATAAACAATGGATGTAAATCATTTATTGAAACTACTGATTCTGATATTGACGGCTATTTAATTGCTGAACAGGAATTATATCAGAAAAAAAATCCGTTTATTATTAAAAGACCTCTTCCGTCAGGAATTAATGAATATTGGTATGTTAATGATTTAGAGTTTATTTAACATTTCCAACGATTACCGCACGATAAACACGAAACAAATGTGGTCATTGGTTCATCCGCAGAACGTGTTTGCATTTGATAATAACTACACTTCTTTTTTTTACATTTACGACATGTAAATGTATCAGTAGCAGCATCAATATTCATTTCATATTTAGATCGATCGCGATTTATTTTTGCCGTAATAAGTTTATTCCATCTATCCGGTTTTAATTCTTGATGCGTCATAAATGACATGGCATGAGGCGTTAAACTATTTTCATTTATCTTATTGCGTATGGTTGGTTCTATCATATTTTTCATGACTGTTCTTAAATGGTCTATATATATGGTTACAAATCTAGGATTATCCCAGCGTTTAATAATTTTTCTATTTACACACTCATTTATAGTATAATTGAATACGGCTTTCTCTAAATTCAAAGCATATTTAGAATTCTTAATAACTGCGTCCAATTCATGGGTAATATTATTTCTAAATTTAATATAATCTTTAATTATCATTGTATGATATTATAGTAAATTGTGTTATATATTTTAAATCAATTTTATCTAAAATATGTTATTTTAAATCATTGCTATTAACAATTCTCTTATCATTACTATATTCTTTCGGTACCCATTTCTTTATTTTTGGATGGAAATAGCATTTGAAATTGAAAAATCTATCTAGATATACGAATTTATCTTCATTTATATTTTCAAATTCTTCCTCATCATCGCTCTCTTCAAGTAGATCGAGATTAGCATTTTCCTTGATTGACCGAAATTTATCATTCAATAGAACTGTAGTTTTATAATCTGGAATATAAGTCTTTTGATAAAATTGGATTCCGTTGATATGGTCATGAATGTATAGATTATATACATTACATTTTGTATCTGCCATCACTCTAAAATTTAAGAGACGATTATTTGAAACATTTCGGTTCAATGGTAACATATAAGAATAATTATTGTTTATATTCCTAGATAAAACTCCATACATATTATAGTTCTCATTATTAATGAGTTTCATTAGTTCTTCCTTATTTTTATGCATCAGACATAATGTGACGATTAATTCATTTCTGGAATACGCAGTTTGCTTAATGTAACTATTGAACATATCATCATATATGGCTAATTTATCCTTATATGAAAAATGTGTCGTATTTTTCCCGCAAAAATACATTATATTTTCTGTAACAAAATATTGGGTCTTATTAATAGTAACATTGGTTCCATGAAGAACAGTACCATAGCTCAATTTCTTATCAAAGAACAGTGTACATTTTTTGTAATTGGTTATTTTTTTAAATTTTGTGTTATATTCAATTGTGTAACATACATCTTCATTTTTAAAATGCGTAAACCATAGATAAATTTTTTTACCTTGTGGTATAGCAATATACAAATTGGGGACTTTCTTATGATGTACTTGCTCATATGAAAGTTCTATCTTGGGAAAATATGTGTTAATATAATTGAAATCCATACTATATATGTGTATATGTATTTAAGTATATTTAATATAGTATTTACCGCTAGTGCTACCGTCACTAAAACGAATTATATGTGAATCTATTATTTTCATATATAGTCACTTTAAATATATCATCATATCCTTGTACATATATAGTATCTCCACTATATACTTCGTCTACACCATATTCGTCTGAACCACTACGTCCGTTTACATTAATGGGAAGACGAACGTGATTGTTAGAATCATTCATTGTATGATACTGCCATTTTACGCGTGATGTATTCACCATCCTACCATATAGTGGTAGGATCACTTCGTTTGAATTAATACGTGTTAAAATACCTACCTGACGATATCCAACCTCCATACGTTGTGTATTTACAGTTATAGGGATAGCTATATTTGATGATTCGTTGTGAACTAAAGGAGGTAAAGTGGAGCGAATAGAATGAATAGAATTAATAGTAGTACTCTCAATTGGTGCTCTATTGTTTGAATCGCCTATATTTTTATATATCATATATCCAACTACAATAGAAATTAACAATAATGTCATATTTTCTATACAGATTACGCCAGGTGGACATTTTTTTCCCATTTATATAAAGTATATATACTTTATTTTTGAGTTTATCTTTGAGTTTATCTTTGAGTTTATCTTTGAGTTTATCTTTGAGTTTATCTTTGAGTTTATCTTTGAGTTTATCTTTGAGTTTATTTTTGTTTCATTTCTTCCGATAACTCTTTAATGATAGCTGTTTTCTCTTTAATTGTCTCTATTAAATCATTATATGTATTTTTTATGTTTGTCATACGTTCTACTTTGGTATCTTTATTATTTGACGTAGATGATTTTGATTTATATCGCGATCTAAATCCAGACATATGTTCTAAAGTATTTGTTTTAATATATGTGTATATTGATGTGATAAATACGGCAGCTAGTAAAATAATAGCAAGATTACCGTTATACGTCTTCAAAATTAATCCCATGGCGATTAAAAATACGACCGAATCATATCTTTTCTCTGACATATATCCTAAAACTGTTAATATTGTGAGGAATACCACAACATATAAAAATGTTTTATTCGTAAATAAGTTCTCAAGAAATTTCATATTATATATAATATGAATACAATAAAAACTTATAAAATAATATTAATATATTTATTTTATTTAAAATTGATTTAATCTTTTAAGATAACATACATATATCAAAATATAAATGTGTTATGAATTGGCAAGATGCGAGCTATATTTAAACAAGAGACATGGACCATTAAATACTACTTCTAATAATATGTACAATAGAATTATACTTATGGAATCAATTGATGATTTTCACGAATATGAAAATTATTTGTTGTGGAAAGATTCTGTGCATTATATTATATCAACTATTACAGTAACCGAATTCAGAACACAATGGTCTGAAGAATGTAAAGTTACAAAATCAAATTGGACAAAATTTTGTAATGTTATGTCACGATATATTGGTGACCCATATTACAATAAAATAAATATTGTTCAGAGAGTACAGGTATGTGATAATGATGGGTTTGAATGGACGACTGCAATTATGAAAACATACTGGTTAAGATTAATTCAAAGATGTTGGAAGACTGTGTATAGAAAAAGAATGGAAATTAGTAAACAGCGTGCACAGCTTACTAATTTACGTTATCGTGAGATATATGGGAAATGGCCATACGGTATTAATTATTTACCTAGTATTCGTGATATGAACGTTGTATAGGTATGGTATAGGTATAGTATAGGTATGGTATAGGTATAATTTTATGGATTTAACGTTTTTTTGTTTTATAACGTTTGTTAGCTTTTGGTTTACGAGACTTCATTTTACGATTTACTTTACGATTTACTTTACGTGATTTCATTGTCTGTTTTTTTGAGTATTTTTTACTTGAATTATATCCTCCTTTTCGTAAGGTATTGTTAGTAGGGGCAGTTGTCTTACTAACAGCATTAATGTTTTTTTGTATAAAATTTGTGTTTGCCGCAGGTGAAGGAGCTGTTTTCGGGGCTGTTTTCGGGGCTGTTTTCGGGGCTGGTTTCGGTACTGTTTTCGGGGCGGTGAAGTTGTTCAACGATGCTGTTTTTTGTTGTTCTACACCCGAGAATGGAGATGCTTTTCGTTGAATACCTTTTTCTGTTGTTTTAGCATAGGTATTAGATTGCGTTGATTGTACTGGTACAGTAACTTCAGGTACATCAGATACCTTAGAAGCAATTTTATTTTGAGTAAAATCTTCTAATTGTTTAATAACAGTCTCTATTTCTGAAAGATTTGGTTTATTTGTATTTAATGAACTCAATAGAGTGGCGAGTTTACTCACTTGGTGATCTATTTCTTTCTTTTTTGTGATATTATGGATTTCATTTGAATTACTTATGATCTTTTGGAAGTTACCCAACACAAGACTTATTCTCTTTTTAAGTATAACTACCATTTGTTTTGTTTCATCTAACTGACTGACACTGCTAGTAAGTTCTTTCATTTTTTCTTCAAATTGTCCCCACATATTTTCCATTTTATATATATATAAAAATATATTAAATATATACAACTCATTTAATATATTTTGGGGTTATCGCTGATATTCACTGATATTCACTGATATTCACTGATATTCACTGATATTCACACTACTAATCATTTATTTCTTAATCTTCTTATTTTTCTGTTTTTTAGATAGTTTTTTTTTACGCACAATTATTCTTCTTCTGCTTTTTCCACCGCCTCTTGGTGGTAAAGGACCGGGTACTGAGGATGATGATGGCAGGGCTGGTGCTGGTGCTGGTGCTGATGATGATGCTGGTACCGGAGCCGATGATGGCGACGATGATGACGATGATGATGTATTTGGTTGTAAAGCTTCATCTAAGTTTTTATCTACCTTTTTAATATCCTCTTCGATCATAGTCACAAGTTCCGATATACTATCGTTATTTTCCTGATTTTTTGTTGCTAAATTATCTAATTCTTTCATTGCGATATCTATTTGAGTATCTACTTCAGATTTTGCAACATATCCAAGTTCTTTGCATAGTTTATCTTTATCCTTAAGTTTTTCTTCAAGTTCTTTGATTTTGTTTTTAATTTCTTCACTGGTCATGTTACATGTTTTGGCCTTTTCTGCGATTTTTGAAATGCTACTTGAGATAGCTCTAATCTGATTATCTACTTTTGATTTAAACTCATTAGTTGCGTTTGTCAATAAAGTAACCTTTGATTTAAGTTCTCCAAACTTCTCAGTAATTGTTTTTTCACTCATTATATATTATAAGCTTCTACTTTTATTTATTTTAAATTTTAAATATGTATATCATAAAAATTCTCTCTACTATGACAATCATTTCTAATATACCCGACCGGTCATTCATTTTAAGTCTCCTTAATGTATGTATTTGTCTTGTTCAATGTGTTCAATGTGTTTAATGTGTTCTCAACATCATTCATCATATTTAATATGTCACGTTGGTCGTTTTTAAGATTAAAGATGTCTTCATCTGTTATACCAGGAGTGCTCAAAATCTCATCTAAATAACTATCAATATTATTTAAATATGACTTAAGATTATTATTCTCTTTAATTTTATTTTTGTGTACGGTATCATTATTGTATGTACTATATGAAGTTGGTTCTAGAAGGGATAACATTCTTTTATAATTATTTATTTTTTTATCATACGTAACTATGTAACATTTCTTATTATTTTGACTATCCATATAAATTGCTAATATAATAATCTAATAGAATATTATGCATACAATTCACTTAATTGGTTTAACTGGATCAATAATTATTGGTATTTCATTTATCCCACAGACAATTAAAATAATTACCGATAATGATGTTACATCTATATCATTATCTTTTGTAATAATCAATATTGTATCGGCTATTCTTATGATGATATATGGTATAGAATTAGACATTTTGCCAATAATTATAGCAAATACTTCAGTGCTAGTGAATAATTTAATTATTTTGCTTTACATAATTAAAAATACATACTGAAATAGGTGTGGTATTTAAATAATTTGAATATATATTACTTTTTCCAATAATATAAACAATACTATAATTTAAAAGCATTTAAAATCTATGTAGTATATATTTTAGGAATGACTAAAGGGATTATTGAACCTTTACTAAAAGAAGACGACAGTAGGTTTGTTATGTTTCCTATACAGCACAATGATATATGGAATATGTATAAAAAACAGGTTGATTGCTTTTGGAGAGCAGAAGAAGTTGATTTATCAAAAGATTTGGATGATTGGGATACCCTAGAATCATCAGAGAAACACTTTGTTTCTTTAATATTAGCTTTTTTTGCTGCTAGTGACGGATTGGTTATTGAAAATTTAGGATTACGCTTTATGAGTGATGTTCAAAATTCGGAAGCTAGAGCATTTTATGGTTTTCAAATTGCAATGGAGAATATACATTCACAAATGTACAGTATGTTGATCGAAACATATATATCGGATCGTGAAGAAAAAGGGAAATTGTTTAACGCTCTTAACACATTTGATTGTATAAAACAAAAAGGAGAATGGGCTAAAAAATGGATAAATGATAACAGAAGCTCATTTGCCACAAGACTTGTTGCGTTTGCATGTGTCGAAGGAATATTTTTCTCTGGTGCGTTTTGTAGTATTTTCTGGTTAAAAAAACGTGGATTGATGCCAGGATTAACTTTTTCTAATGAATTAATTTCACGCGATGAAGCATTACATACAGAATTTGCGGTTTTATTATATAGCAAATTACATAAAAAAATCAATAAGGCTAGAATATATGAAATAGTTAGTGAAGCAGTAGAGATTGAAAAGGTCTTTATTACAGAAGCTCTTCCATGTAAACTAATTGGTATGAATTCTAATTTAATGACTCAATATATTGAATTTGTAGCAGATCGTTTATTAACTCAATTAGGATATGATAAGAAATATAATGTATCAAATCCATTTTCTTTCATGGAGTTAATTTCAGTAGAATCAAAAACAAACTTCTTTGAAAAACGCGTTTCTGAATATGCTTTGGCAGATAAAGAAAAAACATCAGATACGTTTGATTTTGATGGTGATTTTTAAACAATATATAATACGATGCGTAAGAAAACGTATACAATGATAAATTTATGTTATATATATAAACTAAATACTATATAATATAAATTGATTACAAAACATTACCATTATAATTATTGCTAATATTTGGTACTATATAATTGGTGCTAATAATTCTTTTATGTTTTCTTTTAATGATTTTAAAGATATTTTACGACGACTTGTTTTAGTTTTCTTAGTAGTTTTCTTAGTATTTTTCTTAGTATTTTTCTTAGTTTTATCAGGCGATTTTGCGTTAGGTTTCGCGTTAGGTTTCGTATTAGTTCCTGTTGGAGTATAATTTAAAAACCTTTGCTGATATTCAACAGAATTACGATCATGTTTTAATTCTTTATATTTTTTTGTCTTTTCAGCTCGCATAGATTGTTTAGTTGATTGTTCTCCGTAACAATTTATAGAGAAACGTTTCAATGGACCTTTTTGTTGAAGTCTATTTTTTTGTTGTACTTTGAAAAGAAAGTTTGCCATACATAATATTCTATGCTCGTCATAGTATGAACGATTGGCATATATAAAAGTTAGATACATACTTAACATTGTATCAATGGTTGCAATTTTGACGACACGCGCGTCATCAGTTATAGTATTATAACTATAACATGCGATTGTTTGATAAATAAAGGCAATTGTATCTGTGCCAACTTTGACTTCATAATGATAAGGTAGTATTTCGTCAAGGTTTTTATGTTTTATTATGCTAATATTTTTTACACTATTGCGAGAAAGTACATTTTTCAGAAATGTTGCTGTTTCCTCTGCATTTTGGGATAATACATCAAAATCGGGATACTGTTTGATTTGCTTATGAACACTCTTACTCAAATATTTTGAGAAAACGCTACTTGCCCACCCTCCAAAGAAAACGACATCATTATCTATAAGAGTGTTTTTAATTATATTGAATAGACCTATTGATTCTTTTCGTGATTCCAATTTCCTTGTGAAATAATGATAATTACATTGTTTACTTTCTAGAGGATAATGGGTATTCAATAGAGTAAGCCTTTTCAATACTTTCTCCCATCGTGAGATGTCTCCTGCAGGTCTTGATAATTCTAAATACATGGACATTCGTAACATGTTTGGTGGTGTGTAAAGTATATCGCCTATATTAATAGATGAACGCTTAAGTTGTTTGAATAAGCTAGGATCCATTTGTGTTATATCTGCGATTGGAATAAAATTTACATAAACCTTATAGGTTCCAAAATGTTGTCCCGATTTTGCTTCCACTTCATCATATCCCAAAGTCCCATATATGTCGGCTAGTTTCTTAGCATGTTCCAACGCAGACGGAGAGAAAAAATCGTAATCAGGTATTTCTTTTTTTTTATCATAAAACTGATACTTTTCGGGTAAAATATTATTGATAGCGGTTCCTCCATAACAAATCAATGATTCATCTTTTAAAAATGCTTCAACCACAGAAACCATATCTTTAATTTCACTGGAATTTGCTGCCTTAAAACCTTGTATGTCCTCCGCTTTATCAATTGCTGTTCTCAACAAAGCTAATTCACATTCATGAAAAGGCATGTTTTTATTACAATTAATAGTCATACATTATATGTATATTATAATATGTATGATGATAACTTCCTAGAAAATGTTCATTAGATTATTAGTAAGAAAAATTAATTCAACAGAGTCTTCGTGTATATCATAAAATGTAGTAATGTATTTACATATTATCGGAACTATTTTATATCGTTCTTTATCTGATAAGGTTGTACATCCCTTAATATATACAAATAACGCATCTAAAATATCAATAACAGAAAACCCATCATCATAAATTGTTTTTATGACTGTTAAAGAACTATAAAAGTTTTTATCTCTCATATAATCAAAATATAAATTGAACGATTTATTGTTTATATGAGTTAACACTTCGCTAAAATCGTCATTTATAGAATCAATATCAATTAGTTTCATCTTTTCTAAGTAATTAAAGGTATTATATATAGTATTATTGGTAAGTTGTAAAATGTTATCTATAAGTGGTTCATTTATTTGTATATTTTCTGCCTTTACTATAGTATTACATAATAACTTGACTTCATCGTATGACGGCTTTGTAAGATTTAATACTAAAAATCTGGACTGAATACTATTTATTATCTTATGTAAATTACAGGTACTTATTATAAATCCAATAGTGTTTTGATATTTATCTATATAGTTTCGAAATACCTGTTGGCTTTGATCATTTATTTGATCAAAGTCATCCAACAATATCAACTTTTTCTTTCCTCTTATTGTACAGTTTGTTTGACAAAATAATTTAACGTCGTTTCTATAATAATTGATACCCTGATCCGTAATATTATTTATGTATAAAATATTGTCCTGATAATATTTTGTATCGCCATAATATTGTTTAATTATACAATCTATCAAAGTTGTTTTACCACAGCCCGTCTCACCATAAAGGATTATAGAAATTTCATCAATGTCTATCAATTCATGTAACGTATTTTTTATGTCATCATCGTATATAAACTCAGATATATTTTTGGGTTTATATTTATTAGCCAATAAGTTATCCATATTATAATTTAATTGGAAATCTATTTAAGCTTATTTGTTTTTAATATATATGGAAATGTACTATTCTATACTAGGTGCCAATAGTGCAATGACGCCCGAAGATATAAAAACAGCATTTCGTCAGCAGACGCTCAACAATAATGAAAATTTTGACAACTTAGCCGCGGCATATAACCATATTATCAGCAATAAAGAAGTAATTGAAATACCAAATATAAATGAAGTTTTAAGTAGCGTTGTATCTGGGGTTTCTGGGGGGTCTGGGGAGAGCGATGTATCACATAAAATAGATGCGGTATTAAATAATCTCATATCTAACATATTTCAGCCAACCAATAATAAAACCGAAAATATTTTCAAGGATATCAGTATAAATGATGTATATATGAACGTAAATATTGGCGAGTTTTTGAATATAGATGACCTGAAACACATATATATATCCGAGTTAAATTTGAATGGAATAAATGAATTCACAATAACTGATCATGCGTATACAACATTATATAAAATCACATTGAATTTAAAAAATGATTCTCATTTCGATATAACAGATGATGGACATCTTTTTTTTAAAAAGTGCATCACATTAAAAGAAGCATTATGTGGTTTTGAGTTTACATTTGAGCATTTAGATGGTAAAACATTTACTCTTAAAAACACCAAAGCAATTATTCATCCAAAGAGTGAAATTAAGCTTCCTTCGATGGGAATAAATAAACAGGGACAAATAGGCGATTTAATAATAAAATTTGATGTACTTTTTCCGGAGGAATTGTCAGACATTGCGAAAAGCACCTTTTCTGATCTTTTATAAGCGCGTAATCCTTAATTTTTTTTCATTAAATTTTATGAAATATATTATATATATAATATCTATGTTTGAAATGTTATTTGGTATAACAATGATCAAGTCTATGCGTCCAATATTTAGAAAAAACGTCATGCAAACAATTGATAGTTATAGTTTTTTGTTATTGAATACGCTATTCATAGCTATTTTTGTGATGATGTATTTTATATATTTAAATAGTAAAAATGTTAAATTTATGAAGGTTGTAGAAAATTGTAAATCATTGAATACTGTACAAATGGTTAGTATGATGCTTATATCGTTTTTAACAATCAGTTCAACGATATTGATTATGAATATGGATCAGTCTACGTTGTCAACTACAACCATTACAGTTATGAAATCCCTATCAACCGTTATTTTGGTACTGCTTGGTATTTTTCTTTATAAGGAAAAATATAATTTCACACAAATTTATGGTGTGATACTGACAATAATTGGTGTTGTTTTCATATCAAATAAATGATAATGTGAAAAATATATTGCGATATTATTTAAATTACAATATATTTAAGAGTTTATGATATTTTTTTCATAGGAATAGTATTAGATACAATATAAATTGAATTCTCAGTAATGACTAGAAACTCGTTACCTGTTTTGAAAATTTTAGAAATAGGACTGGTGTACTCCTCTTCATTCTTAATTAGAATCTTTTCTTGGTCTTCTGTTTGTTTTACTCCAATTAGAGCTTGATTGTTAAAAGAGTCTGTCCAATAGTCTAACAGTATTGGTTTATCTTCCAAAATAGCAATTTTGGAAGCATGTTGAAGGGTTTTTTCGGAAGGTATTTGTTGTTCTTCTTGAACGGATTCTACATTTGCACTCATTTAATATAAGAATGATCAAACTCCTTTATATTATTTATATGTTAAAATATAATAATTATAATCTTTCACAATAATATATATATGAAAACTAACGAGAATATATTTTTACTCTCTAATGAGAATAATTATTTTTTGAAGGTAAAATGTGACTACAACGATATAATTAAATCATATTGCGATTTAATTAACTTCTATGTATCATATTCTATTGAAAATTTGAACATTAAAGACAAAGCAATTTTCATGACCGGATTAAATGTCATTCAACATATATTTAGAATAATGTTTCTATATACAAAAAATTTGGAACTTACGATTTATAACACGCAACAGTCTATTTATTATTACGTAGAATATATTACCCAAATTACAGATAAGGAAGATAATATTTTTTTCAATCTTTCTATTAAGGATGCTGTAATTTACGTATACACACGAAGTGTTTTTGAAATAAAAAAAGCATATGTTAAATCAAATAATGATGATGATGTAATAATATTCAACAATATTATATTAGCGAGCAGCAATTATACAGGATTGATCAAAAGTATTAGCGCCAGTCTATTTAAATCGGAACATGAAGTAATTAAATCCAATCTAATTGATATAATGATGCTATATCTACAGAGTAATTATATCACTGTATTATCATTGGATTCTATAGAAATACGCACATATGATGAGGCGCATAAATTACTTGAAGATATAATTAAAAATAAATAATAGAATAATAATTGGTATAATAATTGGTATAATAATTGTATAATAATTGTTTATGATACTGTTAATGGATAACTCTTACTGGATGACTCGTTGACATAAATTACTACCTTTCTTGTTTTTGATTTATGTTCCTTTGGTTTTACTACTGAACTATATTCTTCATGAATGAATTGATATTCATCGTGAAGAATATCCTTTAAGAAATTATACACTTTATGAATTATAGGATCTTCGCATTTTCCGACGATTAATATACTTCCGGTTCTAAATATCATGAATGATATTTTATGATCTTCAATATCATATTTACATTGAATACCAGGATATGAACATGGGTCAAATGAAACATTAAGGTTATATTTACTTCGCAATATATTAAATAATTCCTGTCTATTAATACAGAATCCGCAATGAAAATTTGAATTAATCAATATAGTTTCGGTTTTTCTATCAATGATTTCGTAATGTTTATTTTCTGTAATGCTGTTTATTTTTTTAATAATGAAATTACATACCTTTGAAAATAACGAATCTTTTTGTACTCCTGGAATTTCAATTTTGCCGGTATTGAATACTTTAACATGAACCTCCTTATATTTATTAATACTCTCATCAAATACTCGTACAATAGTAACAAAACAATTATAGAAAGCACTTTTTTCTTTCCTTCTATATGAAAGTAAATCTTTTTGAGATATACCTATTGAAAGTTTGCGAACATCCTTATATATATTAGTATCTGACTGCTGATGATCAAGATGAGTAATAACATATTCAGTATAATATTGATAATTTGAAAGCTTCTGTTTTATCTCCTGTAGCTCATCGTTACTATGTGATATAATTTTAACCTGTTTTTTTATAATCCCTTCGCATTCTTCATCATACTTTATAACGTCCATTTTCCAGAAAGCGTCATATAAATCAATAGTATCATTCAAGTATACAATTTTAGTTTTTGTAGATATATAAATATCAGTTGCTTTAGGGACTGTGATATTCGTGTAATCTATTTCACGTTTTGGATCAATCGTTTCAACATTTCCAGACACCATGAATTCTTTCCATGCCGCATCAATATCCTCCATTCCTTTTTAATATCATTACATGAATAAATATTTAAATCAATTTTTATATTAAAAAAAATATTTACATTCTATAATGGAGACGCCAAAATCTAAACAATATGAAATGAATAACAATACGGGTATGTTATTAATAAAAAAAAACAAAGAATTACAAAAAGTTGAACAGCATAACAGTATGGACTTACAATCATCTGTACAGATGTTTAATCCTAGCAGCTCACCCCCCATCAATAATTTTATGGACCGATTATGTGCTCGCAATTTAATCTATGGCAGTAAATAATAATAACATAAATTCAATTTCGTGAATACTGAAATGCTCTTCATGTAACAGTAATTCAAATCGTTTAATGACTTCGGTATCATTTATGGTTTGATCATATATTAATAACATAAACATTTTAATAAAAATGTCCTTAGGTGTTAAATTATATTCAATTGAATATTTTTCAATCATCTCTAATTTAATCTTTAAATTAGATTCTTTTTTAATTTCCAAAAATAACACTTTAATATTATCATTTGTAGACATTTTGATTCTATTAACGAAACTGCCCGTATAATTTAATTGTAAATAATTAATCATACTTCTGATGTCACTATCAAATAATTCCTGTAATTGATGAATATCGTCATCATTGATTGAAATTTGTTCCTTTCTTGCTATTTCCTTTAAGAATAAAACAATATTTTCTTTTGGTAACTTATTAAATTTTAGTTCAATAAATTCACTTTTTAACGTTGATTCAATCTTACTAATGTAATTACACATCAAACAAAATACAGCCTTATTGTTGTATTGCTGTAACAGATACTTCAAAGCAAGTTGAGCACTTTTAGTCATATAATCTACTTCATCTAATATGATGAATTTAATACCGCTTGAAAATAATGGTTTTGAATTTATAAATCTAGTTATTTGATTGCGAATGGTATCGATGCCTCTTTCATCAGACGCATTAAGATGTAGTAATAGACTTTTATTGCTACTGTTTTGTATTTTTTTAACTAAATTTATAACAGTTGTGGTTTTTCCTGTACCTGGGGGACCATAAAGAAGTAGATTTGGATAACTCTGATTTTTTATTATATTATTGATTATAGTTTTATTAATATTATTTAATATGATATCATCCATACATGATGGACGATATTTTTCAACAAAAGGAATAGTTGACATTTCTAATGGTTATGATGTACAATACTTATATAGTTATATACTAAATAAATATATAAGGTTATCAAAATTAGGATTAAATGAAAATTAGGATTAAATGAAAATTGATATAAATATATAAATGATATAACTATATTATAATACTATGAATGAATTCTTAATGGATAAAAACTCGGGATATCTTGAAATTATTCTAGGTCCAATGTTTTCTGGGAAGACGTCGCAAATTGTCAATCTCCATAAACAATATACTTACTGTAACATACATGTTATTGTTATAAATTATCATGAAGATAATAGGTATGATGATCTGTTATTATCAACACATGATAATGTAAAAATAGAATGTTATAAATGTAAACGTATTGGTGAAATTATGGAAAAGTATAGCGATCTATTAAATAGTAAATTTACTGTTGTAATGATTAATGAAGGACAGTTTTTCGAAGATCTATACGAATCAGTTGATATACTTGTCAATAAGTTAAATAAATTTGTATATGTATGTGGTCTGGATGGAGATTTTAAATCTAACAAATTTGGTCAGATATTAGATCTTATTCCTATTTGCGATAAAGTATATAAATTACACTCAATATGTAGTAGATGTAAAAACGGAAGCAAGGCTATTTTTACTCATAGAAAAACAGACGATACTCAGCAAAAACTTATTGGTAGCGATACCTACGAACCACTATGTCGTAAGTGCTATAATAGTGCGGTAACTACTAGTACTCTAACATTGATTACTGAACCCACCTATAATATATATAACGTTCCTCCTGTCCCAACTGGTAATGAAATGTTTAATTATTAATATAACTTTACCGAGCATTATCAATCGTTCATTATTTTTTTATATTTTTTTTATATGATATAAACCATATAAAAATAAAATAACTATGATTTATATAAATGTCCATTATTACAAAAGAAGAATTTAAGGACATTATAGTCCATAATACAGGAACCATAATATTTAAGTTTACCGCATCATGGTGCGGACCATGTCAACGGGCATTGCCTATTATAAATAAGCATGTTGAGAATTTACCTACACATGTGAGATATATTGTAATTGATGTTGATACAAGTATTGATGTATATGGAATGTTAAAATCAAAACGAATTGTTAATGGAATCCCATCATTAGTATGTTATTTTGAAGACAATGTATCCTTTTGGCCTGACGAAGCAATATCAAGTTCAAAAGAACAGGACATTGATCAATTCTTTCGAACCGCAATAGGCAATTAGACAATTGAAGATTTAAAACGCAGAGTTTAACGGCAAAAATAAATCAACAATGTTGTAATGGCGAATCACGCGTCTTTGGACGCTTATCACTCTTACGAGGTATAACGCCATTTTTTTAGTTTGAAATACACTGGTTCTTCTTCTCCTCTATACTGATACTGGTATCTCTAGTTCTAGTTCTACCTGTTCTTGTTCTACTTGTTCTTGCTCTTCTTCTACCTCTTCTTCTTGCTCTTCTTCTACTTGTTCTTTCTCTACTTGTTCTTGTTCTACTTGTTCTTGCTCTACTTCTTCTTCATGTTCTTCTTCTTCATGCTCTTGAATATTTTCATACGTTGTATTAGATTGGGTTGTTACATCATATTTTTCAATATCCTCTGGACGTAATACAAATTTTATATTTTGAATACGGGTTAATTCATTGTTACGTAATTGTTCATCCTCTGGATATATACTCTTTAAAAGTTCATATTGAATCTCTTTAACGTTATTTGTGTATTTATCAAAACGAATAAGTAATTCCATATCTTCAACCTTTTTTAATACATATTTACGATTATCATCATTCTTATATAATACATCATAGTTAATGTCAGATGTATTATGTGAATATAATAGTTTATCACAACAGATTTTATTATTGTTCCATATCTGTTTGGTTAGTACAATTAGCCGTTTATTCATATTTAATCCTGTTCGATAACTGAATAACTCAACACCCTGATAATAATTTGCACTCCAATTTCCAGAAATGCATAAAATAGAACAACTAAGCATATGCAGTGCGGTTCCTATTACATAACCAATAGGCAGTCCAATAAAAGTCTTACATACCCTTTGTGCCTTTTGTGTATAGGTTAATTCAGTCATATCAATATCATTCGTTATTCGTGTCATTAGTTCTTCAACTTGATTTTCATCACAAAATAAATGTATCTTGCAAATAGTATTTTGAACTTTTCCAACAATCTTTACAATTTCATATTCTTTTTCAAATAACTCGTCTATATTATTGATATTTGGTGTTGTATAACAAATAACAGGTTCTTTGTAGGCTGAATTATATTGTCCCTCAACTTCATGATAATTTGCTGTATCATTACCACCACCTTGTTTAATTATATAACCACTATGTGACATATACCATTGTGTATATATTTTAGTATATCCATCACATTGTAGAAAAGCACTTTTTGTATTAACATTAATATCACATGCTCTTACTTTAATATTCATATCTGGAGATACATTTCCACATATATATCTAAATTGATCAATATTAGAAAGTCGTGTAATTGGCATTATATATATATATATATATATAGTATACCCTTTATACGTCTTTATACGTCTTTATACATGTTTATTACGCCTTTATATTTAAATCTTCAAAGGTGTAAAAATAATATATCAATATCATTGACGATCATTAACGATCATTTATATATCTCGTTAGAATCCTATTAAAAATAATATCATAGTCCATAATGGTGTAGTCTAATGCCGTATCCGGAACAAAAAATTGCTTTTGGTATATTTCACCTATTACATTTATATAATTACGTTTAATTTCAATCGTCAAATTATACCCGATATATTTACAGCGTATGTTTCCAACAAATATATAAGGATATACGTTCCATTCCTGAATGATATTCATTTTTGGTAAATTTACCGATAACCATCTTAATTTTGGTACGGTATCATATGATATTATTTGAGTATCATTCAAATACTCGTCATGTATTGCTGGTACAAACTGAATATTTTCCGCTTTTACTTCATTTAAATATTGTGTAAAGTATGCGGAACTCTTCATAATGTTGTATAATTCTAATTCAGAAACGTATGTTGTATTTATGATATGATTAAATACATATTTTCCATCTCCAGAAGATAGTAGATGAAATATATACAACACAAATAATATTAATGACATATATTGCTCTAATATTATTTAATTCATATAAAAGTTTACCGGTTATTTACTTGTAAGGTTTGTACTCAACTGAGATTACTTTTCCAAGCATTACTAAATTATTTGAGTCCATGACAGCAATTCTTCCAAGACCTTCGCATTTATCGAAGCTCTCCATATAAATTGGTTGCTGAGGCTCAAATTCAATTTCTGCCTGTTCCCCGCGCTCTAGGAATGGAGGATTTTCTAACTTATGTTCACCTGTTTTTTTACCTATCTTCCAGTTGATTTTCGTCATTTTACATGCTGATTTCGCAGTTCTTACATGAACACATGGACTAAATCCTGGTTTAAGTTGTCCAGGATGCTCCTGTACAGATACCTGCGCTACAAAACGTTTAACAGGTAGGCACATAGCTTCCTTTTGTAAAGTAATGATATCTCCTACTTTCGGCATATTGGATTTATCCAATCCTTTCATATTCATACCTACATTGTCACCGGGTTTCGCGTTTGGCCATGTTTTATGATGCATCTCAATACTGAATACTTTTAAGTTCTCTAAATTTCTTGGTACTACTCTACATACATCTCCAGCATTAATAGTACCCTGTTCAATACGACCTGTAATAACATCACCGACACCTTTAATTTTGTATATACCGTTAATAGGAATTCTTACTTCACAATCGGGTTTTCTCGCAGGAGGTCTTGCTGCCTTTTCCAGAGCATCGTATAGAGTATATCCGGACACTTTCTCTGTTTTTGACATATTAACTTCCCATCCATTATACCACGGCATCTTATCTGATTTTTCCACTAAATTCTCGCCTAGGAATCCGGAGTAAGGAATGAATGCTACCTGTTTAGGTTTAAATCCCGCCTGAGAAATCATTTTTGTCATTTCCTCTTTAATCTCGTTGAATCGTTGCTCTGACCAATCGCATGAATCCATCTTGTTTACGCCAACAATTAATTTCTCAATCCCTAAAAGGCCTAACAATCGGGCATGTTGTCTGGTTTGTCCTTGGACCTCACCGCTTTTATGATCTCCTCGTGCAACAGCTGTTTCAAATCCGCCCATTTCAGCAGGAACTAACAATAGCGCTACATCCGCACACCCGGCACCAGTAATCATATTTTTAACATAATCTCTGTGTCCTGGCGCATCTACAATTGTGTAATGATACGAGTCGGTATGGAATTCTTTCGTAGTACAATTAATAGTAACCCCACGTTCCCTTTCGGCTTTATCTTTATCCATGAAATACGCAAATGCAAATGAACTTTTACCCTGCTGATCAGCTTCTGCCTGAAGTTTTTGCATTTCGCGTTCAGACACGCCTCCTAGTTTAAAAATTAAATGTCCAGTAGTTGTAGATTTTCCCGCATCTACATGACCACATACAACTAAAGAAATATGTTGCTTTTGTTCACTCATTATATAATAATTTATGATTATCTCTTTAATTTATTTTTAAATATACTTTATCATATTGTCCATACGATTAATATATATATATATATACTATATATAGTATGTTCATTTCTCTTAAAAATGATAATGTCAATGATTTCTACGAGTTACCAAAAGGAGGTCTCCTTTATAGAGGAGATGATAATAAGATAAGCGTAGAAAACTATAAACCACGTTTTTTTGTGTATAATATTAATGATACTGATTCGTACGGGAAAATTAAATATCAATTCAAAGTGAACAATACGTTAAGATTATTGGCTTTAGATAAAGACGTCGATAATTTCTATAATAATTCTCCTAGTAATATACAAAACATATTACTTAATAATTATGGATATGTAAAAGGCATTCCTCTGCGAAAACGCAACTCAGTATCAGATAGTGATAATACATTATTGACATATATATGTTCATTGGGTAAATATGACGGGTATGCGACAGACATTATGGAAAGTGTTCATGAAATTGAAGGACAATTTCACTCAGAAGTATGTATATGCGACAGCACTAATTACGAAGAACCTACTATACTATCCAATTTATCTACTGAAGATAAAGAGCGCGCACATGAAGACGCTCAATTGATTAGACTATCCAAATTAGATAAAGAAACCCGAAAGAATAAATCGAGATCAATATTTGATAGCGAATCATCCGTGGGAAAATTGAGTTTTGGATTTGATGACGATGATGACGATGATGAGCATCATAATGATATGTTCTCTGGAGGAGGAAATTTACGTAAAACAAGAAAATCTAATCCAACAAAGAAGTCAACAAAGAAGCCAACAAAGAAGCAAACAAAGAAGCAAACAAAGAAGCAAACAAAGAAGCAAACAAAGAAGCCAACAAAGAAGACGACAAAGAAGACAATAAAGAAGACGACAAAGAAGACGACAAAGAAGACGACAAAATCAAAATAAAGTTAAAGTTAAATATTAAAATTTCTATTTTTTATTTTAAGAAATTATAACATGCTTATAAACAAATACCTAGGAGGAAATAATTTCAATAAAGCTGTGACTGTTGCGAATAAAATTATTAACCAACGTAAAATCCCAGTAATTAACTACGCCATTGAACATAGCGGTAGCGGAATGGATACATTTAACGAATATAAACAATTGAATTATATAATAAATAACGATTATCGTATTGCATTGAAATTATCATCATTTAACTTTGACAAAATACTTATACATGATATTGTAGATATGTATAAAGAAAAAAATATCAAAATATTGATAGATGCTGAAGATAATAATTTCAATAATCGTTATCATGATATGACAAATGAGCTAATTCAAAAATATAATTATGATGACCCGACGATTATAAAAACATATCAAATGTATAGAAAGGACTCTCTACAAACACTTAATGAAGATTTATATGCATTCGGTGATTTACATATGGGTGTGAAATTAGTTAGAGGAGCTTATTGGAATAATGAGTCATGCGATGGTCATCTATTCACAAATAAAAAAGACACTGATATTAGTTATAATAGCGGGGTTATGAAATTATTTTATAATAATTCAAAATCATTAAACGTGTTAGCAACACATAATACAGAATCCATAAATCTAGGAGTTCTTTTAAATAAAGAAAATAAAAAATTTGAATTTGGACATCTACACGGAATGAAAGAACGCGCATATAAAGATTTAAAAGAGGAAATTGTAAATGTGTACATCCCTTACGGACCATATTTCAAAATGATACCTTACCTTATTCGTCGTCTTTATGAAAATATTGATACTATTAAATACATGTAAATAACATTGGGTGGGGAACAATATTGTGGAATTAGGTTATTAATCATCTGTAATTATATTGTGATATAGTATTATGGATTTTGACTTAAATATTGAAAACTATACTCTTCCTGATTTACTAGCTTTATTTAATCTTACTACTAATTTCAATGAAAGCGAATTAAAACAAGCAAAAAAACATGTATTCAAATTACATCCAGATAAGTCTAATCTACCAAAAGATTATTTTATATTTTATGCAAAAGCATATAAATATATATACTCAATACATGAATTTAAAACCCGGGGAAAGGATACAACAACTGATTACAGTAATCATATTCAAAATAAAGAAAAGGATAAATCTACCATTTTGAAAAAAATGAACGAACAAGAAGATTTCAATCAATGGTTCAATACTATGTTTGATAAATATAGTCTAGGAGATGAAGAAGATGGATATGAAGAATGGCTCAAAAAAGAGGAATCTTCTACATTTCAGGCAAATAATTTATCACAATTACAAAACGAGTTTGATAAATTTAAACAACATGCCATAAAAGATATTGTTGTACATAAAGAAATACAAGATGTGTGCAATAATCTATCATCTGGTGGATCCAACATTAGACGAGGAAGGATTGACGATTATTCGTCAAGTGATATTTTTAATTCATCATTACAATATAATGATGTAAAAAGGGCACATACTGAAACATTTATACCAGTAACTGACGAAGATTTTAATAACCGAAAAAAATATAATAATATATTTGAAATGAAATTAGATCGTGACAATCAAAAAATGGTTTTGCCTACTATGGAAGAATCAAATCGTACAATCAAATCAAAACGCGATAATGAAGAATCTATAGCAACGCAGGACGCTTATAAATTACTAAAACAGCAAGAAGAACAGGAGAAAATGGACGCATTATTTTGGAAAAATTTAAGATTATTGAAATAATAATATAATATTATATAATATAATAGTATGAACATTAATCCAGAAACAGGAAAAATTATATTTTCAGCATTGTTAGTGTCCTCTGTGATTATATTGTATTTTAATTATAGTCATGTCGAAAAAACAGACGATGTAGAATTTAATCTGATTCAACAGTATTTAGTAAACAATTCTAAAATTGCTAGAAGCGATAAACCAGTACTATGGATTCATAACGATTATAAATTAAATGATCGTAATTGGAAAAGTTTTGGTTCCAGAAATACCAATGAATTAAACAAACCTATTGTTTATCTAACAATCGATAGTATGATTAAAAAATGTGATAAATCCTTTAATATTTGTCTGATTGATGATAACAGTTTCAATAATTTAATTCCAGGATGGAATATTGATTTAGAGACAATACCTGAACCAAATAGAAAGAACTATAGACAGTTAGGGTTTTTACACTTATTGTACGTGTATGGAGGTATACATGTACCATCATCTATGTTATGTTTTAACAATCTCATTGATATTTTTACAGATAATGTAAGTAATGACAACTTTTTCGTCACTGAATCGCTGCCTACATCGGTATTATCAAATCAAACGCAAATATTCCCAACATTAAAAATAATAGGATCAATGAAAAACAATCCAAACATATTGGAGTTATTAAGAGATCTTGAAACACACTATACCACGTCATTAACAAACGAGTCTACATTCAAAGGATCAGTAGAAAAGCATGTACATATGTTTGCGCTAGAAGGTAAATGTAATATTGTACCTGGACAAACTTTTGGTTATTTTGATGAGAATAATATGCCCATATCCATATCTGAATTGATGAGTGACGCTCCTATATCTCTAAGTGAGACAACAGTAGCGATTGAAATACCAGTGGATGAAATAATTGAAAATAAAAATCGTAATTGGATGTCTAAACTGGAAATAGATGAATTACCGCATGTAAATAACAATATTGGTTATTTGCTACACAAACAATACTGTTAAGAAATTAAGAGACAATGTTTTCATGAAATATAAACTACACTATAAACTACACTATAAACTACACTATAAACTACACTATAAACTACAATATGAACGAACTACAATATGAACTACAATATGAACTACAATATGAACTACAATATAAACTATAATACTATTATTAATAATTTATATTATTCCATAGGTAATTAATGTTCATCATACTGTATGAATTTTATCAGGATAATATATATGGTATATTATTTCATATGTTGACTTTGCGTATTTAATCTCCTGCTTATAGAATATACCATTCAATCTACACAATTGTCTGACAATTGTTGATAACATTTTATACGATTGCTTTTTGTCAATATAAAATTGTTTAGATACATGATAATGCGGCTTAATAATGTCTAGAAATTCATTTAAAATATTTAGATGATTCGCTCTTTTATATGATGAATTATCAAAAGTATACTTAATATCTCCTTTTAACGCAATTTTATCAAGTAATTCAACCAATATTTCTCTATCAACGCATGATTTGAATATTTGAGAGATCATTTATATATATATAATATAAATAGAATAAAAATATATTATAATTCTTTTATAATGGCCGGAGGAATATTAGATTTGGTAGCAACTGGAAGTCAAGATATTATTTTAATAGGCAACCCAGAGAAAACTTTTTTTAAGGCCAAATATTCTAAATATACCAATTTTGGTATGCAAAAATTTCGCATTGATTATAATGGTCTCAGGACATTAAAATTAACTGATGAATCAGTCTTTAAATTCAAGATTCCAAAATACGCAGATTTATTAATGGATACTTATGTTGTAGTTAATTTACCACATATATGGAGTCCAATTTATCCACCGCAAACATCAGATGAAGAGTGGAGGGGATATGATTTCCAATGGATAAAAAATTTAGGAACTCAAATGATAAAAGAAATATCTATTAGCGCGTGTGGACAATTACTTCAAAAATATTCTGGATCGTATATTCAAAATATGGTGAATCGTGATTATTCATCATCGCAGAGAAATCTATTTGACGAAATGACAGGAAATGCGAAAGAATGTTATGATCCTTCAAATGTAAATGATAGAATAAATACGTACCCTAACGCATATTATACATCGGCACGTGTAGGTAGTTATCCTTCTATAAATGGAAGAAAATTATATATTCCTATAAATACATGGTTTTCACAATCAAGTAAAATGGCATTTCCATTATCATCATTGTACAATAACGATCTTCATATTACGGTTACATTAAGACCTATCAGTGAATTATTTACAATTCGCGATATTACAAATATTACAGACTATTATCCGCGTGTTGCCCCTAATTTTACAAAAGCTGAAATGGGATTCTATAGATTCTTACAAACCCCTCCTAGTGAAAGTATATTAGATGAAGATTATGCCGATAGAAGAATTCTTTGGAATGCTGACGTCCATTTATATTCTACTTACTGTTTCTTGAGTGAAGATGAAGGTGAATTGTTTAAAAGTAGAGAACAACAATATCTAATTAAAGTTGTACATGAACATGTATTTAATGATATTGTAGGAACCAAAAAGTTACCGATTGATTCAACTGGGTTAGTTTCAAATTGGATGTTTACATTAGAAAGAAATGATATTGATTTAAGAAATGAATGGAGTAACTATACTAATTGGGCATATGATTATCTACCATTAAATGTCACATTGGCAGTAGACGAAGGTAATCACAAGTATTTAGATTATGATAATGAAAATCTCTTAACCGATTTCCAATATGGAATAGGTGCTGGATTAAATCCAAATGGAGAAGATACTGGATTATTTATAACTGATGTATATACTAAAGATAATGAAAAGAAGATTCTACAGGAGTTTGGGATTGTCTTTGATGGCCAATATAGAGAGAATTTAATGGATTCAGGAATATATGAATATATAGAACCTCATTATAAATCAAAGGGTACAAATATGAATGGTCTATACACTTATAATTTCTCTCTTAATAGCAATCCGTTCGAGCTTCAGCCTTCAGGAGCAGTGAATTTAACAATGTTTAAGAAGGTTGAGTTGGAAGTAACAACATTCACTCCAAGTTTAGACGAAAATGCGCAGGTATTAACTGTATGTGACGCGGATGGAGTTATTATAGGTATTAATAAGCCATCATGGATCATATATGATTATACATACACTCTGAGACTATATGAAGAAAAATATAACATTCTGACATTCAATTCCGGAAATTGTGGATACATGTTTGTAAGATAATTTACACTGATAATTTACACTGATAATATGAATTATATTATACTCATATAGTATAAATATGAGTGATAATGACAAAGACAATAATGATGTTTCTGACATGGACTTTGTCGTAGATGATACGGAGGATGATACAAATGATGATACGAATGATACTAAAGAAAATGAAACGAAGAAAGAGAAATCAACCTGGTTAGAAGCAACTGGATTTGAAGATTTCATATACGCGACTATTAAAGGAATAATATTACTTCTAATATATTTATATTTTGGTACCAGTTATTACCTAATTTCTAAAAGCGCGGAATCACAAGAAGGTGGGCTATCAGGGCAAGACATTAATGGATATCCATATACAGGTAACTTCTCAGAGTGCAAACTTTCAGATTTAGATGTATCTGATCCTATATCAAAATGGGAATTTCCTTATAAAAATCCAGTCACCTGTAATGCTGAAGCAAATAAACATAGACCTCTTTATTTCAGATTTGTTTCGTGGTCTATTAGTATAATTGCATATAGTTTTTCAACAGGAAGAACATATTTAAATAATGTATTTACTAGTATCGATGAAACATATACAGTTTTACTGGGTCCTATATTAATTCTCTTATTATTACTGGTATCTTCGTCATTCGGATGGGTAAGTGGAATTATAGGAAGTTTTTATAATATGAATAAATTGCTCCCTACATGTTATTTCTCTGTTTGGTTTCCATTCATAACACTTATTGCGTTTATTTGGGGACTTTCTACATATCCAATTCTTATAGGTATATACCAATTTATGGCAATGGCGTACTATTTAATATTACATGCATCATTCAATAAACTATCCATTATTGAGAATGGAATTAAAACAACTACTACGGGTATTCCATATATACTTAAACGTACTATAACCAATACCATGTTCATGTTCTTAGCCGCATTAATTAGTGCCTATCATGCTTATAGTAAATTAGAATTAGTATATGCGTTTCCTATAATCGGTTGGATATGTTATATCATATTCACAAAACTCATCCTAATTTAATTCAGTATTATTTACAGCATAACTAATATTTTTATAAACATGTGTAATTATTATATTTACACATGTTTTTACAATTCTAATATCAACTACTAACCCCCTAGATATCATCCCCTATATATTACCATCATACGTTGGTTTATGATTGTCAATATATCTATACAGACGTTGTATATCTAAATGATTCACATCATAATTGTTTACGATCTCATCTTCCGATTCTTTATTCCCTCTTAAACCTGTGTAGAAAGTTATAATGTCCTTTTTATCAAGAAGCATTATATTTGATATCCTTTGAAAGAAGACATAATTATTAAATTCTGTGGAATATTTTGTAAGCACTTTTGTAAAACGTACTTCACTAATATTCTTCATATTGTCTTTATCATTAAATTCATTATGCATTAGGTAATTATTATACATAATTTTAATAAATGATGAAAGTTCATTAAACTGCCAAATTTGCTTTTGAAACGTTATTCTATCAATATAATCTCCGTAACACATATTTTCTAATAGTCTATAATAAAACAATACCATATCCTTTTTGCTACATTTTTGTATGATATCGCATACATTTTCATGCCATAATAATGCTACTATTGTACGATCGTTCTCGTTAACATATTGATTATGTTTTTCGAACGGAATATTCGTTTTGTATATAGTCTTCACGCTTTCTTTTGATATTTCGATGACGGACTTTTTAACAAATACATTTTTAGATAATATACTCGTCAATACATTTGGACTCTTGTTGTACACCTTATAGAGAGACTGGATTTTTTTCAGGTCATTTTGACTATGTAATATTACCTGTTCCTTTGTAATACTATTGGAATCTATAAACACATTATCCACGATATTTTTAATTTGATAATCACTCGGTTTTTTTAAATCATAATAGTGGCACACTTTTATAAGCTCTTTTGTTTTTTTATCAATTTCGTTGGTACTGATACAAAAAATTGGTGTATCCGTTATTAATTCTATCATCTGCTTTTTTGTTTTCTTTGGACGTATGATAGTAATTAAAGAGGAAATTCCTCCCTTGTCACCACTATTTAATCCGTCAATTTCATCCATGATTATGGCTATTTTTTTCTTCACCTTTTTGAACATACTCACCACATTCATATCCGCCATATTATTTTTTCCCATATTTTCAATAACAGACTTATTTCTTATATCACCAGCAGTGTAATGTAAAATATCATAATTCATTTCGGTCAACACCTTTTTAACGAACTCCGTTTTTCCAATTCCACAATCTCCAGAAATATAGAAACCTCGTTTTATACTTTTTACGCTTTTGTTTTCCTCAAAAAAAGTAAGTTTATCTATTATATCTTTTTTAATATGGTCCCGATCTAATATAGTATTATAGCATAGCATTAATAATAATATAAATAATAAAATTTTGTTTTTAACTAATTAAGATGATAAAATAGTTTTTATAGAATCGCGACATTTATTTGACTTATATTCAATACACCATCTATTTAATAACGAAACGTATGAATCACATTTTACCTTTCTGTACATGAATTGTTTTTTTTTGTTCCATTTTGTCACATTGGTATGAAGCGTATGATTAAATACAAAGAATAAGTCATTGCGAATGATATTTCTAATATATCCATCATATGGCGTGAAATGTACGAATTTGTGAAATTGGTAGTAATACGTTTTATTGTAGATATACTTTTGATGATAAGGAATAAATTTTATGATTAATGTACATATATCATCTGGTAAATGATATATTTCTAATTCTATATAATTTGAAATCTGATGACATATATCCATGGGTATTTTACTATTCAGTGAATCACATAACGTAGTTGATAGAATCGACATATTTTCAATTAAAATACACTCATATTTTAATTTTACGTACATACATTTTTCTTATTTGTAACACCGTCCCATGTTAAATCGCATGAACGAGCCCACTGTGCTTTAGCACAATCGCTGGTTGCTAAAATTTTTGAATTATAAATATATGTACTCATATTTACATCTTTTGGACATGTATCGATGCCTATATTTTTCTCATTTGAACATATTATATCGTCGGAAGACATGTCTTCCATCCAGTAATCGGGGCATTTGGACACATTGCCAGGCCATTCATTATTTACAAGTGCATCTTTCATCGCACGAAATATTATAACTAATAATACAACGAGAATCATTAAAAACACAATGACTATAATCATTTTAAAATTTAATTCCATATAAATTATATTTTTATTTTTTTTATATATATTTTATATAATGCTTAATAAATCTAATGGTAGAATAGATATTATACAACCTCCCAGTTCAATAGATCAATTTAAATTATATGATAAATCTGTTATGAAATCTACGCCATATACGGATGCTGTTCAAGGTATTTATTATGATACAGTGCTCTCGCAAAATTTCTTTTCAGCTGAAAATATAAAAATTCTTCAAAATGGGATACGTGCGGGAGTATATGAAAAATCCAAAGAAAAATTTGTAATCGGAGAACAGGATAGCGATACGTTAAAAGTTATAATGAGAAGCATGTTTTTACAGCATTCAATCAACTCACCTTCTAAAGTTAAGGAACAAATTGATGATCTTAATAAAATAGTACTAGAATATGCTATTCCTAAAGTTTATGGCGAAGCAATTGGATATATGAACTATTGTAGAGATTCAAGTACAATTGCTATTCCATTGAACTATCCTGTAATGTCAAGATCAAATGAAAAACAATTAGAGGAAAATCCATGGATCAGAACACTTTAAATAACATTGAGTAAAAGTTTATAAAACATCTATAAAAAAGGTCAATAAAAATACATACATATGTTGCTAATATTTATTAAGAGATCATTTATTATGAGACCATTTATTACGAGACTATTCATTATTAACCTTATCGCGATGTATGGAGTATTTAACATATTCCTGCTTTAATAATTGTAATTCGCTTAACCATAGTTCTGTTTCTGAAACCTTTTTATAGTAATCAAGATCACTTAACTTAGCATCATGTTCTTTTACAATTTTATCAACATTTTCAGTACTGACACTATCCATTGGCATTTTAAGTAAATATTTGAATTCATTGTCATTATCTATTGTGTCATACTTTTTATCAACGAGTGCCTTAACAATTATATTTTTCTTCTTATTTCTAAAATCTAGACTTCCGTTTAATAATTCTTCAATATAGCGTTTTCTATTGCTTAGTAAAACCAATTCTGTTTGAATAACATTAATAATATGATTCTTCCTTTGCGTATATCCCTTTAGACGAACTATATAATAGTCTTCGATAATGTCAATAACAGAAGAGTACTTTGTTAATTTCTCATCACCGTCGAATAAATGCATATTATTTGTAGAATAACTAGTAGTTAATTTTAAGGTTTTCTCCAATATATTAATATTATCATCATGGTCTTTCATGAGTCTATCTAGGACATCAGGCATGAATTTTATTCGTACGTCAATGTTTGTTGATTTACTCATATCATCATATTCCTTAATGACTGGTTTTATTTTTTTTCCATTTTTGTCAACGCTTTCCATTAATGACTCTAATAGTTGTTTAAAATCATCTGTCCAAAAGCCAATAGGAAGCTCTGTCACATGAATGGTATCTTTTGAAATTTTTGAATATTTTCCTTTCACAAGATACCTTTTATTTTCAACATCTTCATATACATCTCCATTGAAACCATTCCAGTAAGGCGTGAATTTGTAAGTTGATGTATCTTTATTATTTAGCTTTTCAGATATATAATCAATTAATAATAGAGGATCGTAAGGGAGTATCTCAGTACTGAATCCTGTACCAATCCCTTTTACACCATTCACCAAAACCATAGGGATTATAGGAAGGTAGTATACAGGCTCAACCATATCCCCATCATCATTATTGTATTTGAGAATGGCATCATCTTTACCACTATATAAATATCGTGTAATTTTATTCAGTTGAGTAAATATATATCTCTCGGATGCTGAATCTTTACCGCCCTGCATTCTAGTTCCAAATTGGCCATTGGGTTCTAATAAATTAATATTGTTTGATCCGGTATAATTTTGCGCCATGCCAACAATCGCCATGTTTAAACTAGCTTCACCATGATGATATCCTGAATTTTCTGAAACATAACCAGAGAATTGAGCTACTTTGATTTCATTGGCTAAATTCTTTTTAAATGCTGAAAACAGAATTTTACGAAGACTAATTTTTAACCCGTCCATAAGATTAGGTATGGAACGATCGCAATCATATTTAGAGAAGTGGATCATCTCTTTATTCACAAAATCTTCATAACTTACTTTATCCGCATTTGTATCCAGGTATAAACTTCTATCATATTGCGCTAACCAATCTTTTCTATCATCAGCGCGTTTTTTATTAAACACTTTATCAATGGCGTCATCGCATGACTCTCCGCTATGTGTAAAATATACTAGCTTTTTGTTCTGAAAATATTCCTTAAATTCCTTTCCTGTACTAGTACCAAGACCCTTATAATATTTAATCTTCCAACCATTAACATCATTTGTCTCTTTCCATTTTTCATATTCTCCATCGTTATAAAACATTTCTTTGCGAGTACCTTTGGTAGCTTTTAAAATAGGAGTATTCATATAACCAATAAATTCAGGAAGCTTTGCTAAGGTATGCCATTGTGATTGAAATAAATTTAATCCAAGACCCTTAATATGACTACCGTCCAAATCCTGATCTGTCATGAATACTATTTTACCATATCTTAATGTCTTTTTAACGTCTTCTACCGTGTATTTTTTATTTACTTCTAGTCCTAGAATCTTCTTAATTTCATTTATTTCTTTATTCTCTGTGATTTTCTTTTGAAGTTCGCCACGTACATTTAACACTTTACCTTTCATTGGATATACACCAATTTTGTTGCGATCATCGGTTGACAAACCAGATACAATACCTGCCTTTGCTGAATCACCCTCACACAATATAATACTACATTCGCCGGAGCGACTAGTTCCAGCCCAATTCGCATCTATGAGTTTATGAATACCGCGAACATTTTTTGTCTTAGAACCGTCCGTTTTCTTCGCATTTTTATTCTCTTTAACGTTTGTAATAGCACACGCAGCATCTAGAACACCCATCTTTGCCATTTTTTCAATGAATTTATCACTTACTGTACATGATGATCCGAACTTTGCTGAGGGTGTATTCATATAATCTTTTGTTTGACTATCAAATGCTGGATTCTCAATATCACATCTTAAAAATAATGTTAGTTGTTCCTTTATGCTATTATTGGTGACAGTAACCTTCTTTTTCTTCTCAATATAGGTAACCATTTTTTTAGTGATTTGATTCAATATATAATCTACATGCTTTCCTCCTTTTGATGTAAATATACCATTTACAAACGAAATTTGTTGAAACTCATGCGTTGGTGAAAGTGATACAGCATACTCCCATCGCTCATTTTCGTGACTTTCATGACATCGCTTATTTTCCTCCTTGGATCCAATGTATAAATCAATATACTGACTGAAGTTCTTGATAGGAATGGTGTTTGAATTTAATTTTACCTTTATGTTTTTATCAGTGATGCCAGCAACATCGTATACACGACGTATGAGTACATTCTTAATATCATCTGTCATTCCAGATATACCAAAACGTTTATAGTCTGGTTTGAATACAATTTTAGTATATGGTTTAGTAGAGCATTTAGTAATTTTTGGTTTACAAATTTCGTCTAGGTTGTTTTTAAATTCCTGTCTATATTTCAATTTCCTAACATGATCCACCGTTTCAACATATCCCCATTCCGACCAAATTAAGACTAATTTGAATCCGAACCCGTTCTTTCCTCCCACAATTTTTTTCTCGGTTTTATCATAATTTGTAGATGTACGTAAATGACCAAATATAAGTTCTGGAATCCAAACATCGTATTCGGGATGCTTTACAATGTCAATTCCATTACCATCATTTACCATACAGATCGATCCATCATCTTCAATGCTTATGTCAATATTAGATACTGGAATAGAGGAGGGAACATTATCTTTAATCTTTTGCTTCATGCGGATAACATGATCGCGACAATTAACAATTCCTTCGTCAAATAATTTGAAGAGCCCCGGAATTAACATTATGTTTTCACTAACAATTTTATCATTTTTATAAACCCAGTAATCGGTATCAATATTTTCGATAGATCCAATATAGGTATCGGGATTATCCAAAATATGCTGCTTATCTGTTTTCTTTTGGTAAGTTTTTGCCAAAGAGTTATCCATTCTGTATATTCATGTCATGATAATATGAGTTTATTTCAATTTTATTATAAATAATATAATATTAAATAACCGTTATTTGGGACTTAGCACTATACTATTTTATATACTATTTTATATACTATTTTATATAATTTATTATTAAAATTGATTTAAAATTATACTCGTGTAATATACCATTATAAGAGATGGAGAAGAATGTACTTTTTGAAAAGATTAAAGTATTAATTGATAAATATAGTGACTCTAATTTTCATCATCATGATCTTTACAAAGAAACATACAAACATATTTCAAATATACCATTTGTAACGCAGTTAAGAAAAGAAAATGATAAACTTAAACACATTATTTCCCTTATTGGAGATACTATAACAAAAGAACCGTCTGAAAATATTACAGTAGAAATTAATGAAAAACCATCCGATGAAACTGTAAAAAATATTGATTTTATAGGTAGTGGTATGGTAGATATAAAAATAGAAGAAGAGGAGGAGGAAGACCAGGAGGAAGACCAGGAGGAAGACCAGGAGGAAGACCAGGAAGATGAGGAAGAGGACGAGGAAGAGGAAGAGGACCAGGAGGAACACCATGAGGAAGACCAGGAAGAGGAAGAGGAAGAGGAAGACCAGGAAGAGGAAGAGGAAGACGAGGAAGAAGACGAGAAAGACAAGGAAGATGAAGGGGAACCATTGGAACACAAAGAATCCATAAAGTTGGGAGAAAAAGAACCCATACAGTTGTGTGAAAATATGGACTGTGAAAGATATCCACCTGATTGGGATTCCGAAGAAGATACTGAAGAGACTTATCAAGAGGGACAGTGGCAAAAATGTAACTTATGTGATGGCTATTTTAATGACGATGGAATGGGAGATATTTTATACGTACAAGAAGAGCCAAATAATCAAGAAGCAGGATGTAGCATTTGTGGAAAAACCGAAGATATAGTTCAAATGAAAGGCAGTGGGCAATATCTATGTGGTAATGCTTGTGATGAAAGCGATGAAGAAGAGGAAGAGGAAGGTGAGGAACCAGAGGAAGGTAAAAGAAAGTGTGAAACATGTGCTATCCATGTAAATACTGATGATATCATTGAATTGAGTATAAAAGTCAATGGACACAATTTAAAATTGTGTTTATGCGAGAATTGTTTTCAAGATAAGGCGGATACTTTACGAAAAGAAGGGTGGAACGTGGACGATTTCTTTGAGAAAGAGGAAGAGGAAGACGAGGAAGATGAGGAGGAAGAGGAAGGTGAGGATGAGGAGGAAGGTGAGGAAGGTGAGGAAGACGAGGAAGGTGAGGAAGACGAGGAAGACGAGGAAGATGAGGAGGAAGAGGAAGAGGAAGGTGAGGATGACGAGGAAGAGGAATATGAAGAAGTTGAAGTGGAGGAAGGTGATGAAGACGATGAGGAAGAGGAAGAGGAAGAGGAAGAGGACGAGGAAGTAGAATATGAAGAAGTTGAAGAAGTTGAAGTGGAGGAAGACGAGGAAGACGAGGAAGACGAGGAAGAGGAAGTAGAATATGAAGAAGTTGAAGTGGAGGAAGGTGAGGAAGACGAGGAAGACGAGGAAGACGAGGAAGACGAGGAAGAGGAAGTAGAATATGAAGAAGTTGAAGTAGAGGAAGGTGAGGAAGACGAGGAAGAGGAAGTAGAATATGAAGAAGTTGAAGTGGAGGAAGGTGAGGAAGGTGAGGAAGACGAGGAGGAAGACGAGGAGGAAGAGGAAGTAGAATATGAAGAAGTTGAAGTGGAGGAAGACTGAGGAGTTTGATGAATAGTATATGATATAAAAAATTATAATAATATAATACACTATATGTCAGCAATATTTGATTTATGTATACCATCATTTAGCTATTTTTTGATTATGGTTATTATTATTGTAATTGATATAACACGCGGAATGTATGAACCTGCGTTAGTTAAATCTATTGGAACTATAGTCATTACATATTTATTGCATATTCTTTGTTCAATGGATCTATCTTTCATTGCTTATATATTTGTGTTTTATCCACTCATAATAACCACCGTAGCCATTTTTTATCTTATGTTCTATACAAATAAATTTCGATAAACACAAAATAGGAAACTAAATATAACTAAATATAACTATATAACAATATATATATATATTTAGTAAATTAATATAGATAGTATTTTTGTTTTATATTTAATGAAAACATTTGCACTTAATATGTTTTACAAAACAATGTATATATGGAGCTATTTTGAATCTTTTTATAATAACTATATTAAACAATTTACTTTAAGTAATTTCATTACGGATGAACCAATAGTATCTTTAATCAATTCTAAAATACCATTCAATTATGTACTCGATGACTTAGATAGTGATATCGATATGGATTTCGAGTTTGGTATTATCGAAAAATATATAGGCGATAAAAAATGTCAATTCATGTTTTTAGATGATATAGATATGGATGATATTCCCGAAATATTCACTAAGAAAACTGAATCTGTTATATTGTCAGCATCTATAGAAATTAAAGACGTCGAAGAATCGGTTGATTTAGATATTACTACTGTTAATTATTTTTTTGAGAATAATGTGGTATTTTTCAAAGAGCATATTGCGTATTTATTATATAAAGATCATTTGATTAATGTCAATGAAACTGATTATACAATTACTATAATAGATAATAAATGTGATATTGTTTCTTTCAATCAAGATCAATTTCTTCAATTTACGTCAGGTGGGGGAAATATATATGAAGTGAAATCTCGGGATATAAGTATTAAATGAGTATTAAATGAGTATTAAATAATTATTTATTAAATGAGCATTAAATGTTAATTCATTAAATATATTAAACAAAATTGATATATTTAATTATAATGTCATCTATAACATCGCCTGAAATGGAAAGTAAATGTAATGTTTATCATCAACTTAATGATATATGGACCATATGGGCTCATTTACCTCATGATACAGATTGGAGCATTAACAGTTATAAACGCATTACTGATATTGATAGCATGGAACAGATTATTGAATTAGAAAATGTTATACCTGACGTTATGATTAAAAATTGTATGGTATTTTGCATGCGAAAAAATATTCTACCTACATGGGAAGATAAAAGTAATTGCAATGGAGGATCGTTTTCGTTTAAAGTAAATAATTCTGACGTATATAATATATGGAACGAAATTATTATCACTTTACTCGGAGAGATGATTATTAAAGATGAAATGATGAACCAAACTGTAAATGGAATTACAGTATCACCGAAAAAGAATTTTTGTATATTAAAAATATGGATGAAAGACATTAGTATTCAAAATGTTAAAATGTTGAATTTACCAAGCAAAATAGATACAAAAGGAACATTATTCAAAAAACACGTCCCTGAACATTAATCGTTATCATATACGAGTAATATAATAATATTATAATCTAATATCATTATAGTATCATTATAGTATCATTATAGTATCATTATAGTAGTAAATCTATCGCATAAATATATCTTATACATTATACCTTATAATAGATTATGTACTGAAACATAATCGGTTTACAAATTTTTTACATTTCTTATTAAGTAAACTATTCCAATTGACGGAAGCAATACTTTCATTCAAATTATATAATAATTCCGGGTTATATTTTGAAACCATAAATGAAACAGGTGATGGAGATGAAATAGGATATGATGAGATTCTAAAGTTTTTATCGCGGTTAACTAATTTATTCGCTTCAATGCCAGAATAATAAAATCCGATCAACTTATTCTTATTTTTTTTTTTCATATATTCTTTTGCTACTTCATCAATTGTACTAATATTGCTTTTTGTTTCAATCGGTACAATTCCACAACACCTTTTCAAATCTTCACTGTTAGGATTTCCTTTTGATACCATAACATTCTTTCCCTGCGTATTACGGAACGGATCATTGTCAAACTGTATGATATCTAATGATTTTGAAATTGCTACAGCCTGAAGATAAAATAAAAAGATAAACGATAAAAGTAAAATTACTATTCCAATTACCCAATACAATATATTCTTATCTGGATTAATCACGAAATAGCTACCATCTAATAATGCTCGCTTATCGCCTAAAAATCCATTTATCATTTGAGTAAACGTTCCTAGTATATTGGATTTCTTATTTGTTAATCCCACAAATATTGTTCCAAAAAGAGCAATTATGAACAATACTATAAAAGGATAATATAGTACAGATAGTGTTTTTTTCAAAAGGGTATATTCTAAAGCCTCCGTATCTTCATGACTGTAAACTCCTACATATTTCATTGACATGAAAGGATATGTATAGTTTACATAGCTCATTTGAAGCGGATCACTTGTAAAGTTGCCTACAACTACGTCATATTTTCGCGATTTCAGTCCATCGATTAATTCGCTGTTGTTTGGGTTCTTTACAACAACATACTCCATGTTATATGTTATACCCGTTCGCTTTGTAAGTACTTTATTAACTTCCTGCCAAGCATGATAATTCAATCCATCTATATCACCATTATCATTGACATAACTTAACGGCTCATCATATATTGGAACTGCAACAACTAATTTATTTTTATCAGAATCAGTATACATAATATATGTTAGTATATTATGCATATATATTTTAATTTATGATGTTGGTAAAGGGGCTAAACATAATTTAATTTTTCCTAAAGAGGCTACGTGGTACAATACAACCAATGGTAGATCGTTTTCTAAATATACTTCTATCTGAGAACATAAATTTGTACATTTAATAAAATATCCTAAATTCTTCAACGAAAATTCTCCTTGAACGATTTTGGAATTATTTTTTGAAGAGATAAAAGCCATACTTCCTTCAGATTCAGCTCTATGAATCTCTGCTGAAGCAAATTGACCAGTGCATTTAAAAATTAATTCATTACCTACAGACTTTATTTCCAGCTTATCTGAAATACCGCTTAAGTCTCTGATAATTTTTTGAAAGTCGGAAGAAGGTAAGTTAATAATAGAAGAAAATTTAACATCAGGTACCTCTAATTCCTCTGGTTCAGGCTCAATTAAACGAAGCTTTTGGGTTTTACATTGCTTGATATCACCGTTCTCAAATTTTAATCCCAGATAAGATGTTACGCCATCTACATAATCATCCTTCTCTATATATATTGTCAATGTATCGTCATTGTCAATTGAGTTAATCAATTTAAATAGATGAAACATATTTACGCCAATAATAATCTTTTCATGATCACATTCATATAGTTCAAAGTTCTCTGCCTCCAAATGGAGATGTGCCAAAATAGTATGTGATTTATCCATATTGATGATACGGATACCATCGCGCTGGAATGTTATATTAGTCTCTAATAAAATGTCTTTTAATGCGGTCATCAATGTACGAAACGGCGCAATTTGTACAGTTTTTATGGTTAAAACATTATTAGGATTTGTATTGGGCATTCTTTTATAAATTTATACATGAATCTTTAAGTTTATTATATTTAAATGAATAAATATAAACGCATCTCATTTATTATTAATAATACAACATGTCAGATATTGTAGAGGAAGTACAGAAATTATATGATGAATATAAAGATAATGAATATATTTATTCGAAAATGGCCACGATTATATGGGGTATGCGTAAATCATTAGAAACCTCGTATGAAAACTATCTTATTCAAAAGGAGAAAAATGAAATGACGACAAAGTTAATTAATACTACAATTAATAACTTTTTCAATAATCACTTATTCTTCTATAATAACAGTAATAGTATAGAACAATTTATTTCATATACAGATAACTCGTTCCAGATTTTTAATAATAATGAATTTTCTGTTTTCATTTATAACTATATCAATAATATTGGAAATACTGATTTAATATACAAATATAAATACAAGATAGAAACTTCCATTATAAAAAGTGTTAAAAAACAATTACTCATTGATATTATACCTACTTCTAGCACCATTCAAAAGGTTATTAAATTATTGTATCCATTATATTTTGAACGCCGTGAATATGCTAAATTATTTTTGATTAACCTAGGAAATAATATTCATAAAAAGACGAATAATACAAGTGTTCTATTATCGCAGAATAATAAGAGGGTAATGATCAAGTTATCCAGTCATATATGCAATATTATTGGAAATGTCATTCCTCTTTCAAATATCAAGTACAAATTTATAGACAATGATACAAATATTAACAATCCTTTTACTAATACCACTAATGCTGGTATGATTACTAATGCTGGTATGATTACTAATACTGGTATGACAACAAACGATGCTAATAATAATAATAATAATGATACCTTATTTCTTCCTATAAATTTTACCAAACACGAATCATGTGACGTAATATATAAGAACATTATAGATATTATTGTAGTTGCGTGCCATTACTCAAATAGATTTGATATAAATACTTTTGCATCAAAGTGTAATAATCATGTAAGAACGTGTATTCGTAAGTTCTCTAATGTTATTGTCATCATTAACAAGTTTACAACACTATATCTACATTTTGACAATACTAAAGAGATACAAAGTAAAGATATGTACTTCATATGGAAATTGTTTATAGATGAGCATATGTTACCCTCTATGTTTACTGAAAAAAAACTCGCTACATACTTAACGGAAACAAATAAGGTGATTTCAAATGGTAAATCTTTCATAAATATTACGTCGCCTTTATTGGAGGAAGTAAAACAGTTTATTCAGTTTATTAACGATTCGTTTACAATAACTTATAGTTATGAAGAATTTGAAATAGATGAAGTGATTAATATATTTTCATACGAACAATCGTTAGATGTAAATTTTCTTACAAATGATATTGCTATAAAGGCTATACGATTTTATATTAAAAATATTAACGTATACGATGACAAAATATATTCTGTTTCGTGCAAGTATTGGGATAAGAAAAAGGAGGTGAAAGAGTTTATTACTGATTATATTGGTAAATCGCGTGAAATAAAATCTTCATATAATGCTTATCAGTTATATACCTCCGGAAAAAATAAGTTTAAGGTAAATAAATTATATTTTGAAAGCATATATGACGATATTTCATCAAACAATTGAGTTGAATTTGTATACGATTTATTATAGAGCTATTGCTATAGAAATTTGTATTGTATTTTAATTAGAATACAACACCAATTATAAAATTAATTACGAGATAATGCTATGGATAATGCTAGAAAATGCTAGAAAATGCTAGAAAAATGTGTAACAAAGGTTTAAAAAAATTTAGGTTTATTATTTGTTTGAGCGACATTACTGCGTTTTATCTGAAAAGTAGATTTATTATTTAATGATTCAAACTGACCTCCATGCATACTATCTGTTTCTTCGTAAATTTCTGGTAATATACGCGTAATTGGTTTGTCGACCACCACAAACAAACGATCCTGGCGTAGTAATTGTCTATATTCATGAATTGTCATGTTACCCATGAATTTATCCAACATATAGTGAGGATTAGGTGCAGGTTTAATATCAGAGGTGTTGCTATAAATTGTATTGTATAGATAATTCATTAACTGATATCTTTCAAATTTTTGAGACGAGTCAATTGTTTCGTTAAATAAATACGCCGCAGCGCACTCGGGACTACAATAACATCCATATACATAGTATTCTTCATTTAATTTATATTTGGGAATGTGTACAGACGTATGGTCAAACTCGCAGGTACACCAAAAACATGCTGAATTACTATTAATTGAATCATTAAAATAAAAGTTTTTCTGTAATTCTCTTACCTTATCCGAAATATGTTTAATATTGCTTTCATTTGACGCACTGTTTTGAGCAACGTTTTGATGAACACTTTGAACAACGGTTTGATGAACATTTTTATGAACGGTTGATGTATCATTATTAGCATTCATATCATCATTCATATTAGCGTCATTCATATTAGCGTCATTCATATTATCACCGGCATGTTCTATAGTCTTATCCATAATCGTAACCGTATCAGGTTCATCCTGTGGTTCATCCATTTGCTTATCCATTTGCTTATCCATAATATCATCATCTAAGATTTGAAATGAAAGACTATTTGATTCAAAGGCTTCTAGTTTGAATTCATCGTTTGTGATCTCTTGACTGTTACATTTGAGATGTAGTATTACGTTTTCTGTCACATATTCACTTTCTTTACTTTTCTCTAGAGGGTTATTTATGATTTTTCCGCCTTTTGGTTTTCTACCGCGTTTTTTTGGAACATGAGGTTCTACATTTTCAGGTTTTGGTTTGGGCTTTCTACCGCGTTTCTTTTTCTGAGGTATTACTGGTTCTGTTGGTTCTGTTGATTCTGTTGGTTCTGTTGAATTTATTGGTTCTGTTGTTGAATCTGTTGTTGATTCGGTTACTAATTCTGTTGTTGATTCTGTTGTTTTATTATCTTTATTCTCTTCATTATTCTCTTCATTATTCTCTTCATCATTTTTATTACCATACATACTTTATATTTTCAAATAGATTTAAGTTGTTTTATAATACCTTTTTTGGCGATTTGGTTGATTGGTTGATTTGTGGGTTGATTGGTTGATTGATTGGTTGATTGATTGGTTGGTTGATTGGCTGATTGGTTGATTGATTGGTTGATTGGTTGATTGATTGGTTGATTGGTTGATTGGTTGATTGGTTGATTTGTAGATTTATTTGTGAAACTTATATATCTTCATTAAATGGTGGTAGATAGTTTGATGGTATATTGACACCGAAAAACATCCTGGTTATATCAGTCACAGAAGATACAGTCCAACCAGAAAGATCATGATTTTTCATTCCGTAAGCCTTATAAAACATACGCTCCATAGTAATCACTGCTGTAGACCTTCTTTAAATGGTGGTAGATATTCCGCCGGCATAGCGACGTTGTAAAACATCCTGGTTATATCAGTCACATTTGATACAGTCCAACCAGAAATATCCTGGTCAAATGCCGTAGCACCATTAAACATATCACTCATATTGGTCACAGCCGATACATCCCATCTAGAAATATCCTCATTAAATGTGGCCTTATCTTTAAATAATTCACTCATATCTGTCACTGCTGATGTATCCCATGTACTTATATGTCCATAATCTGTGGTATCATCTGTATGGTCGCCATTCACTGCGGTACCCTTATTACCATTAGTAATGGCTGTTTTTCCAAAGAATGCTCTAGTGGGTCTATCGTTAAAGGAGGTGATATTCCCAAATCTATTCTGCATTGCTGTAGCGTATTTAAACATATTTGTTAGTTTATTATGATTTACAACCCAGGTGCGGATATTTTGATCAAATGCCGTAGCGCCATCAAACATATTACTCATCTCTGTCACATTTGATACATTCCAATTAGAAATGTCCGCATTAAATGCCTTAGCATCCTTAAACATATGTAGCATATTGGTCACAGATGATACATCCCAATTAGAAATATCCGCATTAAATGCCTGCGCGTCCCGAAACGTAATATACATATATCTTACAGATGATACATCCCAACTAGAAATATCCGCATTAAATGCATAAGCATCTGTGAACATATAAGTCATATTGGTCACAGATGATACATCCCATCTAGAAATATCCTTATTAAATTCCGTAGCGCCATAAAACATATAATTCATATATATTACAGATGATACATCCCAATTAGAAATATCTTCATTAAATGTTGTATTATCTTTAAATAATTTATCCATATTTGTTATAGCCGATACATCCCATGTACTTATGTGTCCATAAATTGTGGTATCGCCCGTCATGTTGTCGTCATCTTCGACGGCAGTATCGATCATATTTTTTGTAGTAAGTGCTGTTTTTCCAAATAAATTTACAGTCGCATAATCCACGGGGAGGATATTGAATCGTGTTAGCATTTCTGTAGCGCCATTAAACATATCTTCCATCGTGACACTAGGATGTACAACCCAGGTGCGGATATTTTGATCAAATGCCGTAGCACCATTAAACATATTACTCATATCGGTCACAGCTGATACGTTCCAACTAGAAATATTTTGATCAAATGTCGCAGCGCCTCTAAACATCTCATTCATATTCGTTACGTTTTGTACGTTCCAGTCATTAAGCGATTGATTAAATGCCGTAGCATTTTTGAACATGCTATTGAAGCCCGCCGCATTCGTCACATTTGATACATCCCATCCAGAAAGGTTCTTATCAAATTCCGTAGCGCCATTAAACATATTACTCATATCGGTCACATTTGATACATCCCAACTAGAAATATCTTCATTAAATGTTGTATTACCTTTAAATAATTCACTCATATCTGTTATAGCTGATGTATTCCATGTACTTATGTGTCCATAAATTGTGGTATCGCCCGTCATGTTGTCGTCATCTTCGACGGCAGTATCGATCATATTTTTTGTAGTAAGTGCTGTTTTTCCAAATAAATTTACAGTCGTAATATCCACGAGGAGGATATTGAATCGCGTTAGCATTGCTGTAGCGTCTTTAAACATATTTGTCATCGTGACACTAGGATCTACAACCCAGGTGCGGATATTTTGATCAAATGCCGTAGCGCCATCAAACATATTACTCATATCTGTCACAGCTGATACAACCCAACTAGAAATATCCTGGTCAAATGCCGTAGCGCCATCAAACATATTACTCATATCTGTCACAGCTGATACAACCCAACTAGAAATATCCTGGTCAAATGCCGTAGCGCCATCAAACATATTACTCATATCGGTCACTGCCGATACATCCCAACTAGAAATGTCTGTATTAAATGTTATATTATCTTTAAATAAATCACTCATATCTGTTATAGCTGATATATTCCATCTACTAATATCATCATAGAAATCCGATGCTATAGAATTATTACTATCCCATGCACCTATTGCCTGTTTCAAATCGTCTTTATTGGAAAAGGTCTTAAATGGGGGCTGGACCCCAGCGCCATAAAACATATTACTCATATCGGTAACAGATGATACATCCCAACCAGAAAGGTTCTTATCAAATTCCGTAGCGCCATCAAACATATTACTCATATCGGTCACAGCCGATACATCCCAACCAGAAATGTCTGTATTAAATGTTGTATTATTTTGAAACAATCCAACCATATTTGTCACTTCTGATGTATTCCATGTAGTAATATCTCCTCCATAGGTGGTATTGGCGTCGGAAGGGTCGTTTGCATATAACAACAAAGCACTACTGATATTGTCATCAGTAATGGCTGTTTTTCCAAAGAAAGATTGTTCTGGTGTATCTCCTAAGTCGATGGTACTGAATCGTGTTAGCATTGCTGTAGCGCCATTAAACATATATTCCATCGTGACATCAAGTTGTACACTCCAGGCGCGGATATGTTGATCAAATGTCGTAGCACCATTAAACATATCACTCATATCTGTCACAGATGATACATCCCAGGTGCGGATATTTTGATCAAATGCCGCTGCGTTATTAAACATATCACTCATATCGGTCACTGCCGATACATCCCAACCTGTAATGTCCTCATTAAATGTGGCCTTATCTTTAAATAATTCACTCATATATGTCACAGCAGATACATCCCATGTACTAATAATTCCATACTCTGTGCTATCGCTGGTAGGGGCGATTTCATACGCAGGCAAAGCAGTATTGATATTGTCATTAGTAATGGCTGTTTTTCCAAAGAATTCAATATCGGGTGTAGTTTTAAAGGAGGCGATGTTCCCAAATCTATCGTGCATTGCTGTAGCATTGTAGAACATAGATGTTCGGGTTACGCCAGAAGGTACACTCCAGGTGCGGAGATTTTGATCAAATAGGTACGCGTTCCAAAACATATTTTGCACGCTGGCGACATTTGATACATCCCATCTAGAAATATCCGCATTAAATGCCTGTGCGTTCGTAAACATCTGATACATAGTGGTCACATTTGATACATCCCATCCAGAAATATCCGCATTAAATGCATAAGCGTTCCAAAACATATAATGCGTCTGCGTCACCTTTGATACATCCCATTTAGAAATATCCGCATTAAATGCATAAGCGTGCTGAAACATGCCCACCATATTGGTCACATTTGATACATCCCATCTAGAAATATCCTCATTAAATGTGCCCTTCCCACTAAACAAACGATTCGTATCTGTTATAGCTGATGTATTCCATGTACTTATATGTCCATAAATTGTGGTATCGCTGGTAGGGTCGCTGTCATACGCATTCAGTGCGGTACCCTTATTATCATTAGTAATGGCTGTTTTTCCAAAGAATGATATAGTGGGTGTAGCTGTTAAGGGAACGATACTGAATCGCGTTAGCATTACCGTAGCGCCATTAAACATATTTGTTATGTTATTAGTAATTACAACCCAGGTGCGGAGATTTTGATCAAATGCCGTAGCGCCATTAAACATATTACTCATATCGGTCACATTTGATACATCCCAACTAGAAATATCTTCATTAAATGTTGATATATATGATGTATTCGTAAATAAATTACTCATATCTGTCACTGCTGATGTATTCCATGTACTTATATGTCCATAAATTGTGCTATCTCTGGTAGGGTCGCTTTCATACGCAGTCAAAGCAGTACTGATATCGCCATCAGTAATGGCTGTTTTTCCAAAGAAAGATTGTTCTGGTGTATCTCCTAAGGATATGATAGTGAATCGCGTTAGCATTAATGTAGCGTCTTTAAACATATTTGTTATGTTATTAGTAGTTACAACCCAGGTGCGGATATTTTGATCAAATGCCGTAGCACCATTAAACATATTATCCATGTTGGTCACATTTGATACATCCCATCTAGAAATATCTCCATTAAATGTTGTATTATCTTGAAACAATCCACTCATATCTGTTATAGCTGATGTATTCCATGTACTAATATCACCATAGAATTCAAATGCTATAGAATTATTACTATCCCATACAGCTATTGCCTGTTTCAAAACGTCTTTATTGGCAAATATATTAACTGATGGCTTATCAAATGCCGTAGCGCCATCAAACATATTATCCATATTGGTAACAGATGATACATTCCATCCAGAAAGGTTCTTATCAAATTCCGTAGCACCATTAAACATATTATTCATATCGGTCACATTTGATACATCCCAACTAGAAATATCCTCATTAAATGTTGTATTATTTTGAAACAATCCACTCATATCTGTTATAGCCGATATATTCCATGTACTAATATCGCCATAGAAATCCCGTGCTATAGTATTATAAATTGTCCATAAATTAACAACATCCACAAGTTGATTTTTATCTAGTATAGTTGTTATAGCCGATACATCCCATGTACTAATATCACCATAGAATATTTTTGCTTTATCAATATCATTTGTCCATAAATTAACAGCGTACACAAGTTGATTTGTATCTACAAACTTACGATTTACACGGTTCACATTATAGGTTGCATATGTTGTTATATCGTCAACAAACAGACTATTAAAATTGTATATAGTATTCCTATCCATATATTTATCATCCCCATACCATGTGGTTGCGCCATTAGTTGTACTACCACGACCGATACCTCCTGGTTCTGTTCCAGTAATTGGTGAATTGATTGAGTCCCTATCCACTAATTCTGTATATACTATGATATCATTCATTCTAACTACTATTGAAGTATTGGTGGTATCCGCACCTAGTAACTCAATGTCAAACTTTAATGAACCCGTGTCTGAATATAAAACTTCTACTCCATCGTCTAGGGCGCTACCGGAGCTACCGTTATGAGAAATACCAAAATTGTCAGTAGGACTTCCAAATCTACAATACAGTTTACCACCTACTATATAAATAGCGACACCATAACCAGACGCCCCATATTCTATAAGAACATATTCGCGAGTTACATCAAATACTATATTGAAAAATTCCATCGTGAAATTTATACGATTATAGTTAATGGAGCTGACGGTACTATTGATGTATAGATTGTCAAGGGCAGGATTAGTATTATTATCAATCAATATGGCTGCTCTTATTGGTGTTTGCGGAGTTGTAGTGGTGTCATACTGTAATAATGATGATGTATTGGACTCAGATAATTTTAAATAGTCAGTCTCATAATATTTATCCGCATAAGTAATTAGGTCAGTTACATCAGATGACTTTAATGTATAATCTTCCCATGTCTTAAAATACATAATGGTTCCTTTAAAACCAACGATACTGTCGTTATGTACTTTTCCCAATGTATTATATGTAAGTATTACGTCATCTGGGATAGAAATGGATGTAGTAGTTGTTATAGTGTCTATAGCGGTATTTTTATTTTTAACATGTAATATCATTTCACTATCCGTTAGTGTCCCTATTATATGGGTGAATTCGCCGCGGTTCAACGTGACTCCACTGACTCCACTGACTCCACTGACTCCACTCGTTGCTTCAAACAAAACACCATTATAATTAAATGATAGCTTTGGTTTTAGATCACCGTCTATGGTTAATCTAAAATAATCATTACTCGCATTATTACTCGCATCAAATGAAAATACAACTTGTTCCGGAGGTGATATTGACACCGCGCTACCGACAGCAGGTGTTACATCTATTTCATATGTTTGGATATATCCCCTACCAATATTGTCGGTATCCTTATTTTGTATAGCGCCAATCGTAACCATGTATGGGATAGTTGTTCCGTTACCAATTAACGAGATAGACGTTCCGAATTCATCGTCAGGAGGACCCTGAATACCATTCCCTATTTCTGTCCATGCCTCCTGTATCCATTGATAAATGTTGACTATGCCTACACCTTTACTAGTAACCGCCAACGTATATGGATCAGTATTTGAACCTGAACCAATCAAGGAGACAGCAGTTCCGAAATAACCGTCGTCATATTCACCAATGATAGGGGGACCCATGAAATCCCATGATTCGGGTACTTCAACCCACCCGTTCACCCCAGAAACCGTTCCTCCGCGGTTATACTTGTATACATGAACCTGACCACGTACTTTGTCATTTGTGTCTACAAATCTAGGGTCACCAATTGCAACTATTATTTCATCCCAGCTTATTATAGATACATTCACATCAGTGGCGTTTAGCTCGGGAGATGACAATGTTGTATTAAAGACCGTCTCTGTAAACCATTTGGTCTCGTCGTGGGTGTTTGTGCCCGCATACGTGTTCGCGGGGATATAATTCGCTAGTTGGCGTAGTCGGGGGCTGTTATCGGCATCAGGATAAACATCATATATCATCACAAACGCAAGATCATCATGGTCGCCTCCATATACAGCGACCAACGTACCATTGTAATTCATGGATACTGATCTTCCACGGTTATGGCCATCACTGCCACTGGCGTGTGTTTTTGGGTGATCCAATGCCTTGTTTGATGAAACAGTACTAATACATATGATCCCAATATTGTTCGCACCATTCGCGGCATATCTCGGCCCACCAACAGCAAGTGTTCCTCCATCCCCACTCAATGATACTGACCATCCATACCACCAATTCACAGGACCATCACTGGTCTCACTCCATGAGGATCTTATATTATCATACATATGATGGGTGCTGGTGTTGTTATATACTATGTTACATAGCGTAACAG